AATATTTCCATACTACCCAAATCTGGTTCTCAAACGACTTACGCAAGATACTACTGTAGCAGAACTCATTGAAGTATTCAATTACAACTTTGAGCAAATCTACATGCATAAAGGTATTAAAGGAGAAAAAGGAGATACAGGTAGTCGAGGAATTCCAGGACTTACAAGGAAAGGAGATAAAGGAGATAAAGGAGATAGGGGTAACCATGTTACTGTAACATCTACCACAGGTATCCAAGATGGAGACCCTGTTACAGAATTTAATCCAGATGGTACACCTAAAAATCCTGGAGATATAGTCTTATCAGCAGATGGAAGTGTATATTCTGTCTACTCTGATGGTGGTGTTCTTAGATATAAGAAAGAAATGAGCCTTATAAATGTAAATAAGGATCTCTTTAAAACCATAAGAACATATAAAGAACTTGGACATATAATTCAGGGTCATACAATTAAAGATTATAACAGTACAGGTATTGTAGATAATACTGTAATGCTTGGTACTCCAGTCCATGATCCGCTTACCAATGAAGTATATTCAAATTATTATGCTGTAGCCCTGGGTGTAGATAGAGAAATTCCAGGAGATGTTTCTACTCTTTCACTTACAAACATCATAAGAGATCCTTATAATAGGACTACTAAACTTCCAAAAGAACAGGAAAGAAGAAATAAGCAGATTACTCTGTGGTATAGACAACATTATAAGCACAATACTATTACCGATACTGGATATGCAGAGATTTCTTATGCTAAGGTGGATAACCATATGAGAGCAATCTTTGGTACAAAGTATGCAGGTATAGGTATGTACACAGATGTAAATACCTTAGGTTCAGTTTCTGTACTTGGAAATAGAAACAAGAGTGTAATGAGTATCTCTGCCGATACCATACTTTTTACAGGTGCAATTGCTGGTATACCTCCAATGACTCCTGCTGAGTGGGATTATCTCAGAATGACATTTAATCCAGCAGAAGACAGTGTTCTCTTAAAGTATAAGAGAAAAATGGACATTGGAGATACAACTACTGAACTTGAAGTATATGGAGATCTCACAATGCATACTCTTAGATGTAGTACAGAAACTCATTATAGAATAGAAAAAGGTACAGGACTCCTTAATACTTCCAAAGGTACAGATCAGGCTTATATTGTTATAGACAACGCAAACTCTGAAGAACTTAAAGGAATTACAGGACTTTCTCATAACTCCATTGTTATCACTGAATTTACCCACACAACTACTGTAAGAAAGAACATAAATTCAGCCTCTGGACAGGTAATTCAATTAAATGGTAATGAAAGTATCACATTTAAGCCTGGACAAGTTGTTATATGGAAATACTCAAATAATACTTTGAAACTTCTTACTGGAGCAACTGATCAAGATTCACTTATAAAGATGATTGCTCAGATTTCTGCTATTGAAGACAATTACTTTAGTATAAATCCAGATCCTGCAAAGAAAAAAGGACATCCACTTCCTGTGGCTTCTTCTACAAAAGCAGGGATCGTAAAACTGGCTACTGAGGTAGAAGCAACTGACAGTTCAAACAATACAGTAGCACTTACTCCTTATTCACTTTCTACTCTTATTCCTACTAAGACATCTGTGTACAACATAGGTAAGTGGGACATGAGTAAAACAAGAACTGTTACAGTATCTCATGATCTGGGAACTAAATGGACAAAAGTGGTAGGTATGGATGTAATGATATTCACAGATGAACTTACTAAAAAAATCAGACTTGGAGATCCAGATGGCATAGATGCTGGACATTCTGTAGCAATTGATAAAGATAATATAACAATTACCCTACATACCTTGCTTGGAGAAGACTTTAACAGTACAGGGATAAACCGGGGACATGTAGAAGTTAGGTACTATGAAAAACTGGAAGAACCTACAATAGCAGATGCCATCATAAGAATTACACAAGACTCTTACAACTTACAAATTCCATTTGCCTCTCCAAATGTTATCCACTCACTTGGATATTCAATAGACAGTATGGGTGGACAAATTGAGGGAGTAGAATGGAGTGTAAAAGGTGGAGAAGTGGCGCAAGTTACATTCTCTGGAAATGATACAGACAACCCTAAGCAGATAGTATTCAGTAAAGAGGGTTCATATTCTATTGAAATAAATGTAGTAACTGAGTTCCAGGGAAAAAGAAATAAAACACCTAAAGTTATAACATATACTGTAACTAAGCAGACTGATATTACTCCACCAACTGCTCCTGTACTTTCTACAAATAGACTGGCTCAAACAGAAGTTGGGCTTATCTGGACTCAAAGTACAGACTTGGAATCTGGTGTAAAAGAGTACAGACTTCTTAGAGATGGAGAAAAAATAGAAAGTGGACAAAACCTACTTGAATACACAGATAGAACAGTTACCCCAGATAAGAGTTATAGATATGTGGTAGAAGTTGAAGATAATGCAGGTAACATTTCAAGAAGTAATGAAATAGTGGCAAATACTCCACCTACTTCTACTCTTACAGTCAGTGCAGGTGGTAATAAAACAGTACGATGGAGAGAAATGGGATTTGAGCCACCTGAAATTGTGGGTATTATTCTTACCAAATATGCAACAGGTGTTACAGATAATTCAGTTAGTAATACCACTGTTATACCACTTATTAAACATGGTAAAGGGTATAATAGAAACAGTTTAGGATTTAAAATAATAGGAGAACCAGCAGCAATAGGCGATGCTTATTTCTTTGGTATAGGTAAACAAATGTATGATACCAATCTAACAACAATAAATCCAAATGCACTGGATGGACAATGGGGTTGGAATTTATTATTTCCTCAAAGTTATGATCAATTGTATGTAGAGATTTGGGTACAGAGTACCGATCTTGGAAATATAATGAAAGGTGTCTATAAAATTGTTATCAAAGATGTACCATTTACAAATTCAATAAATTTACAAAGTGATACAGTCTTTGATAATATTTATAATATGGATTGGAGTCATAAGTATTATCCATTACATAATCTTGAGTTATTTAAACATCATAAGATAACAGGAGTGGATATTCCTGTTACAGGTAGTGCAATCAGTACAGGGGCTACTCTTACAGGAATGACTTGGGAACTAGTAGCTAAACCTGGTAATAGTACTGCTGTACTTGAGGGTACAACTACAAATTCTACAACAATCAAGGATATTAATAAGCATGGAGATCATACAATTAAACTTACAGCTAGTAATAACAACAATCAGACAAATTCTGATACTGCTATAATTTCTGTATCTGATCCTAGACAAAATACAAGAGCTCCAAGACTTATGATTGTAGATTCTCTTAGAAAAGCAAAAAATATAATGCTTGAAAATAGAGATGAAGCATATAGAACAGGTCAATTTACAAGTCCTGGTAATCATAGAATAGAAGTACAACACAATTTATCTAAATATAGAACAGGAAATAAACTTAATGGTTCAAACATTATAAATGGTAGTGCCAGACCAGAAACAGAAAATGTGTTCTTGGTCCCAGATGTTACAGGTATACTCAATGTTCCAATTGGTATAAATGGAAATATTCAAAACTTACAATGGCAATATTCAGTAGATGGAGGAAATTGGATGTTTATTCCGCCACTTTATATGTGGAATTATATTAATGGAGATGTCTTTATGGTACAAGAGGGTCAAAAAACTCTTATATCTACATTCTCCTATGTTGGTGGACAACTTAAAGATCTTACAAGATTCCGTGATCAATATGTACATCCAGCATCAGGAAGACTTTCACAAGATAAACTTGAAGATGTTTGGACAAATGGTAATCCAATTTGTGTAACTCATATGTTTGCAGATACTACAAAAGGAAATTCTGTAATTAAATGGAGATATAGATATATGACATGGGAGGGTGTTGTATCTCCCTGGAGTAATGAGGTAGAAGTTGTCTTCCTTAAAGGAGCAGGAAACAGATATAACAAAATCCAACTTAAAGACAGTTATACAATTGGATCTGTTGGATCTTGGAGTAAAAATTCAAATTATGATGGTACTTTAAGAATAGACTACTCAGATATCTATAACCTAAGTATGCAGACTGTGTTTAATTATGCAATTTCCAATATTCTTCTTTCAGATCCAAATATTGCTATCTATGTTAAAAATGCTAATAATCAAGGTGGAGGAGAGCATAAGATATCGAGTATTGCTCAAGTAACAAGAAGAGATTTTATAGAATATGGATATCCTTATGGTTCAAGATATGAGATTAGCTTATATACAGATGATACAAAAGCAGTAAAAATCGATGCCATTGTTATAAATGAAACATCTGCTCCAAGAAATTATGGAGGTGGTGGAGGAGGCTTCTGGGGAGGTAGAAGATATGATGGTGGAGATGGTAGAAATAGACCAGGAATGGAAATAGAGAGAATAGAAAGTTAAATTTCCTCCTTAGAAATTCTTACTTTTTTACTTAGGTAATTTTATTATAAGTTTATTTGGTTTCCCAGTTTCATATTTTTAGGATATATTGAAACTGGGAAACCTGTATTTTGTACAATAGATAATACTTGTAAGCATCTATGTATGCATTTATTATTAGAAGAGGTATTGGCTCTTCATCCGTTAAAAGACTAATTGGATAAACAACCAATACAAAGCGAAGATGGTGCGATCGCCTACTATTAGTCAAGTAGTTACCGTACAAAAACTTAAAAAAATATTATTAGAGCAGAGTTCGCACGACTGCACATCCTTTTGGATGGTTACCGTGTAAAAAAGAGATCATTAAAAAATTAAAATTAGAGCAGAGTTCGCACGACTGCACATCCTTTTGGATGGTTACCGTGTAAAAACATTATTCGAGTACTCTGGGTAAAACTCAATCCTTACCCTTTGGAAATTAAAACTTAATTAGCGCAATGTGTCCCCCACATCAAAGAGAGTTTTTGAGGCGTGGTAAAAGGGATCAACTCCTACCTTAAAAAATGTCAGATAGACTGTCTGGGATAATCACTGGGTAAAGAAAATCGAGAATTTTCAAGGCTCATGAGGTAGGGAAACTATTGGAGGCATTATCAGGTAATGAGGAGTTAGTCTTCTTCAAAGTCCCTCATGGTAGTCGGTCTACCCTTAGTTAAGGCGTTCATTGAAATATTGGCTAGGTCATAAGACTTGGGTTTAACATGAATTTAAAATGTTAGCTAGGTATGATTTTTTATGATTTATAATTTGGAGGATTTGCAGTAACTCTGATTAAGTGAACTTACAAACCGAAAACTCTTAGGAAACCACCGACTTCTCTTGATTGAGATACTTAGAGTCACTGAGCGACCAAGAGATTTCCAAAAAGTTCAGATTGCGATTGGGGAAGCAACGGACAAGACAGTGGTATCGGGAATTAACTCTTCTTTCGATATGTGCCATCATGGTCTTAGATGTGAGGCTGATGCAATGCGAATCCAGATTTTTGGAGCGTTATTCATATGAAGATTTTTTAAAAATTTGAAAGTTTAAACTTTCGCTACTTTGGTTTAAGTGGACAAATCAAGTAGTAATATGATAGGACTAACTCCATATCATTGTACCGTAATTTTTTAGATGTTTTAGATACCGATAATTTTTTACAGGAAAGTTCTGACTAAATGAAAAATGGTCTATTGCATTTATCTGATGTGTGAAGCATGAGTGGGTTTCGGTTGAGATAGAAGACCCGGAGGTATGAGAACTTCCGACCATGTTATACAGCACCGTAATGCTGGTCAAGAAACTGTGACTGAAGTGGCTATGCCCCCAGACCAAGCAGTCTGCTCCTAAGTTATAAAGAAGTTATTCTTTATGATATGGAGAGAACAGATCTGCGTAGTTTATACAAAAGAAAGTAGATTGGCACTTAAAGAGCAGGTTAGTTCCCTACTCGCTAAAATACCGTGTATAAATGGTCTTGGCTGTTGAGATCCTCAGGTAGGCTCGATAAGTAAGATTTAGGGGAAGCATTAAAAAGCATAGTTAAAGTTTTACATTCATATGGACATGTAGTAAACAGTAAAGCAGAGAAGAAAATCCTCTGGGAGAACAGTCAGAGTTAGGCTGGGTACATCTCCACCAAGTAACGAAATGGGTCATATGCATTAGAAACCGTGTAATCCAGCCTAAACGATTCCCACAGATAGAGAAACTAGGTCGTTTCACTATCTTATCCACTAACGACAAGTCAAAACTAGTAGGTCAGATTATTGGCATGAAGATTGATTTTACACCTGTTGGCTAGTGCATCCAAGTTCTTAAATGATGAGATGATGGTTGGGTTTCAACTACGATTAGATTAGTTATCTTTTCATAGAGTATCGTGAGTTCAGCTTGACTGATCTGTAATGCTCATAGGTTCTAATACCAACTATAACTAAATCAATCTTATTCTTTAAGGGGTGTACAGGTAATGTCCCAGTACTACTTTGCCCAGAAATGGGATTTCAAGGAAAAGAGTTACTTTATCCAAAATCGGATAACCATAGGCACTTTTTGATTTTTTTATTTTTTTATTTTTCAATCTGGTGCAACATCTTTAATCTACTTACGCTAAGAATTTGTAAAGAGCATGGTATGAACATATAACTTGTTCCCTCATTACAAATAAAGCCAGTCACTGTGGTAAAGCACTGCTTTGAAGAGTTTTGTGAATAGGAGCGAGGTTCGCACGAATGTGGAACCAGAGATAACTCAGCTAACCCTCCCCAGCGAAGAGCAAGGACTAACCTGACCCTGTCTCCCTTGAAATAAGATTTTGACCTTTGTGTGAAGAGCATAAAGTAAATCATTAATCTTCATCGAAAGATTATCATACACTTGGTTTAATTAATTGCCTAACCATGAAAGTAAAGATTATTTTTACTTTCATAAAATGTTTGGAAAATTAGGCTAAATGAAGTAAATTGGAATTGTTACTACTTTGTGGACATAGTGGTAAGATGATAAAGATGATTATTCCTAAATCTTGCAGTCCAGAGTACAAAGGAAATAGCAGGGAAGCCAATTGAAAAATTTAGTAGTACTTATCATTAAAGGATTAATTCAAGAAGACAAGGAGATATATTTCCTGTCCTTTTAGACAAATTTCTGAGTATTTTTATTTCACTTAAAATCTTAGGATAACGAAAAGAACTTCAAGGAGCACGAAGAAAAATAAAGACTAAAAAATTTAAGTAATTTATAAATAGTTAATCGCTCAAGTTCTAACTAAGATTAAAATAAGAAATGAAATTAAAAAGAAAATAAGAAATGATTAAAATCTAAAAGAACAGGATAATGATTAAAATCTACAAGTCTAAGAGAATTTAAGAACTTAATGAAAATAATAAGAATTTACTAATTTACAAGCAGGTTTTTCAAATTAATTACTTAAGTTTTACTTTTTGTTTTTATAGGGAGAGGCTAATATCGACCCACCCCCCCACCTTAATGATATACAAAATCTAAAAGATTGTATTCACATTGAATATTAAGGTTGATTAAAGCCCAATAACATCGGCATTTGAGGGTAGTCAATTTTACTCAGAGATATTTCCAGAGTGTTACTAAGATACTCAGAGATATTTCCCAGTAACACTAAGATATTTCCCAAACCTATAAAAACAACATCAAAAGTAAATCTTTTGAGTTAATTTGAAGTGCATTAATAGTGGTTACTTTTATTTTTAAAAGATTTAAAGGTTCATTTACCTAACTTCTTAAAAACTTAAAAGGTGGACAAACAAAATGTGATTGGAGATTGTAACTCAAATATTACTATTGTTTTACACTTTCACTTTGATTATTTTAGAAAGTCGATCATTAACCGAGTACAGATTCTCTCCTTTTTAAAGGATAAAAGATTTTAAAAATCACATAATTAAAAAATCCACCCAAGACAAGAAGAGGTATTTTCTTTAAATTCTGCTTAGAAAAATAAACTTTAATGGGAAAATCTTTCTCCAAGTTAAAAGGAGATATACAAGAAATTATCCACTTTGGTAAAAAGTATAAGTTTACCAAAGTGGATAAGGTAGTATCTACATATTTAAAAACAGGAAAGATTAAAAAATTTACTTAAAGATTTAAGATTTAAGTAAGATTAAAGATTAATAAGTTTTAAGTAAGTAAAACAATTAAAGATTTAATAAAACTAACAGAGAAAATAAGAAAATTAAAGTAAAAATAAACTATTAAAGTAAGGTTTTTCAAATTAATTACTTAAGTTTTACTTTTTGTTTTTATTGGCAGGGTATATATTCGACCCACCCCCCCACCTTAATGATATACAAAATTTAAAAGATTGTATTCCAGATTTTAATTCATTTCGTTACGATGGGAGTTAGAGGGCAGTCGAAAGTTCTCAGAAGTGTTACGGACATACTTGGAAATATCCAGAAGTAACACTTAGATACCCTCATAAAAATAAAAATAAAACATTTAGAATTATTTTGGAAATATTCTTACAGAAGTAGTTTGGGAAGTTTAAAAAAGTAATAGATTTTATAAGATGGTAATTCATATCTTCTTATAAAATCTAAGTCTGTATCTATATACAAAAAACTTCTCCTTTTTACAGAAACATAAAAGAACCTTTCATCTTTATAAAAAAGATTCTCATTTAAAGATTAAAATTTAAAAAGATTTAGATTAAGTAAAAGAGAAAATTTGAGTAAGATTAAAAATAAAAAGTAAGATAATCCACAATTAAAGTAAGGTTTTTCAAATTAATTACTTAAGTTTTACTTTTTGTTTTTATACTGGGGATCGTATATTCACCCCCCCACCCACCTTAATGATATACAAAATTTTAAAGATTGTATTCATATTGAACATATTTCACTTACAATCTTATTTTCTATTTTTCTTACCCTCAAAATCTTTCAGATACCCATCACTATTTTACTAAAGCCCATTTCATATATCTCTTATCACTGAAAAACGAATACCCATATTAACTCAGAATGTACTATTTCTAAAAAGTCATATGGTACTTCAGAAAAATTATGAAAGGTTAATTCTGATGGGAGATCCTCACTTTGGCAGATTTAACAATGCATATGAGCATATGCAGAATAACCTTGATTATCTTTATGATGTCTTTATACCAGAAATTAAAAAATATACAGCAAAGTTTGGAAAAGACAAAGTTGCTGTCGTAGTTCTTGGAGATCTTTATGACAATGAACAACTTATTTCTGGATATGTTCAATCTAAGATAATCAAGCTTTTTAAAGAAATCTCTTCACTTTGTGATGTAATTTGTCTTGTAGGGAATCATGACCTTTATAAAGCAAATTCTCTTGAAGATAATAATGTAATACCTCTTTCTCTTATTCCAAATGTACATTTAGTACTTGATGATCCTTTGTATGTTCTTTGTAATGAGGAAAATATGCTTGGTTTTGTAAGTTGGCAAAGAGAACATACTAAATTCAAAAATCATATAGAGAAAGCAAAGGAAATGAATGTAAAGCATCTTTTCCTGCACAATTCAATTTATGGATTTGAATATGAGGGTATTTCTGTTCCAAAGGAGGATCACTTAGGTATAGAAGATTTTGCTTCTTTTAAAACAGTGACCTCAGGACATATTCACAAATTTCAAGAGCAGAGAAATATTAGATATACAGGTAGTCTTATGCACCTGAGAACAGTAGAGCATAAAAATACCACAGTCGGTATTTCTGTTCTCCATGTGGGTACAGACAAATATGACTTTATAGAGAACACTTACTCTCCAAGATATGTCAGATTCTTACTTGAAGACCTTTTAAATATGAGTTCAAAAGTAGCCAGAGAAAAATGTAGGAACAATTATGTTCTTGTTATTACAAAAAGATATCTTGGAAGTTCTTTTTCTACACAGTCTATCATAGAAGAACTTAAAGAAAATGGAGAGCCTGTTTATAGGACTATTTCTTTTAAAGAAAGTTATGGAGAAACTGCTATTTCTAAAAAATCAGATACTCCTGTTCTTTCTCCTACAGAAGAATCTCTTGATCTTCAAGATATGTACAAGGTCTTTATAGGTTCTGTAAGTTTTGTAACTGCACCTAAGTACTCAATTGAACTTACGGAATCACATAAAGCAGATTTTATAAAGAAGTTTAACTCAGCATATGCTGAAACAAGTACCTTACTTAAAGATGAAGATCAATTATCTTAAATTCAAGAGCATGTTTGCCTATTCTCCAGAGATGCAAACTATAAATTTTACAGACCCTACTGGGCTCTATACTTTAATCATTGGAAAGAATGGTAGAGGTAAAAGTTCTATTACAAAGATTTTAAATATAGCACTCTATTTCTCTTGTGATGGTATTCCAATGGGAGAATTTGCAAATGAAATAAACGGAGATGGATATGTAGAGATATCAGTAGATTCCTATGGTAGTTCATGGACTATTATTTCAGAGTATTCAACTACCAAACTTAAATCCTTGCAAGTTTTTAAAAATGGAGAACTTCAAGACTGGGGTGGTATAAAAACTACAAAGGAAAAAGTTGCACAGAATATTGTAGATATTCCTCAAAAACTTTTCAATAACATAATCAATCTTTCTGTAAATGATTTTAGATCTTTCCTTTCACTTTCTGCAAGAGATAGTAAAGAGATTAGAGATAAGATATTTTCATTTGGTATCCTAAACCAAATGGCACAAATTGAAAATCAAAAACTTTTACAAAGTAAGAAAGAAGTTGATAGGATACAGACTACAATGGATTCCTTAACTTCTACACTTTCATCTACTTATGAAGAATATAGAAAAAGTGAAGAGGAATTTGTTTGTAGAAAAAGTGAAGCAGAAAGACTTTACAAAGAGTACATGTCTGAGGTAGAAAGTAAAAGAAATGAACTTATTTCTACAAAGAAAGAAATAGAAACTAAAATAGAAGCCCTGAGATCTCTTGAAAGAGAGCAGACAACTTCACACCTTATCAATGCTACTATTGATATCTCAGAGAATTTGAGTTCATTACAAGGTAGCCTTTCTGAGAGCAGAAGAGATATAGAAGAGAAATCTAAGGCTAAGAAATCTACCGAAAATACCATCTCTGTTCTTAAGTATCTCCTTGATACTAAGGAATATGAGAAGAGCCTTTATGAAATAGAAAAACTTTCTAAACTCCACACAGAAGAAGAGAATAAACTTGCTCTTCTCAAAGTAGAACTTCTTGATATAGAAAATACAAGGGAAAAGAACAGGGAACTTCTTTCGGATAATAAATTAAAACTTGATGAAATTCTCTCAGAAATTTCAAAAGAGAATGCACTTCTTGGAAAATATGAGTCAAAACTTCAAATTCATACAGCACTTCTTAAAATAAAATCTAAGTTCGAAACAGATGAGGCACTTTCATCTTTTATAGAAAGTAAAGAAAGAAGTTTAGATTTTGAAAAGAAAGAACATGAATCTTTTCAAAATAGAAAAACTTTACTTCTTGAAGAGAATAAAAATCTTCATGAAAGACTTAGATTTATAAAGGCAGGTAAAGATACTTGTCCAACCTGTGGATCTCCTGTGGATTCTGTAAAGAAAATAGAGGAAATAGAAAGTAAGATTTCTGAAAATGAAGAAATTCTTAAATCTTTAATAGAAGAAAGTATACCTGCTATTCACAACAAAATACTAAGTACTGAAAAATCTCTTTTACAACTTGGGGAAATTAAAACAAAGAAAGAGATGATGGAGCAACATTATGAGGCAGACCCTATTAATTCTCTTTCAATATCTGAATTTCTTGCTTTAAATATAGAAGATGAAATTAAAAAAATAAAAGATAAGATATCTTCTTATGCTCTATCTTCTGAGAAGATTAAAGAAGAAATAAAATCTTTAGAAGATACAGAACTTGAACAGAGATATACAGAACTTCTTTCTTATACGCAACAGCATACAGAGAATAAGTCAAGATACTTTACTAAGATAGAGAGTTTAAAAAGTATGAACGCAAATCCAGAGAAAGAAGATTACTTTACAAATGATGAAGAACATGAAAGTATTCTTTCTTCTCTTTCAGATGTTATAAACATAGAAGAAAGATATAAGATAGAAGTTTCAAATCTTTCCAGGATTTCTCTTGAACTTTCATCTCTAAGTGATAAGAAGATTACACTTGAAAGTAAAATATCTTCACTTTCAGAGACCAAAGCAAAGAACACAGAACTTCTTTCTACTTCTCTAAGAGATTTTGTTTTACCTACAGAGAAAATACTTATAGATGATTCTGTAAAAGAAAGAATAAAAGATAAAGAAAATGAACTTTCTTCTATTACTAATGAACTTTCTGGTATAGAGAACAAAGAAAATTCTCTACTTTTACAAATTAAAAATGTAGAAATAGAACATAAATCAAAAGAAGAATATATTAAATCTTCTATAAGAAGAATAGAAACTGAAATAGAAAACTTTCGGAAACAGACAGAAGTCATACTTCATGAAAATCATTTACAAGAAGCATTTCTTAGAACTCTTTCAGATGATGGACTCAAAAGTTACATTATGTCAAAGATTGTACCATATCTAAACCAAGAAATCAATTCATTCATTTCAAGATTTAACATAAATGTGACTGTTGAATTTGATTCTGAATTTGTAGGAACACTTCATAGAAATGGACACTCGCCAAGTCTTCAAAGTATTTCAACTGGACAAAGAAAGATAATAGATGTCTGTATCTTACTTTCTATTACTAAATTCTTCATAAAGAAATATCCAGATATAAACCTTGTATTTTATGATGAAATTTTCTCATCACTTGATACAGAAAATTCTCCAACAATTCTTAAACTTATAAAACAGGAATTTTGTGAGAATCTTGGAATTACAGTATGTCTTGTAAGCCATAGTTTTGTAAATCCTACACTTATAGATAGATTCATTTCAGTAGAAGATAAAAATTACTTCTCAAATTTAAATATACTTTCAAGAGAAGATTACACAAGACAATATAGTTAAACTCATAAAAATTTATAAAAATGGAGAAAAAACCACTTTCCAAAATCTTTACGCCTCGTAGAGCGTACAAACCATTTGAATATCCAGAAACTATGACTTTTGTAGAACTTATGCAGAAATCATATTGGGTACATTCAGAAGTAAATTTTGATCCAGATATTCAAGATTTCAAAAGTTATCTTTATCCTTATGAACAGGAAGCCATTAAAAGAGCCTTGCTTGGAATAGCACAAGTTGAAGTTTCTGTAAAAACTTTCTGGGGAGACCTTTATGATATATTTCCAAAACCAGAGTTCAATTGCCTGGGTATGTCATTTGGAGAATGTCATATAGAGGGAACAGAAATAATGACAGAAAGAGGATTTATCGATTTTAGAGATCTTAAAATGACAGACAAGGTTGCTACTTTTGATGAAGATAGAAAGATAACTTTTGTAAAGCCAGATAATATAATTAAGAAGTATTATAAAGGAGAAATGTACTCCTTTGAAAATACTTTTATAAATGCTGTTGTTACTCCAAATCACAGATTTGCAACTTATACAGGGAAAGATAACATATACAGACATATAGAAGCAAGTAATATTGACTATAAAAGAAAAAATATAAGAATACCTGTTTCTGGCTATCTTAAAGATTCAGCCTCTGTACTTACTCCTACCGACAGACTAAAAATAGCAATTGAACTCTTTGCAAGGAAGAAAGATGTAAGAAATGTAAACTTTAAAGATTTTTATCCATATAAAATTCGTATAAAAGATACAGATACTTATGCAAAGAATAAAGTAGAAGAAATTTTTAAAGAACTTCCACATATCCAAGTTAAAAGAGGTACAGATTCCTATGGATATGCAACTTATGACTTTCATCTTAATAAGTTTGAGGGTAATGCAAGAAAGTTTGATTGGGTAATGGAGGACACAAGAAGATTTGATAGAAAATTTGCATACTCATTTATAAATGAACTTATTTCATATAATATTCGTACAGGTTATTATACCTCTACTAAAAAAGAACAAGCAGATATCATTCAATTTCTTAGTGCTGTAGCAGGATATCGTACTATTCTTTCTACAGTAGAAGATAAGAGAGAAGATAAAAATGGACATAAAAGATATGTCATTTATATAAATAAAAAAGACTTCTGTACATTCCAAACTTTACAACCTAAGAAGATAAACTACGAGGGTAATGTATATTGTGCTACTGTAAAAAATACAGGGAATCTAATTACAAGATATAAAGACAAAATCCTGTTCTCTGGAAATTCAGAAACTCGCCATTCAGAAGCATATTCTCGTCTTCTCGAAGTTCTTGGATATGAAGATGAATTTGCTAAACTTCTTGAAATTCCTATCTTCCAAAAGAGAGAAGAAATAATAAGAAATAAACTTAAAAAGACAGAAAATTCAATTGAAAAGATTCTTTTCTTTACTCTTATTATAGAAAATGCTTCACTTTTCTCTCAATTTGCAACTATTCTTTCTATGACTAAGTTTAAAGGTAGACTTAAATCTACTGCCAATATGATTGCTTGGACATCTATCGATGAAAATTGCCTCGATCTTGAAACAACAAAAATTCTTACTGTCAAAGGTTGGAGAATGCTTAGAGATGTCAAAGAGGGAGATGAGGTTTTTGCTTTTTCTGATGGTAAAATCAAAGTAGAAAAAGTTCTTAAAACTATAAAGAGAAAACTTGGTAAAGAGAAAATGTTCAAGTTTGGTAATTCTTACTCTAATATACTTATGACAGCAGGACATGATGTCATTTTTAAAGACAGTAAAACTGGAAGATACTTAAAAACCAGAGCAGACCATTTCAAAAAATCTGGACATAAACTTATTCCTATTACAGGAGTCCTTGAAAGTAAGAAAGATTCTGTACTTTCTGATGAAGAGAAACTTATGATTGTTATTCAATGTGATGGACATTTAAGAAAACTCAGAAACAGTAAAGGAGAACTTACTTACATGGGACAAGTAAATGGAGGTAAGAATGTAGTCTTTGCTATGAAGAGGGAAGATAAAATAAGGAAACTTCAGGAACTTCTTAAAAATTTAAACATTGACTTTACAAAGAGTGAAACTAATGAAAAAGGTTACACTACTTTCAGATTCAATTATGATCTATGGAATAAACCATTTCCAAAGAGATATGATTGGGTAAATCTTAAAAACATGAATAAGAAATATGCAGAGGATTTCATTTCAGAAGTTTTATCCTGGGGATCAAGTTATACAGAAGTTGGAACACTTGTCTATTCTACAAGAGATAAAGAACTTGCTGAATTTATCCAAGCAGTTGGAACACTTGCTGGATATGTTGTCAATTTTAAAAGGAGAAGAAGAAAAGGAGATAAAATTTCTTATAATTTAAATTTCATTTATAAAGACTTTGAAACTATCTCTTCTACATCTTACAAAGCGATAGAAATAGAAAAACCTGAAGATACAGAAGTTGGTTGTGTTACTGTACCATCTGGGGGTATCATTGTAAAACATGAACTTGGAAGACCAATGATTACAGGAAATTGCCATGCAAATGCTGGAACTTGGATCATAAATTCAATTCTTGCAGAAAATCCAGAGTACAGAGATTCACTTGAAAGTTATATTACACATGAGGTAATAGAATATATGAAGATGGAAGATGAAATGATAGATTGGATTTTTGAATGTGGAGAACTTCAACATCTATCCAAGAAACATCTTAAAGATTATATGAGATATAGAATTGATACATCTCTTGAAAATCTTGGATTTGGTAGAGCATTTGGAACAAATTCATCTCATCTTATCCCACTTCAATGGTTTGAAGAAGAAGTATTTTCTGGAGAAACAGATGATTTTTTTGCAAAAAGACCAACTGCATATACAAAGCATGACCAGAGTATAACAAAAGATGACTTATTTTAAACTTTAAATAAAAATGGACAAAATAAAAATACTGAGATCAAGAGATCTTGAAGAACTTGAAAATGAGGTAAATGCTTTTCTTGAAGAAAATGATAAACCACATATCTATATCAATAAAATTCTTACATTTCCAAATACAGCAAGTGAATATATCACGCAGATTCATTACACGATAGAATCTCTTTTTGAATATGATGAAGAAGATGACACAGAATGTGAAGATTGTGATATAGATCAACCATTTGAAATTAGAAAATCATATTAAACTTTAAATTTTTGCTCGGTGTCAAATCTTACCATTTAAAGATACTTAGATTTGACACCGAGTACATATTTGGTGTCCATGATTTTAATATTTTAATCACATACAAAATGAAAATTTTAAATCTTTTTTAAATATACAACACAATTTTTTATGAGTACATTCGAATACAGTACCCTATCTTCTGTGGGTACACCTTACTGGTGGTATAATGAAGAATCCAAACAAATGCTTTCAGGTGGATATCTTCAACAAGGAGAATCAGTTGAAGATGCTGTGGAAAGAATCTGCCAAAGTGCAAGTAAGAGACTTTATAAACCAGAACTTAAAAATATCTTTAAAGAGATGATTATTAAAGGTTGGATTTCATTCTCTTCACCAGTTTGGGCAAATATGGGAACAAGTAGAGGTCTTCCTATTTCATGTTTTAATGTTTATATCCCAGATGATATTGTGGGTATTTCTGATAAACTTTCTGAGATAATTGTGCAAACTAAAACAGGTGGAGGAACATCTGGCTATTATGGGGATGTTAGAGCAAGAGGTTCTAAAATTTCAGGAAATGGTACAGCCACAGGTTCTGTTTCATTTATGAACATTGTAGACACTATCATGGGTAATGTTTCACAAGGGTCTGTAAGGAAAGGCGCTTTTTGTTCTTATCTTCCAATAGATCATGGAGATATTGAAGAATTTTTACAAATTAGAAATATAGGTAATCCAATTCAAAATTTATTTACAGGTGTATGTGTATCTGACTCTTGGATGCAGGATATGATAGATGGTAATGAGAAAAATAGAGAAATCTGGGCAAAAGTCTTAAAATCCAGAAAGGAGACAGGAATGCCGTTTATTGTTTTCTCAGATACTGTAAATAATAATAAACCAGAAGTTTATAAAAAACATTCACTTACTATAAATGGAAGTAATCTTTGTTCAGAGATTATGCTCCCAAGCACAGAAGATGAATCATTTGTATGTTGCTTGGCTTCTATGAACCTTGAACTTTATGATGAATGGAAAGATACAGATGCTGTCTATTATGCCACTTTCTTCCTTGATGCTGTAATGGAAGAATTTATAAGAAACAGTAAAGGAAAGAAACATCTTGAAAATGCCAGAAGATTTGCAAAAAGACATAGAGCCTTAGGTCTTGGAGTACTTGGTTATCATTCTTACTTACAGAAAAATGGTATTCCTTTTGAAAGTATGATGGCAAAAATGTTCAATGCTGAGGCATTTAGAAGAATCCAATCAGAATCACAGAGAGCATCAAGAGACCTGGCAGAAATTTATGGAGAGCCTGAACTTCTTAAAGGAACAGGACTTAGAAATACTACTACAATGGCTATTGCTCCTACAACTTCATCATCTTCTATTCTTGGACAAACCAGTCAAGGAATTGAGCCTTTTGCTTCTAATTATTATAAAGTAGGACTTGCCAAAGGTAATTTTATGAGAAAGAATAAGTATCTGAAAAAACTACTTGAAGAGAAAGGTAAAGATACAGAAGAAGTTTGGAGAGATATTATGCTTTCTGATGGTTCTGTTCAACATCTCGATTTCCTTTCTGATGATGAGAAAGCAGTATTTAAGACTTTCAAAGAGATTGCACCTATTGAAATTATTGTACAGGCTGGACAAAGACAGAAATATATCGATCAATCTCAATCTTTAAATTTAAATATACCACCTAATGTCCCTGTTAAAGATGTAAATGCTATTCTTATAGAAGCATGGAAAGTAGGTGTAAAAACACTGTATTATCAAAGATCAAGTTCAGTATCTAAACTTGTATCTCAACAATTTACAGCAACTTGTAGCAGTTGTGAAGCATAAAAATTAGAACTTTTAAATTTTTGTGAGTATATATGAGGAGATGAAAACCTTTAAGGTTCATCTCCTTTTAATTTTTTAAAATATGAAGCCACTTAAACTTACAGATAATCTTTTAATTACATATCAAGGAAAAATTCATTCACTTCCTGTACTTTGTGTAATAGATGATCATTTTATGATTATTGTAGATATGGTTGAAGGTAATGAAATAGAACTCTCTGATGATGCTTATGATTATTATAATAAGAGATTTGAACATGAAGTAAACTTGGGAAACATTATAGACCCAGATGAATAAAATTTAAAAAGAGACAATGGACTATCAACTTATACTAAGAAATCTTGGATATGAACTTCCAATAAAAAATCTTGATATAACACCAATTACTGTAACTGGATCTACTACTGTACTTTCTGTTACAGATACAGAAACTGGGGAGAACTCAGTTTATGTTACAGGAAAACTTAGAGGACTTGTTCATGTTAGTGGCTCCGAACTTATACCTAAAATAGATGATGATGGAAAGAAAAATGAAAAGGAAAGTCTACCTAAAAAAGAAGATGAAAAAATTTCTAATGAGACAGAGGATACTAATTCTGTCTTAGAGGATACAGAAACTCAAAATTCAATTATAGAATCTACCCAGCATGATGTAAAAGACCCACAGGTAGATACTAATAACCAAGAAGAAATTTCAGAGGTAGATCTTGATCTCGGTTCTACTTCTGAATTTCTTTTAGAACTTGAAGATGGTAAAATAGAAAGAGTACCATCTACAACTGATATTTCAAAAATGAATGGAGGTGTTATCACAATGAAAATAAAAAGTCTTCGTAAGAATTATGGAGAAAATATAAAAATTTTAAATACCTGCGTTCCAGAGAAATATAGATAGATAAAGGAAATCATTCCTCTTAAATAAATCATAATTTTTCTAATTGCACAGATTCCTGGTTAAAACTTTGTTATCGCCCACCTATAAGGTTGCTTACTACACAAAGTTAATCAGGAATCGCTTTATTTAGGATCTTCCAGGTAATTTATTTTGTTTCCAATTCCTTTGATAGATTCAAGTATATTTTGAACTACATATTCAATCTTTGAAAGGAGTCCTACTATGAAATGATTACCAAGAAGTACATTACTTACAGTTTTAAGAAGTATTTTACCCTCATAATCATATCTCTGATTTTTAAGTTTATCCTTTCTATTCTTTATTGGTGCTATATCTTCAAAACTTCCAGCCATAAGGTACATATATTTCAGATATTTACCTTGATACTAATGGATTATACAGAGAACTTACTTCAGGAACTTGCAGAACTTAGAGATAAGAAACAAAGTGAAAAAGAACTTCCATCTATGAGATGTGCTACTGTGCACCCTCCACAGGTTCTTCCAGATTTCTGTACTCCTGAGACTCCAATCAGTAACTTAGATACTTCTAAGGAAGAAAGAGAGAACTCACTTCTTTCACTTGAAGAAAAACTTAAAACTAAAAGTCCATCTTTACCTAAAGATATAAAAGAAAATATATCTCCTGCTCTCCTGGGTACTCTTTCTGACAAGAATAAATCCTGTACACTTTCTTATTCTGATGATATCCTTAGAGAGGTAGAATTTGTAAAGCAAAATACAAATGTTTGTGTAAATTTTTTACAGAATATAGAAAATGAATATGCTCATTTCTTAAATTCTTATTATAAAATACTACTTTATCTAATTTATACCAGAAAAGAGAGGGTAAATTTTAATCTTTTTAGAGATAAAATGCCAATTTCTATCTCTCAGGTTGGTAAAATCTTTAAAGATTCTATTCTTCATGTAATTAGTGATATAGAGCAGGGTAAAATAGAAATCATTTATAAAGATAGAGATGCAACGCTAGTCCAATCCAGACTTGTACAGGATATAAGAGGTAGACAAGTACAGGCAAAAAATCAAATGTATAATTTAATACATTCTGTACAAGGTGTTGAAAATCTTTCCAAGAATATAGAAAATTTGATAACTTCTGAACTTAAGTATATTCCTGGTAGAGTATCTGAATATTCTTCCTATGATTATCATGACCCTGGACATCTTGATCTAAGTTCTGAGTACTTAAGTATTCAAACATTTCTTCAAAGACTGGATATTACATTTGATACTCTAAATCCAGATAAGGTAAAAGAAGATCTTTTAAAAAGAATAAAGAAGATACCTATGTGTGGAGTTGTTCCAGAGTTTCCAGATATGCCAAGTCTCCCAGATATTAAACCGAACTTTTCAAATCTTGGACTTTCATCTTATTCTTCTTCAGATATTTCAAGACTTCCATATTGGGTACAATTTTCTATTGGACTTAATACTATTGCCCTACAACCTAAATATTGGACAGTTGGACTGATTATAGGAACTAAAAGAATAAAACTACCAATTGTGTGGATTCCACTGGTCTGTATCCCTACACCTGTTTGTATTTTTGTTCTCTGGCTTACTATTAATGGTATTGTAGTTTTTCCAGTTCTTTATACTCTTAAATTCTTTCCACTTGGAGATTCTGATAGCGAACTTACTACACTCTTTAAAGGAGGTAAACAACTTATAAAGACCAAAACTACAAGTAAGAGTTTTTCACTTCCTATCTTTGGGGGAATAGATGTAAATCCAGAGATATCTTCAAAAACTCCATATAACATAGATGATTTACCTATACAGGAGAGACTTGGACTTGGAAATCCTCCACATGTAGAATTTTTAAACAAGTGGTGCAGTACCGCTAAGCCCTATATGGGACTCTAAGACAAAGTACATAGAGGAAATTTTTCTGATATGACCAGTTCAAGACTTGCTATTACTGATTTCTTACTTCTTGAATATAATTATTCAAGTGGTGTTTCTTTATCTTCTGAATTTGATTACTCTGTCGTAAGATCTGCTGATGACAATTTTACGCAGATAATTGAAAATACAAATAAAACAGATAACAATGTAGATCTTGAACATAGTGTAATTCAAGTAGGTACAACACCAAGATTTGCTGGAAGATCTATTGGAAGTCTTGAATCTGAACATTCAAACACATTACTCATAAACAAGTATTCATTCCTTAGAAGTACCACTATTCCTATGAATACTGTGAGGCTTTATTTAAAGAGTGGATACACATTTACAGAAGATATAAAAGGATTTCTACTTGAAGTTGCACTTAAAAATGAAAATGGAGGTAAATTCAAACTTTGTCATTTTAAATTTACAAAAGAAGATTACTCACTTATCAGATATCCAAAAACTCCTATAATAATCAGTGAGGTTGTCTATGATTCATATCTGGAAATAAGAGTACCTGCTCCTGTCTATGTAAGTACAGAAAGTATGCCATACGCACAGGATCTTTCACTTGGTACACTTGAAAGAAATATTTATATTTCTATAAGTACTATTACAAAAGAGGTTATTTCTCCTGCAAATACTGGAGTCTCTTATGAAATTGGAGATACAAAATCTGTTGTACTTTCTGATATAGAACCAGTAAGTTCGGTTACTGCAAATCTTTTGGAGAAAAATGGATACTTTGAATACTTTGGAAGTACTACACTTCCTGATTATTCTTTTGAAGACTACATTTATGAAATAATGGGTACAGGAGTAAATCTAATGATTACACATACCTTAAATGTTTATGAACATACTGATGGAGAAAATGTACTTACTTCTTCTATAACTACACTTCAAACATCTAATTTCCATAAAAACTTTAAATTTAAACCTATACTTGAATATCCTGATGTACTTCGTGCAATATCTGTGGATTATATAATGAATATTCTAAATACAAAAACTGGACATTCTATTGTAAAATCAGCATCACTTACAACAGAGAAGATAGGAAATTTTAAAAATACATCTACTACTCTCAGACTTTCTGGAGATGTTTATTCTCATAAACTTTACCTACCTAAAAGTGAAACTACTTCTGTAAATCTCTTTGAGAAGCCTACTGAGAAGCCAGGTTCTGTAATTACCCCAATTTATATTAATGTAAATGTTATAGATACACTTACCAAAGAAGAAAGTCACATTACTATAAATCCAGGATTTACCACCAATCATAAATTTACTCTTGTAAGTAAGCAAGATAACATGATTAAACCTGTGGAACTGGATTCTATAAGCAATTATTATATGGTACTGTTTGGTGCAGATGATAAAAAGGTATTCATTCCAGAATCTAAACTTTCTGGGATATCAAGGACATCTGGGGAACTTCTTTTCTCTATTCCAGAGAATGTATCTTCTTCACTTTCTTCTGCTACAAATCATAAATTTTACATAGTATCTAAAAGTCCATCGGTAGCAGATACAGTACTTACGCAGGGAACTTGGGAACTTAAATAAATCTTTTTAAATGGAATACTTAGGAAAAATACTCGATATAAATGATCCTCTTCATAAGGGAAGATGTAAAATACTTGTATATGGAATTTTTGGTACAACTAAACTTGAAGATATCCCAGTTGAAGATCTTCCCTGGGCATATCCAGAAGTACCTATTACTTTTGGAAATAAAGGAGGAGGACAGATTTCTATTCCTAAAAAAGATCAGATAGTAAAGGTTAAATTTCCTACAGATTCCATCTATCATCCTGTCTATACTTCTATTGAAGAACTTGCAGAGGATATGATAGATGAAATGAAGAAAGATTATGAGGGATTCCATTCTCTTCTTTATGATACGACAGGTAGTATTAAAATCTACTTTGCCAAAGGTACAGGACTTATGATAGATCATGGAACATCTATCCTGAATATTAAACCAAATGGAAATATTGTGATTAATCATTCAGGATCTTCTTCTACTATAGAACTTGCAGGAGATACTATTTCTGTTACCAGCACTAATGCTGTAAATATTTCTACACCAAATACAATTACTTCAAACAGTAATTATGTCCATGTCAATGGTAGTACAACTGATGTAGGTGCAAATCCGATATATTCTGCTGTAAATGGAGAACCTCTGATGTTACTTCTGAAAGCAATGGCAACTGCTATCGATCAAAGTAAATTTCCTATATCAAATGGAGCATTTTCACAGATGGTACAAAGTGCAGAAAGTTCTATTCTTTCATCTACTGTAAATACAACACCTTAGAAGAGAGTACTGGGCTTTTTATTTTCTTTTTTAGATTTTTTACTTTCTGCTTCTATTTTTAAAAATCCTGTATCTTTTTCTATTACTCCAGATCTGGCTTCTTTTGATAGTTTATCAGCCATCTCATTATACTCATTTCCAGAATGACCCTTTACCCAAGACAGGGTAATTTTATTTGTAAGAACACCAAGAAGTTTTCTCCATAGATCTGGATTTTTAATACCTTCAAAATTTTTACTTTTCCATTTGTATATCCACCCCAGATTTATGCTGTCTGTAATATATTTGCTATCTGTAAAAATTTCTACTTTTACATCTTTATCTTTATAAATTTTTATGGTCTCTATAACAGCCATGAGTTCCATTCTGTTATTTGTGGTATATTCAAAGCCTTTACTTATAAGAATTGGACTTTTATCTTTTCTAAGAATTACAATACCATAACCACCTATTCCCGGGTTATGAGTACAACCACCATCTGTATAAACTGTTACCTGTTCCATGTTCTTTCTAAATAATATTTTGAGTCTTCATAACCTCCAGTTTCCATATTGAACACTTTACTTACTTTCGAAATAAGAACAGGAGAATGAGTAGCAATAATGTACTCTGTACCGTGCTCAATTGTACTTCTTATAATTTTTACAAATTCTTCTACTTTCTTTATGGAAAGTCCAGAATCTGGCTCATCCAGAAGAATCAGATTACCCGAGTGATTTTTTATACTTTCAAGAATAGGGAAAAGTTTTTCTCCATGACTACAAGTTAGAGTACTTTCTTCACTGTTTAAAATAAGAAAATCTTTAACTATCTTTCCGATTTTAAGTTTTTCTTCATTAGAAATTTCTATATTGTTTACATATTGTAAAAAGAAGTCCAGTATTTCATAGTTTCTTGTTCTTGGATTTCCAAGTTCACTGTCCCACCAAATAATATTTTTACATGTTCTGTTTATTAAAGCAGCAGGGTCTTCTGTTGCTATAAGTTTAAGCATAGTACTTTTGCCTACTCCTATATCTCCAACTAGTACAGTAATAGGTTCTGTAAAGTTGAAAACTTGACCAGGAAGAAATGGGAAAGCCGAATGATTTATTGTAACTGTTGTCATCTTTAAAGAACATGTTTTAGATAATATTTATACCTTTAAATATAAATTTCCCTTTCATAGGATATATACACTGATTATCTAAAATATCTGGTTTATGCTACTTCCTGTAAATATGAATAAAGTTTCGAACTCTGAGAAATATTCTTCTCTACTTAGGGGTACTGTAACAAGTACATTACCTCTTGGATCGGATACAAATTCTCCACAGGAAAGCCAGATAGATCCAGTTACACTTACAAAGAACAAGTATAGGAACTATGAAATCGGTTCAAAATCTGGATATTCTATTCAAGATCCAAGTACACTTGGAGTAGATGTTCTTTTTAAATTTGGTAACAATTCTCCACTTTTTAATCTTCAAGAAGAGAATCCAGATTCCTCACTTCTTGGTAGTGGAGGTAGTGCATATCATTATCTTATGCAAATTGGAGAATATGATAGAGCAGAGGCACTTAAAAATTTAGTTTATCACTTAAATTTCCTGAATACAACTCCATATCTCTTACAAGGTGTTACAGGTCTTTCTACTGTATGGAATAGAAGCTCTCGGCTTAATTTTGCTTCTCCTACAGATGAAGAGGCTGTACTTACATGTAAATATTGGGATACAGTAGATCTTAAACTTGGACTACTTATCGATCTCTATCAATATATCACATATGATCACATCTATCATAGACAAGTACTTCCAGATAATCTTTCTAAATTCTCTGTAGATATCTTTGTTTATGAAGTTGGGAAATATAGTACTTATATTCCAAATAATGATGAGTTTGTAAATAGAAAGGAAACTACACTTAAAGAAGAACTTCTTGATTTTTCAAGCAGTGTACAAGCCCCAGGCACTGATGCTACTACACCTATAACACCTATTCTTTCTGCTTATAAATTTACCTTTATGGATTGTGTTTTAAAACTTGAGGGAGTATTTCCTGATCAAATTGATAATACAACTCCAAAAGTAAATGAAGTAGAACTTAAAATTGTACCATCAAGATTTAAAGATTCTTCAACTCTTTCTGTCCTAAATCTTGAATCTTTAATTAAAGAAACCACAACCAACCAAGAATTTTCATCTATTCTTTCTGGGGGAAATGCTAAAACCAGATTTGGAAAGATAATGAATACTCTTGGTAAATCTCTACTTAAAACTGCTATCAAGCAAGGTAAAGCCCTACTTAAAGACACTGTTAAAAATAAGATTAAACAGCAAGGTCAGAAAGCAGATCTTTCAAAGACTCATTCACTTGAATATAAAAATGTCTTCTTTGAAGAACTTGAACCAAAAAGATCTACTTCTCTTGTAAAAGGTGTCATTAGACAAGCCAGTGGAGGACTACTTGGTAGAAAATCTTCTCATTCTTCTCCATCTCATTCATATTCTTCTATTATAGCAGAAATTAATATCAGAACATCTAACATGGGAGCAGACAGGAAAAATCAACTTGACTCTGAGTATACTACCTTACTCTCATATATGCAGAACAACACCACCAAACACAAAGAGACTGTACTTTCTAAAGTTGGTGGATTTGCAAAGAATGTACTTAAATCCACACTTTCTGATAAAAAGGTTCAATCCTCTCTTATGTCCCATATCTTAGGAAAAAGATAAAGTACATACATGTAAATTTTTAATCTTATGTCTTCTATTCTTTTACCATTGGTACAAGATGAATCTACAATATCCACTCCACTCTTGGGACATGCATATGTATATGTAAATAAAGATAATAAGGTCTGTATAAAATCAGATTCTGGATCTACCCAAGTATTGGATTTTTCAGCTGTCGGTATAGTAGACCATATTTCTGTACCTTTAAATTCTACTACTGTTCGTACACCTATAAAATCTGGATCTACTGTACTTGTTACAGAACTTCCAGTTTTTCAAGATATTCAATCACTTGTAGAACTTCCTATTACTTTCAGAGTAGTAAATTCATCAAGTGGAGAATACTTCGATACTACATTTTATGGTAATGGTAGACAGGTAGGTAATAAAAATATAAGCAGTTCAAGAATTGCTACAAAACCACTTGGATACAATACACTTCCTGTTACTGCTACAAATCAAGAATCTGTAAACCTCGCTATTGATGACAAACTTACAGAACTTGCGAGGAAGATAGGTTCGGCGTCTTCTCCAACTTCACTTTCACTTACTTTTGACTCTGCTACAACTACTATAAATCTTGTAGGTTCTGACTCTGAAGTTATTTCATCTATATCACTTCTTCCACTTCTTTCAAAGATTGATATTAGATATGACAAGACAACCAAATCTTTACAAATTTATGATAAGAAAGGAAATAAACTTGATGAAGATATTCCACTTACAGATATTATATCGGGCGTAGTTACTGGAGCAAATTGGGACAGGGGAAGCAAAGGAAACCTTGTTTTTGTCTCTTCATCTGGGGAATCCCTGTTCAGTGTTTCCCACAGTATAGAAAATATAGAGGGACTAGGAGAGAAATTCTCAGAGGTAACTTCTGAGGTAGAAAATGTAAAGAGTAATGTATCTGCTCTAAGTTCTACACTTATGGAACTTAAAAATAATGTACAGGGTCTATCTGGAAGTGTTGGTGGACTTAGAGGTCTTCAACTTTCTTTCAATCCTGCTACAAAGAGTTTAGAACTTAAAGATTCTTCTTCTACTCTTATTACATCTGTATCTATGCAATCTCTTGATGATGAGGGTACAGATCTTAAATATAACTCAGAAACTAAGGAAATAGAACTATATAACGGACAAGGTATTAAACTTGATTCTATCTCTGTATCTGATTTTGTATCTGGAATGGCTACCGAAATAGAAGTAAATGGTACTCGTATAAATCTTAAAGATTCCTCAGGTACTACTATTTCATCTACTATTATTAAAGTAGAAAATATAGAGGGACTTGAAAATAAGTTAAATACTAAACTTGGTGCACCTCAAATACCTGCTGGAAGTATTCCAAAATGGACAGGTTTTGCATTTGAATCTTCAAAAATTACAGATACAGATACTGGAATTTCTCTTACAGGAGGAATAAATCTTTCTTCTACTCCTGCGTACGATACCAATGATTCATTCTCTGGAATTTATAAAAGAGAAAATGAACTTGTTTATAAGAAAAATCCATATCTTTCTTATTCTCTTACAGGACTTGGATATAATAGAAGAATAGATCTTATAAAAAATGGATATTCATTTGATATTAGAGAAGAAGATCAAAAAGTAAAGAATTTTGATGTTCTTTTGGACATTTTTACTCCTACTTCTTTTGGACACTCACTTAAACATATGATCAGAGAATCTTCTGATATAAGTCCAATTAAAGGACTTTATCCACATATGCTTGGAGAGGGTGCAATGTTCAGATTTAAATCAAAAGTAAAAGAAACTGATAAACACTTTGGTACTTATGGAATATTCTTGGGATCAGATGGTAGAATCCACACTAGATCACAAAGTACCAGAACATATTCTGCAGAGACCCTACCTACTGTCGCTACCCAAAATGGAGACACTTATGAAAACTGGAATACAGTACTGATGTACGATCCAGATCTTGGAGTATATGTAGGAGACAATGTTATAACCAGTGATGTTGCTATGCCTCCACATTTGGCTCTCCACTTTAAAAATGATGTACAGAAAGGAGTTATTTTATCTCCAAAGATGTCACAGGCTATGCTTTCTGAACTCTCTACAAAAATAAATGGAGATACAAGACTCAATGGTATGGTAGTCTATAACAAAGATATACAGGCTTACCTCCAATTTAAAAATGGAAATTGGGTTCCACTTGGATCTGATAACAACATTTATTCTGTAGATGGTACTGTATCCTCAGATAGGGTTGTATCTATGAATGGATCTCTTGAGTTTAAAACTAATGGTAATAAATTCAAAATTTCTGGACTTAAACAGGTTACCTCAGGAGATGATCTAACTAAATTCTCTGCTGTAGTAAGACAAGACCCAGAGACTAAGGAACTTGCCACAGGTAATGCAGTAGAGATAACACTTACGCACCCAGATACTATACATGTGGAAACAGGTATCCAGAATGTCAATATAAATGTTACAAATAGTGTTGTTACTACTACTGTACCTGTCCACCCTGCTGAATATAAACAATATAAGAAAATAATGAAGAAATATCTCACATACAATTTTACACAAATAGAGAATTTTACATATACTCCTATAAATCCAACTTATACAGAAAACCTTATATTTGAAACTGTGGATCATGCTCTCTATGGAAAGACTGCTATTATAAATGAAAAAATAACACCAGCAAAACCACAGGTAATGTCTACTGCAGGTAATATTCTAAGTATGTTACAGATAGGTGGAGAATATCAGGTTCAAGATGGTATGCTCTTTAAATTTACCTTACACAACTTCAATAACAGATATCACTTTGATGATTTTGTAGTAGAAAATGAAATAGGAGATAGAACTACACTCTTTACTCTTGGATCTAATAACCAATATGTTGCAAATTACATTACTCCAAGTGGAATATTTAACAATAGATTTGATGCTTCTCCAGAAGTACAGATTATAATGTATTATTACAATAAGAAATTCTTTATTACTTGTGTATATGGTGGAGGTATCTCTCATAAGCATTGGGTACAACCTGTGGAGAACTTAACTACCAAGTTTAAGCTTAAATTTATAATTAAAACTTATGATCATTCAAGTTATCTGTCTGTTATTGGTATTTCTGGAAAATATACAGTTATTCCATCCAGTGACCTTACTATAATAGACAGTAACATAGATTATACAGAAAGACTACATGATCTGGATGATAAGACAAGATTTACTCAGATGACAAAGACTGACTTTGATATTATAAAAGAGTATCCATCTGCACCAAATCAGATTACTCTTACTCCATCAGGCGTATCTCTTGTGCCAAATTTAAATCCATCAGGTGTTCCTGTTCAATCCCTGTTTGAAACTTTAAAATCTAAGATAGAACTTCCAGGAGATAAAGATTGGGTACTTTCTTATACCTTAAACACTATTCTTATTAATGGTATTCCATTTTGGAGAATGGGACTGGGTACAGGAAATGCACCAACTCTTGGAGTACTTCAATCATTTACTTCTTCTACAGGATTTTTCTACCTCAATGGTACACAATTTGCCTATAATGTAGTAAATTCTACTGTAAATGTTACATATAAGAAAGTAGCAAATTTACTCTTGGTTACTTTTACTACACCTAATGCTACCATTGGTAATACAAAGGAATATCTTATTCCAGATCATTTACTTACTGCAGATAACAAATTTAAGTTTATCTTTAATACAGAGACTAAACTTCCACAATTTAATTTAACTTACCCAGAATACTTTATAAAACCTTAAAAAGATATGAATAAACGAAGCATAATACCACCACAAGTACAGGCTCTTCTTGATACCATTAATAAGGAAGAGATGGTGTTTTGTAAGCAAGAACTTGCTCCACATCCACTCTTTCCACATCTGTCCAGGTATATTGAAGTATACAAGATTACCCCAGATTTAACTACTAAAAATACACATATCCTGTATAGACAGGTAGGTATAGATTCTATGGGAGAAAGAGTTACATTACCTCTTCAATGTCCAGATTGGTACATGTCAGATACTACATGGAGTTATCTTAGAGATCCTAAAACTTTTGAAATCATAAAAGTACCTGAGGAAACTTTGGAAATTGTATATGGAGATGATGGACATCCAGTTCTACTACCTAATGGTACTCCAAAGAGAGAATGGAAAGTAACAGGAGAAACTATTATTCCTGTCAATACTCACATTTATCTAAAATTCTTACTTAGAAATGGAGTTCCTTTACTTTCATTACTTGGAGATTACTTGGCTATCTTTATTTCAGAGAATATAGATGCTCTAAATAAAACTAAGTAATCTTGGTATTATAAAATATCCCAAATGTTGGTTTCTATATCAATACATATTACAAATTTTTTGTCTTTGTAAAAATATGGAAACTAACATTTTAAGTATTAAAACAGCCTTTTCCACAGCCTACCTATCTGTGATGCTTACTACCAGTGCAATTAGCACAGTAGAACATGCTATGATTTACGATCCATATTTCTACTTATTTTTTGTGGGTGGTCTTCTGTTTTCTATTCTTAGTGATTATGATGACCCAGTAAGAAAGAAAAATCTTACTTTTAAATCAATAGTTACTTCTGTTGTAATTACATCAATTGTATCATTTCTTTCTATGTTTGCATATTCTGAAGGATATGTAAATAAATTTGTACTTTACCTTATTATTACTATAATGAGTGTATTTGGTCATGCCATTATTATTAAGTATAGAACACCACTAATCGATTCAAGTGGTAAGGAACTTACTAAACTTCCAAAAACAGCATCTAAATTTATAAACAGAAGACTTGGTGTAGATGATACACCAGATCCTGCTGAAAATGAAAGGCAAAATGAAGAAGTATCAAATAATCCATAACTTATTTTTTATAATTTTTTAAACATGGACACAAATACAACAATACAAGCCCTGGGACTGGAAAAGACAGACATAATATATGTAGACAGTATGATTCAATACACAATTCTTATACTTTCGTATGCTCTACTTCTTAGAATGGCAATTGCTAAGAAAAATGTTCTAAGATATTATATGAATTCTACTAATTGGTTACTTATTTTTGTAATCCTCTATTCTGGAACAAATATAGTACTCTTGCTCTTGGGACTTTCATCTATTATCCAATATACACCTATATCCTGGCTTCAGGTTATTACAGAGGAGATAGAGATAATACCTCTTTGGATAGTAATCAGAGTACTTGAACATAATTATAGAAAAATAGAGGGACTACCGACTGCACCTTATAAATCAGATGCAATTATTAAGAAGTCTCTACCACTTTTTAAATAAAATTTCTTTCCTTACATATGAAAAACTTTTTAAAATTATTTGCGAACTTTGTAGTTCTTATGATTCTTTATCTTATGGTCGCATATGCATTTAAGTATATGCTACTTGCTTCTTTCATAATGGTAACTCTAAAATATACTTGGAAGCGTAAATGGAGTGATGCTGTTCCTATTATGAATCAAACACTTATGGATTCACTTCTTAGATTTGACAGATATTGCAATCAAGAGTATAGAACTATGCTTAATACTCTATTTGTAAAAGGTAAACATTATCCATTTGGACATAAAGATGAAACTATATCATCTGCACTTGGAAAAAATCAGAAAAGAGGAACACTTTCTGTTCTTGGTTGGATTCTTGTTATCTTCCTTTGGATTCTTGATTTTAGAGTATGGTTTAAAGGAGGACATTGCGTAGACAGTATAGACCTAAGATACAACTCTGAAATAGATACTGTACAGGCATAATAAAAGTAAATTGTTAAGTGATTTAAATTTATTTGTTAATCTAATTGTTAAAACAGTTGTCCCGGAGTTTAATTACTCCGGGACAATCTGTCTACAGTTGTAGAAGCAATTGATGATAAAAAGTTTCTAAAAATTTTACTCTCGAGAATTATAATTGTATTCTACAGTTCTATTCTTTCTCCCTCCATACTTGTGCTATAAGTATATTCATTGCTATGCGAAAGAGGTTCAAATTTGAAATTCATCTCTTCATAAAGAAGTTTGTTCAGTCTTTCTATGAGTTCTCTACCCATACCTTTTGGAACATATGCTATTGTAAGATGTGGATGGTACTCATTAAAGGTGGATTTAACTTCCATTTTTGATTTTATGATATGATTAAGAATCCTAAGATCTGAACTCATTACATCAAACTTAATAATATCAAAGTTGTCATTCTCAAAAAGTGAAAGTTCTGTAAGTTGGAAATAACTTGGTTTATTTTTAATTATTTCTTTGATAAGATTTATATCCGTGTTTATATTTATACCAAATGCTACTGTGATATGAACATACTTATCAAATTCAAAATCCACATCTCTTTTATACCCATGACCTATGAGTATTCTTTCAAGATCATTATGCATTCTTTCAACTACCTGCTTCATCATAGGTACAGAAAGCATAAGACAACCAGTATTTAAATTTTCTTCCATATATAATATGTTTTTAAAATTAATAATTTATTTAATTTTATATTATTTTTATGACTCAAATTTCGACAAGATCCAGTATATGGACAAGTTCTAAAATAGAAGCAATTGTAAAAGAATACAATCTTACAGGTTCACTTCCTGCACCAAGAAACCACCCATTTTATGATAACAACATTCGTAAAATGAAAGATGATGTACTTTTTGAATATACCCAAGAAGAGATCCTTGAACTTGCTAAATGTAAAGAAGATATCATCTATTTTGCAGAGAATTTTTGTAAGGTACTTACTGATGGTGGTAACCGACTTGTAAAACTTAGAAAATATCAGAGAAGAATACTTCTTCAACTTAAAAAATACAACAAAAACATTCTCCTCCAAAGTAGACAAAGTGGTAAATCAGTTACTACTGCCATTTTTGTAGTTTGGTATCTTATTTTTAATAAGGATAGGAATGTTGTAATTGCCAGTGCTACTTCAGATAAAGCAGAAGATCTTGCACAAAAGATAGAAGTTATGCTTCTTGAACTACCTTACTTTCTTAAACTTGGACTTAAAAAAGACAACATTAGAAAGAAGCATTTCTCTAATAACAATACTCTTACAGTAGAGACTACCACAGAGAATACTGCTGCTGGTATGACCTGTCACTTGCTTATTATGGATGAGTTTGCTCTTGTTCATCATTCAATTATAAATAAACTGTATAGAACTATTATACCTACCATGTCATCTTCTGTTACTGCTAAACTCATTATAATGAGTACACCCAGAGGAACAAACAAATTTTATGAGGTATGGCAGAAAGCAGTAAAAGGAACAAACAATTTTAATCCTATAAGGGTTGATTGGTGGGAAGTTCCTTTAAACAATGAAATTGGAGATCCACTCCTTGATGAAAATGGAAATATAGTTTATAGAGGAGAAGATTGGAAACAGGCACAAATAGAAGATCTTGGAAATGAAGAAGATTTCAATCAAGAATATGGAAATCAATTTATGGCAGGAAATTCCATGATTTTCAACTCTGTTACAATGAGAACCTTAAAAACACAGGAGAAGAAATATAAACCTTTTCCAGTTGATGCTATAGAGACTATTCTTGAAGACCTTGATATCCCTCTTCAAAATCCAGATGTCTTTATCGTACATCCAGATATAGATCCCTCAGATTTTTCAGATGATACCAGTAAATTTATTTTCTCTGTAGACCTTGCAGGTGGTGGAGGTGGAGACTATTCTGTTATTACTTTCTATAAGATTATGCCGATGTCCAAAACCCAACTTGATAAAATAAAAATTGCTACCTCTGTTAAAGATTTCTATAAACTTGTAGAAGTTGCTAAATTTAGAAGTAATGAACTTGAAGTTGACATGGTAGCCAAAATTTTCTATCATATAGTAATGGATCTCTTCAATGAGAATATAGTTGGTATAGTAGAACTCAATTATGAGGGTAGAACTTTTACAAAGACCTGTTCAGAAGTTTATGGAGACAATAACGATCTTGATACAGATATCTTCCTTGAATTTCCTTATAATATGGTATGGGAAGATGCTAAAACTTTTAAGCAGGGAGTATTTAATACAGATTCTGTAAAAAAAGATGCCACAAAGAAATTCAAGAAACATGTGAGAATAGGACAACTTCTTCTTACAGATACCAATACCATTACTCAGAGTACCAATTTCAGTTTAAATAAAAGTGGCAATTACGAATGTCAAAGTGGTAATGATGATGATATAATGTGTGCAGTTAATGTTACCCATGTACTTTACCACCCACTTTATGAAGAGATGGTTGAAGATCTTTACGATGATGCACCATCAGATTTTAAACAAATAGTAGATTCTAAACTTTCAAGCGACATATGAAAATAATATCATTTTTATTCTTATTTTTCTTTTTACTTGGACTTACAGCCACCATTTATGGAATGATAAAATCTTACAGTATTTCTTGGGCAAATATAAGATCAGGAGATATTGTAATACTCAGGGATCCATTTGGTAATTACATATCTCTTATTGCTATTAAAGAATCATTCTTTGGTACAAAATTTATGACTCTCTGTAAAGACAGAAATGGTAATGTAGATCTTTCTCTTTTACATCCAAGAGACTGTACAACTACATCACTTTCTCTTATTCTTCGAAACTTTAATATCATAGAGATTGATAGAACTTATAGAGAACTTTATAAAAGAGCATATGCAGACAAATTTAAGTAATTTTAGGTTACCTATGAAATCTTCAATTACTTTTGAAGAACATTTATTAGATTCCTTTGATTTTGAGATTAAAATACCTGTCAAGAAGTCAGGGAAAGAAGATGTAAAACCTATTGTCCATACAAAACCAAAAGGTAAGAAAGATAGTAATATACAAAAATCACTGTTTTAAATGAGCAACATAAACATTGTAGATATAGCCAAATCTCAGAAGTCAAACTTTATAAAAGATATAGATCATTACGGAACTATTATTTCGGAAGTTTCTTCTTTCTTTTCATCTCCACAGGCTCTTCGTTCAAATAAGAACAGGCTTTATGTATATAGACAGGAACTTATATCTAAGAAAGGAAAACTTCTTATTGAACAATCACTCTATGTGAAATATCTCCGTAAAGTAGAAAGAGATAGAATGCATTCTATGAAGATAGGAAAACTTCCACCTGGAGATCAGGATTATGGAATTGTCTATAAAAGTGAGGGAGAGCGTAAAATTTATCTCGATTCTTATACAAAAGATCTCAGATATCTTATTCAAATAATGACTGATTATATCAATTTTGTTTCAGATACAGTCGATACTATCGATAAAATGCTACTTGGAGTCAAGTATTACATAGAACTTGACAAATAAAAACCTTATATGAAGATCACAGTACACTCAGATACAAAAGAACTTGAACTTGAATATGATAGTCAAATAGAACTTGATACTGTCCGTAAAGTCTATGCTCAAAAAATAAGAAATTGGAGATTTAGAATTCCAAAAGGTAGTAAATGGGATGGAACAGTAAACTTCCTTAGAAATTACAAATACTTACCCATTGGAATGTGGAAACATCTTCTTGGTATCTGTAAAGAATATGAATTTCCAATTTCCATAAAAAATAAAGAATATCTTGTTGATGATACCATTACAATAAAGAAAATAGAGAAATTCTGCTCAGAAAATTTTCAAAGTGAAGATTTTAAACTTGATGAAGATCAAATTACTGCCATCTATCTTGCTGTAAAATATAAATACTTCACTATGGATCTTTCTCAAAGATTTGGAAAGACCCTACTCTTCTATCTAATAAGCAGATATCTTGTAAAAGAGACTCCTGTAAAGAAAGTTCTTATTCTTACTATAAATCCAGGACTTGTTGGACAGATGTATGCAGATTTTGAAGATTACTCAGGTGGAGATCTTTCAGATATCTCTATGTTACTCTCTAAGAATAAACTTAAAGATGATAGAGGTTCTATTCATATTACAAATTTCCAATATCTTGTAAATATAACAAAGAACAATCCTGAATTTTTTGAAAAGTATGATGCTGTACTTGTTGATGAATGTCATAGACTTTCTGAAACTACAAAGACTGTCATAAATCTTTCAAAGAATAGACTTTATACAGGTGGATTTAGTGGATCTATTGTAAAAGATACATCTGCTGACTACTTGAGTCTTATGGCTTATTTTGGCGGAATCTTAAAAACTGTTACAAAGAAAGAACTTATGAATAAGGGTAGGGCTACACCTATCTCTATAAGATGTATTACAGTAAATTCCATAGATGAAAGTAAGAAGAAAGAACTCTATTATGCAAAAAGCCAAATACCAGGAGAAAAACTTCTAAGACTTGAACTTCAAGCCATCAGAGATTCTAAAAGAAGAATGGAGTTTATAGCCAAACTCTGTAAAAAACTTGATGGTAATATTCTTATCTTCTTTGTAAGTACAATGGATAACTTTGGTAAAAGACTTATTGAAGAAATAAAAATGTATACTCAGGATAGAACCATAATGTACATAGATCAACATGTTCCAGAAGATTCAAGGTCTAAATTTAAAGCAAAAATGGAAAATTCTTCAAATAATATTCTTGTTTCTACTTATGAAACTCTTTCTACTGGACATACAATCCGTAATCTTCCATATATCATCTGTGCAGAACCTATTAAAGCAGAGACTACACTTTCACAGGCTATTGGTAGAGGAATGACTAATCATCATTCAAAAGATAAATTCACTTGGATTGATATCATAGATGACCTTAGATGTAATTTCCATGACCATATAACAAACTCTACTGTATCATCTGAAAATTATGCATTTAAGTGGGGTAAAATTAGAAAGACCTATTATAAAAGAGAGGGATTTACCTACAAAGATGACTATATTGATTTAATGAAGTAATTAAAAAATGAACAGTTCTATTTCTAATTTTGAACCAGCAATGTTCCTGTATTTTTGTTCTATAGGAAAGATTACTACCCTACCGACAAAATATTGGAAAACACCAAGTATAAAACTCTTACATGAACTTTCTATTGCTTATAATAGAAAATTTCTTGAACTTCCCTGGAATCTTGAAAATCCAGATATCTCACAGATTAAAGAAGTTGTTAATAGAAATCCAGATAAATTTATCTTAAATCCAGATAAATCTTTAGAGCAGAATAATACTACTTTCTTATCTGCTGTTTCACATATTATAGCAACTGATCTTAAAAAATACAACCATTCTTTTCTTAAAGAGACCAGTGAATCTTGGTTACAATGGGAAGACTTTCAAGAGAAGAATAAAAATGCTATTGAATATATTCGTGGACAAGTTCTTGAACCTGGGACTATATCACAGGTTATAAAGAAAGCAAAATCTATCATATCTTCAGCAGGAGATATACTTCTTGATGAAGATGATCTGGGAGATGATTTCTATGATCCTTGTGCTCATGTTGTAGATGATTCTACAGAGAAAATCAACTCTGGATATACAAATTTAAATAAAGCATGGATTGACCACCCTACTGGAGGTATTCCACTTGGAACAACTACTCTTGTTCTTGGAGAAACTAACATTGGAAAATCTATTTGGGGTTGTAACTTTGCAAGAAATATCCACTTAAATGGTTACAATGTCATCTATATCTCTCTTGAAATGAGTACAGATAAAATCTTTAAGAGAGTAGGTGCTGGAATCTTTGATATAGATATAGGAGATTATTCTAAACTTTCTACAAGTCTTGATTCAATCTCTGCAGAAATTAAGCGTTTTAAAGATAAAACAAGTACAAGTTTAATTCCACCTGGTATATTTAGAGCAAAGAGATTTGGAGGGATTACACCGAGTGGTATTCAGAGTTATGTCAGAAGTGTAGAACAAAAACTTGATATCAAAGTACATTGTGTAATTGTGGATTATTTAAATGAAGTTGGAAGTGATCATGGATATACTACTGCAAATGCGTACGAGGCTTATTCATATCACAAAAGCAATATGAATGACCTGTATAAAATGGGAGTTGACAACAATTGGGCAATGATTGTACTTCATCAACTTTCTGGAACTGGATTTGGTGCAGAAGATATCACTATGAGTATGAGTAGTGAATCCAAAGGTATACTTCATAGACCGGACTGTGTCTTGGGTATTATACAAACCCCAGAAATGAAAGTAGCCCGTAGATATTATATGAAAGTATTAAAATCCAGAGATGGTGTCATTAAAGATCATAAAATAGAATTTGAGATAGACTATACAAGAATGATGATTACAGAAACTGGGACTGTACTTACCCCAGGAGATGCTTTACTTTAAAAATAGATATGAGAATTTTTAAAAATTATTCTATATTATGACTGTTTATTTTTCTATTACAATCATACTTGCTGTACTGCTGTTTTGTAGTACTGCTTATTATCTTGTAAAAGCCAAGCAGAGTACCCGGAAGATTAAGGAACTTAGTTCACAGTTATTTAGTGTCCCTAAATATGCTGTAGGTTCTCCTGTGTATGTCTTCATGGCTGGGAAATGGATACAAGATATCATTATAGAGAGCAAACTTTCAGATACGGTTATCTCTATCAGAACAAAATCTATGGAAGCAGGTATATTTTATCCTATAACAAGTGAATATGTAAGGCTTTCAAGAAATGGAGAAGATTTAAGTGAAATCATAGACCCAAGAGAATCATAACATCTTTAAGAGATATTTTCACTTATAAATTTTGAACACTGAGACCCCTGCTAGTATTTTAGCAGGGGTCTCTTGTTTATTTATGTTACAGGATTCAAAAGTAAAAACTCTTTTACTCTTATACTGCTGTAAAACTACCTACAATTGTAGAGTTTCCACTAAGAGTAATTCTATTAATGAATTTCTTAGTTACATTAGGAATCTTCACTATAACATCCACTATTGAAGTATTTTCTCTAACTACCCAATCTGGGTTATTACTTCTATCAAATACAACATCAAATTCTTCTATACAACCATAAACATCTCTAAGATTAGAGTAGTAATTGTCAAGAATAGAAAGAACTTGCGTACGCATTGTATCATCGTTATATTCAAACATAAATCCAGCTAAGAGTTGTTCTTGATCGATTTCTATGTTGATCAGTGTTTCTCTTGCATGGATATTGTTCAGAATAGAAGTATACTTCTGGAATCCTGTTTCATTACCCATAATTACAATAGAACCATCATTTCTTCTATAAATTGGATTGATTCCTTTCTCTTCAAGTTCTCCTCTGTCACTTTTTGAAAGTGGAAGAGTTACTCCTGTTACTCCCTCTCCAGAAATAATACCTCTCTTCATACCAGCAACTGCAAGGTATGGATTAGTTTTATATTTCTCTACAAAGTTATTACTTACATAACATGCAGGAGGTACAGAAGATAGAGATCCATCATCATTTCTTACTTCTATATTAGGGAAGTAGAAACCTACATAAGATGCTCCACTTACTTCTTGTGGAAGTGTATAAAGGAAACTTGGATTTTCATCTATATTACCACCTTTGTTAATAAGTTCAGCTGAAAGTCCAGGGAATGGATCTTCTGCACTTGGAGTGTTTGTAAATCTTGGATCTACACTATCCATAAACTCTTCAGGTGTAGGACAGTTTAGGATACCCAAGCATCTCTGTCTACCTTGAATAAGTTTAGAAAGGTAACTCTTACTTTCTGGTGTAAGTCCTTTATTAAAGGTATCCACAAAGTATCTAAAATCTACCATCTCAGGATCTACCAGTGTTTTTGCCATCACTGTATCAGTCATTACAGAGTAGATTTCTCTTACTCTCTGATCTGTATTATTTGGTAAGTGATGATCTTTAAGTGAGAATCCTTTAAGACAAGAAAGATCATATTCAGAGAACATGTCTTCAATTGGTAGTCTTCTTTCTACTTCATTATTTTCTGAAAGTTTAATATTTCCATTTGTAGACACCAAGAGAGATGGAAGACCTGCCTCCATTACATTCTTAATTGATACAATTCTTGCAAGTGTAGGTTTTCCATTTTCTTGGGCTACAAGGAATTGTCCAACTTTTAAGTAATCTTTGTATGCTTTATCTACGATTACAGAAGTTTCATCAGATTTCTTTCTTATAGGTAAAATAATTACCGAAGTACCTTTACCACTAACTATCTTACCTCCATTTACAATTTCCTCAGTAAGATTTTTCTCTCTTGTAAGTTCCATATCTTCATATCCAGTAATTTTAAGGATTCTTTCTCCCTCTTCTGTATATGAAAATTCAATTTTAAGATAAGTCTTTTCACTATTATAATCATAGTAATCCCCAGTGATTATATCTTTATCTTTTGCTTTCTTATAAAGCGAAGACATATGAGAAGCATAGATTTTGTTATCTTTAATCTGTACATCAACTGGAGTATCATGAATTTTGTACCACTTAAGATTTTTAGTACCATCAGTAAGCAAGATGTTTGCTTCTTTCTCTGCTGGAATTTCTAAGGTATGTTCAGTATCTCCACCTCCGTTAGTAACTTTAAGAGTTATTTTTACAGGATTTGAAGAGTTGTTTGCAAGGTTTAAGATAGGGAATTTGTTTCTTACTGTAACTCCACCATTCATAAGCATACTCTCTATACCAGCAAAAAGTTCTGCTGTTTTTTCAAGCAGGGTAGAAGATCTAAATGATACTTCATGCTCATTCATTATGCTTGTATCCCATCTACTTCCAGTCTTTTTACCTGCTGATACAACAATTTTTGTCATATCTTCCCCAGTGTTTACGCTCTTGTAATCTTCTTCTGGAAGAGAACCACCTTTAAGTTTCCAATCAGTAGTCCCAGGTTTCATAGCAGAAAGTTTCAGAATTACACTTTGTGAAGTTCTATCTACACTTCTTACTTCTGCCACAGCTTGTTCTCCCTCAAGAGTACTACCTACATTTACCTTACTGTAAATCTGTTCAAAGAATGGATCTGTATTTGGAACTACAAGAGTAGCCTCAGCAGAAAGTCCACTTGCAGGAGTCCATACTAGACCCTCTCCATCAGCATTGATGTATAAAGATTTTTCACTTTTTACAATCTGAGTTTCTATTTTATCTACAAGTCCACCTTTATAAGAAAGGAAATTGATTTCTTCTACTGGTTTTTTAAGCAGTCTATTTCCTATAAGGTCAAGATGTGCAGTGTTAGTCTTTGTAATATACTTATCAAGTTCTTTTTCATTGATAGCACAAAGAAGACCATCAAAGTTAGTATTAGAATTGATAAGATTTTGAATATTTCTATTGATACCATTACCATCCACAAAGTTAGGAATAACAGTACCTGTATAGATTTGTTTAACTTTTACTTCTTTAAGATTTAAAAATTCTTCAAGAAGATCTTTTCGAAGTCCTGTAGAAGTAAAATACTTACCGAATACTGGATGTGAAGAAAGCACTGGATACTGAGAAGCGGAGAAATCCCCAGAAAGTACAATTACATCGATAAAATAATCAGAGATTAAATCTGATGACTTCATAAATGCTGGAATAAGTTCTACATCTTTATACCATTCAAGTGCAGTAATATCAAATCCTTTCACTTGGCTCTTTCTAATAAGTACAGAAATTGGACTCTTAGAAAGGTTAGTAAGTGATAGAAGTCTACTTTGCTTATCAAGTACAGTACCATTAGCAGTCAGATACTTTGGATCTGGCTTCCAGAATCTTGTTTTGTTATAATAACTTGCAAGAAGTCTTTCATGAGTTTCTCCATTTGGTGTACTTGGATCAAGTGAGAATGTTTTAAATTCTACTTTATCAGCATCTGCTGTAGGTTCTCCCTGTTCATTTACTGAGTTATTAGTTTTAAGTAAGTTTAAGGCAAGTACACTCCCAGATGCTAGTGCTACTTCTATACTTTTATGAAAGAAAGAACCTTGTCTTTCAAGTACTCTATCTCTTGTCCCAAAAAGTTTTCTTGCTGTATCCAAGTCTCCTTTCTGGATAAGAACAGGCACATTGAATACACCAGTTCTTGAAAATCCAGCAATAAGTCTTACTGGTTCATTACCAGTAGCAGTAGGAACAGCAGTACCATCTCTATGAGTAAAATATACACCACTTGCTTTATATTTTCCAGTGATGTCTCCGAGTGATATTAATCCTGTTGACATATTAAATTATTTTTTAAGAAATTATCATATATATTTATACTTTCGGAAATCCAAATGGGAGAACGGTTTTCCAGGATTTTGCAACATCTTGTACTCTAAAGTAATAAAATTATAAAATACTTTAAAGTAATGAAAGATAGTTTTTTAATAGGTACACCAGTTGTTCACCCTGTATATGGAGAGGGTAGAATTGTAGAGATTAGACCTGGAAGTAAAAATCCTGTTGCTGTTAAATTTGTAGGTGGTATTACAGTAGATTTTAAATTCAATGGCAAACTTTCTCTTGATGACCCAAAAACTTTACAACTTAATATAAAAATACCTACAACCAAGCAAGTTATCTTGGATTGTCTAATTTATATCCTTTTTATACTTCTTGGACTACTTACAGGACTTTTTATTACTGATACTAAAAGATAAAAACTTAAGAAATTTATGGACTTAACTGTTATAAAAGAAAAACTTAAAAAATCATCTCACAGTAATTTAAATAGCGTAGATGAAATGATCATCTATGCAAATGAGATGTATAGAATTGGAGAGCCTGTTATCTCAGATGAAGAGTATGACTTCCTTTTATCTTTTACAGATAATATATCTGATGGAAATCCAAAAGTGATGGATTATACCCATAATGGAAAACCACTTAGAGAACTCCCTATTACTATGGGAAGTCTTGATAAAATTAAAACAGATGAAGAGATTAAAAAATGGCTTGAAAGGTGCAAAGATGATGATACGCTCGTGATTACTCCAAAGTATGATGGTATAAGCATATGCGTAGAATTTGAAGAAAATGGAGAATATACTGCTTTCAGTCGTGGTACAGGAACAGAGGGATTTGATATTACATCTTTTGTGGAAGTTATAGGTATTCCAACTTTTGAAAAAGGTGTCTACTTTGGAGAAATTGTACTTAAAAGGGAGGCACTTAAAGAAATGAATAAAGTAAGAGAAGAAAGAGGTCTTACGCTCTATAAAAATACCAGAAATACAGTGGCTGGACTCATGTCTATGGTAGACCCAGATGAAGATTTTCTTCCATATCTAAGTGTTATATTCTATGGAAAAGGTAAAGTACATGAAGATAAAAATCAAACTCTTGAATTTATAAAAGAATTTACACTTGACAGTTCACTTCTTTTCATTTTACTTCCTTTAAGAAGAATTACAAAGGAGACACTTGACTCCATTTTTGAGGATTTTAGAGAAACACTTGATGTAGATATAGATGGACTTGTTCTGGATATAGATAATAAAGATAGTAGAAAAATACTTAAATCTTCTACTTTAAATCCTGCTTATGCTGTTGCTTATAAAGGATTTCCCCAGAAAAGTTATCCTACAAAGGTTAAATTCATTCATAGAACACTCTCCAAAGATGGTATATTTGTTCCTACTTTGGTAATAGAACCAGTAGAAATAGGAGGTGTAATTATCAGAAATCTTTATGCAGATTCTGAATCTTTCCTTTATCTTTACTCCATTGGAGAGGGTACAAACATAAGTATAATTAGAAGTGGAGATGTTATACCGAGAATAGTAAAAGTAGAAGATTTCCCTATTTTAAAAAATTCTAGGCTTAAAAAACTCAGACAAAAGTACTCAGACAATCTTCAAGAGATTAGAAAAAATCATATAAATACTCCAGAAAATTACTCAGAACCTAAACTTGACCTACCTTATTATTGGGACTCTACAAATACTCAGATAAAAACTGATATACGAAATGAGAACATAGATACTAAAAATCTTGTTCATTTCTTTAAAGAAATTGGAGTAAAGGGAGTAAGCGATGCGAAAATTGAAGATCTTTATAAAAATGGACTTAATACTTTAAGAAAGATTTACAAAGCCTCAGTAAGTAGCCTTTCTTCACTTCCAAACTGGGGAGAAACTTCTGCTATCTCTTTTAAAAATGAAATAGAAGAAAAACTATCCTGTGCTACAGAAGAGATGATTATGTCTGGAAGCAACTTATTTTTCAGACTTGGTGCAAAGACTTTAAAACCTATCGTAGAGTATCTTGATCTTCCAGATGAAGAATTTAAAAAGAAACTTGAAAATATTCCAGGTTATGGACTGTTTACAAAAACTTCTATTCTTGAGGGTCTTCCCAAATATAAAAATTTTAAAGAAGATATCTCTGAATTTATAAAAGAGAAGAAAATAGAAAATAAGGCAATTGGAGATAAGTACAAAGACAAGAAATTTGTCTTTACAGGAGTTCGGGATAAAGAACTTGAAAAATATCTAGAAAGTGAGGGTGGTCAAGTTACTACTTCTGTCTCTTCTTCTACTTCTTATGTAATATGTGCAACAAAAGACAGTTTAAGTAGTAAAATTAAAAAAGCAACTGAACTTGGTATACCTATCATAGAATACAAGGAAGCCAAGATGTGGATGCCTAATAAAAATCAAACATTATTTTAAAAACTCAAAATGTATAAAGTTATACCTACAATACTTGATCCTGGGAAACTTGATCCCAAAAACTTTGTCACTATCGGAGATGTCAGTTATGTCCAATTTAAGGCTAACTCATACACTGGGAATTCAACCATTGGAGTTATTCCTAAACTTGGAACAGAGTCAAAAGATAGAGATGATATTGTTATTGATATTCATTCAAAAATTGATGAGCTTGATGCACCTATCTATATAAAAGATCACTCAACTATTACAGTAGATGATGGAACTTATTATACAGTCCATGATTCTTTGTTCAAGTATGTAGTTCTTAGAGATGAAATTGTAGATGAAATGACAATAGATGATTTTCTTGGTTATTTTGAGAAACTTTTATTTTTTAAAAAACCAAAGTATTCGATTGTATTTTATATTACATTCTTTCTTTCTATGCTTACAGGTATCTTACTTTTTAAATCACTTATGAATATCTTTAATTAAAAAACAAAAATCAATTATGAAAATATCAAAAAATGAGTATTTGCAAACTGAGTTTGAAATAGAAAAAGGTGGAAACTTTCAAGTAGAAAAACTTATTTCTATTTTACCAGCAAATAAGAAAATTGTCCTTGTAGGAGGTTTTTGTAGTGGAAAAAACTACCTAGCAGAAAAACTTAAAAACATAGGTAAAAAGATCTGTGTTTCTCATACAGATAGAGAACAGAGACTTGGAGAAATAGATGGTGTAGATTATCATTTTACTACTCCAAGAGATATCTTAAAACTTCTTAATTTGAACAAATCTATTCAATGGGATGCTTTTGGTGGACATTTCTATGTTACTACTCTTGAAGAATACTTAAGGAGTGATGTTCTTATTCTTTCTCCAAGAGGACTTAACAAATTCCCTCCTGCACTTAGAGAACAGATGTGTGTCATCTACCTTGATATAAATCTTGAACTTAGAAAAGAAAGATATCTTGAAAGGAAGAATGTAAATATGGGACTTGAAAGAAGAATAGAAGAAGAAAAACCACAATTTGATGGTTTTAAAAATTTTGATATCAGAATTTATGATTATAAAGTACAGGAAAATGATAAAGATGTAGAAGAGTAAATAACACAGTTATGATAGACTCGGCTACAAATACAGGATTTAGACTTTATTTTTCAGAGAATTTTGTTTATGAAGAAATAGAGAAAAAATATAAACCTATAATAGATTCACAGTCTCCTATGTTTAGGAGGCTTGTTGAATATTTGAACATGACTATTTGTGCAAATAGGTTTATTCCTGGATTTACTATACCAGAGTCTAATGTTCAATATTCAAGAACTGGGATAAAAACAGTTCATACTACTGGACTTAATCCAACAGAACTTCTAAATGCTAATTCTTTGGATATTGAATTTAAACTTAAAAATAGTTGTATAAACTATTTTATAATGACTGAGATTATTCTTCTCTATATGGATGTAAACCGTAGAAAAGATAAAAGCATCTTCCTGCCTCCTATAATTCTTGATATAATAGGAGATGATGGTAATCTTATAGCCAAGTACACATATACAAACATCTATCCAAAAAGTATAGGAGATCTTAACTTTGATGGTGGACAAGTAAATCTAAATGGAGATACTTTTAAATGTGAATTTGGATTTAATGATTACACTATGGAACTTTATATGGGAGATAGAGTAGATATGACACATCCAGGACTTACTTATTAAAATATGATAACAAGAGATTTATACATTAGAGGAACAAAAGAAGATCCAATGGAGCTTGAAGATAAAATTCTTGAAGATTCTTCGCTTGCTCTCTATATTCAACAAATTCTTATGCTCCTTGAAAATGAAAATAAGATACTTGGTGCACCTGGAATGAACTTAAATCTCGAACATTATGTTTTTGATACTAAAATATCTGCTACCAGAATAAAATCTCTTATTACTTCTGCTATTTCAGAGTACTGTACACTTTCGAAGTACTATGGTACATCAGTAGAAGTGAATATTGTAAAAGGTACAAATAGAGATATTTGTCTTGTAGACATCTATGTAAATAAAGATGTAAAACTTTCTTACCTTGTTAAATAATAATTTTTAAATATACATACTTATGGATAGTACTATAAAAGCAATTCACGAAACACATGCAGATATAACTGAACAATCTGTAATTTCATCTGCTAAATTTGTAACAGAAGAAATCTTACCTAAACTTTCAGAAGCAGGAATTTCTCTAAGTGAGGGTAGTCTTATTTCTATTCATTCACTTTCAAGAATTTTTGAAAGTGATAATGTAGGTAGAAAAGTAGCAGACATCTTGATTTGGAGTGGTATGTTCTCAGAATTTGATGCCGATAGACTTGTTTGTAAAACCACTACTGCTGTAGAAGAAAATGAAGAACCTGCACACCAAGTACAGGAAGAAGATATTAAGGAAGAACCTGCTCCAAAAGAGGTTAAAGAAGAACCTGTAAAAGAAGAAGCAAAATCTTCTGAAGTTAAAGAAGCAAAATAGTTTTGTTTTAAATACTCATGATTTGGTAAATTTTCCCACTTATATTTTAGGTGGGAAAATTTTTATTTCTTCCTTGATAATATTAATAAAATACCTCATATGATACCCATTTCATTATATAAAGACTTTCAAAAGAAGAATGTAGAAAGTTTTACACAAAATAATACAAAGATACCACAACTTGACCTTTTACATTCTGTTATAGGACTTTGTGAAGAATTTATCGAATACAAAAATGCAACAGAAGAAGAACATAAAATAGAAGAACTTGGTGATCTTCTTTTCTATCATACAGTACTTTCCCATATGCTTGGTATAGATCCAAAAGATTTTCTTGAAATAGAAAACCAAGATGAAATATCAAGAGATGAACTTCTTGGTTCACTTCTTGGTAAAACAAAGAAATATGTTTTTCATGGAAAGCCGATTTACAAAGCCGAGTTCCAAAAGTACTTAAATGTTATATTTAAACACCTGGATCTTCATACTTTCAATATAACTTATGTTATGGAGTATAACATCAATAAACTACAGAAGAGATATCCAAATGGTAGAACAGATAATATTTTTAACAAATTACATACTTTAACACTTAATATAATATAAAAAGATGAACATGAAGCCGATTAAACTATCTGGAGTAAATCCACACAAACTTTCTACATTTCTTTCAAATTTTACAAAAACAGATATGCATACTCCATTGCTTATAACAGGAGATAAAATTGTCTGTAATGCTTCAAATCCAACAAAAACTATAATCATTTCAGTCTCTGAAACTGGAATCTGGGAAAATAACTCAGCAGGAGATACTCCTATTCTTATCTGTACAAATACAATGCTTATTAAAAAGATTAATAAAGCACTTGCTACATTTGTAAATATCTCAGCAGAGTCTATAAATATTTCAATTACTCCTGAGGATTACCAGGGAGAACTTATAGGTATAAAAATGAACTTTGTAGGAGATAAATTTTCTACTCGTATATCATCTATTGAATATGACTTTATAAACAAAATTCCACCTACTGTAATGGAAAATCTGCTCACGGTAGATGGAGAAACAATTGGAGAATTTTCACTTACAGCAGAAATGCTTTATATTGTAGATAGAGTTTCTACAAAGAAAGATGATGATTACTCAGCATCTTTTTCTATTACTAAAAAAGAAGATAATCTTGTACTTGCATCAGTTGGCGTGGATGATTGGGAAGTGCTTGGTAAATATGATAAATTTACAAGTCAAGAAAAGTATACAACAGGACTTTTATTTACAAAAATCTTACCAAAAGGTGTAGATTACAAAGGTAAAATCTTCATGAGTTCAGTTGGAACAACACTTCTTGTCTTACAAAATGAGTCATCAACCTATATATGCCCACTTCTGACCAATGATTAAATATGAACAATTTTTGGAGGATATGTCAAAGGATCTCGATATGACTTTGGAGGAACTTGAAGATAACTTTGACCAAGAATTTTTAACATCTGCTTATATCAATCAGTGTAGTCAAGCACCACCAACTTTCAATTTTTCAAATCAAGTATCTGCTGATTACTATACAGAGGAGAAACTTGAGCTTGAGGGTAAACTTGATATCTCTTTTCTTGAATTTAAAAGTAAAAATCCAGAGTATGAATACTTAAATACTTCAAAAAGTATAATATACCATCCAGGAGATATCATTACTTACAAAACTAAGCCATGTACAGTGAAGACTGTGAGTAAAATGGGTATTTTTACATTCTATGGAGGTTATCCAATTATTTTACCTCCACAAGTTGTACTCCTTAACAATATTAAAAAAATAAAGAATAAACATATCCCAGTACTTTATTCAGAGATTAAATCTACACTCCATAATGTTTCAGAATCTGTTTACTTTGCTACATTTTGTGATTACTTTGATATGCAGGAATCTGTCATTTACCAATATATTGATAGAGAAGACCAAGATGCCTTACTTGATGAACTTTCTATGCATGTTGATGTGAGTAAAGTAAGGAAACACAGATAGATCTTTGTGGATAATATTTTTAGAAAAAATTCATGTTATCTTATTTTATTATTTGTTAAACAGAAATGCCTATGAGTACTCTTCTCATAGGCATTTCTTTTATAAATCTCTAAAATTAGTTTTTCTATTTTTCTCCTGCCGAGTAATTTATAACACTATTTTTATTTGTGTTATCCACTCTGTAAGTACTCGCACCACTTATAACAGGTTTGTAAGTTAAAAGTTCTATACCAACAGATATCGTACTTACACCACCATCTGCACTATCATAACTAAATTCTTGCCTAGATACCCCAGAAATAGATTCTGAAAGTTTTACAGTACAACCTATGTTATGGATACCTTTATGTGCAATTTTAAATTTTTTGGGATAAATTAAATTTTCTATTATAGCATCTATTATCTTATACTTTGTAAGTTCTGTATCACATTTAAAATTTAAATTAAAACTGAGTGTGATAGGTACAAAAGTAACTCTACTGTTACCCATTTCAATAGATGTACCAAATTCATCATGCGTAAGTATTTGATGATCTACTCTTACACCTCCACTTCCCAGTTCTGACATATTTATATCAATACTGTCTTCCATAGTAACTGTTCCATATGGCATTGTCTTTCCAGAAGTACCATCTACTTTACCATCCAGGTTTGGGTACTGTGTATTCTCCATAAGTAATCCTCTAAGATATGATTCTGAACCCACTTGTGAGTAAGAAATAGGTACAGTATAAAGTTCTTCCTCTTCTTGTAAGTTCTTTGGAATACTTATTTTTATCATACCTTGAAGTCTACCTACAAGACCTATTATACAGGTTCTTATAAATGGAGAAGTAAAGGATTTTTCTACTTGGTCAGACATAGGGAATTTTTTATAAAAAGGCTGTTTTATGTACCATTTAATATATATAGACAAGTAAAATAATTTTTGTTGTATGAACTCTCTAACTCTCCCAAAAGACTACTTGAAAGATTCAAATCAGGTAGCAGGGTATTTAAATTATCAAAGACTTAACTCTCCTACAAGACTTGTAGAAGAAGTACAACTTGTAGCACCAAGATATTTAAAGGATCTTCCAGATGTATCAGTTACAGGTATTCTTTCTTATTTAAAAGATGTGGAAGATGATACACTTAAATTTATACTTTCAGAATATGAAAAACTTCACAACAATCCTGTTTATAAGGTAATAGAAAAACTTATAAACAATTACCCAGATCTTGCAACTAAACTTTATCCACTTCTTATTCTTTCTCCAAAAGATGCTAAGGATAGTGTTTTACTTATGTTCTCTCAAAGTCTTGATACAAGAATACAGGCTATTATTTCTCCACTTAAATCAAGAGTTTATGATGGAGTTTATACTTCTATTCTTTCAAGACATGGTAGAATAAGTGTACATCATAAGTACTATCCAACATGGAAAGACGCCGAAACAAGTATTACTTTTGTTCTTGTAGGACAAGTTTTACTTTCTGTGAGAAATGGAAAGGTAAATGTAGTTTACGATTGGGAAAGTTCTGTAAGAAATACAGATTTCCTTAATTTATGTAGAAACTTTATTAAAGTTACTTCACTTATAAGTAAAACAGAAACACTTAAAAGAACAGATGAGGGATATAAAATTTATGAGAGTTCTTTCCCTCTTGATAGTACTTATATTAAGCCATCTGTACAAAAACTTATAAGTCTTATAAATTCAGATATTGATTACATTAAATGTTCAAAGTACATCTACTCAGTTACTCTTCCAGATGGTACAGAAGTTACTGTTCTTAAAACTGGAGAAGACAGACAAACTTTTGTAGATTCAAAAACTGGAGAGCAGGTAGAAATTGAAGATACTTACGCAAATGTTATAAGTTCTGAGGTAGAAAAAATAGAAGAGGTTGAACTTCTTAACGAAAGCCCATTCTCTGATGATGAAGATAATGATGAGGTATCTAAGGGGGGTAAAGACTCTGAAAATACAGAGGAGGATATCGAGAAACTTTCGGAAAGGATATCTTGGATAGAGGATAGACTCAAGACCATAGAGGATAGCGATAATCATGTTAAAGATGATGAAGATATCAAAGATTATTACTTAAAACTTAAAGGAGAACTTTCTATCTTACAAGGTAGACTTGAAGATCTTAAAAATAAAACACCTGATAGAGAAGATATTGAAGATATAGTTGTTAAAGATTCTATCTATGAATCTTATACAGATACTATGGTAGAAAGCCAAGTAAATCTACTTCTTGAAAAATCTCTTATTTCAAAAGATGAAAAACCTTATTTCCTTACTGATTATGAAAGACTTAAACTTGGACTTATATCAAGAGATAAATTCTATGAAGATTATAATATAGAAGATAGAATTAAAGATTCTGTGAGAGATACACCTTTTGTAAACATAAAAAATGAAACATCTCCAAATTTCATTGTTCTCCCTGTTGAAACATTTGCACATACGGTAGTAGATCCAGAATTTAGATTTGTTTATTCAAAAGATTTTGGTATAGGTCTTCATAGAAAATATGCAGGTGTGTGGTACTCTGTAAAAGAAGACATTAAAGCAGAAGAACTCTTATCTGCATCATCTTACCTTTATGGAAATATTTCCATCGAATATAGTACTTCTGAAATGAGTAAAGCCTTACAGGATTTTGGAATTATTACTCCTGCTCCAAGTATTATGTCTTTTATAAAGAATGGATATTACTTACTTACTTCTGATATCCTTGAATCTGAAACCCTGTTTGGTACAAAAGGAACAATTATTCAACATACAGCAAATGGATTTGTAGATGGAAGTAAAGAGAGCGTAGATATTCCACTTCACTTACTTGGATCAAACAACTGTATTCCAATTTCTACTACTTTACTTGTAGGAAATAAGTACAGAGTTACTGACTCTAATGGAATTTCTAAGAATTTAAAACTTGTTAAACAGGGATATTCTAGCACTCTTGATATGGAATATACCTTTGTTGATGAATTTGATGAACTTTTACAAATACCACTTGAAGACCTTGTAACTTGTCAAGTTGTTCCATTATAAAACAGCAAGTTCACCATCAAGACTTCTTCTGATTTGATTTTCGAAGTAGGTTTCGAGTGACTCCATAAAACTACTGTGGGTAACTAAAAGGTTCTCTTGGCATTTTCCAAGAATTTCTCTTTTAGTTACCCACAGAAGTAATTTACCTTTGTATTCAAATTTTATACCTCCAAATTCACTAGTAAAGACAACATCTCCCACAGAAAATTCTCCTGTTTTCCGAATATTTTCTGATATACCGATTATCTTTCCAACTGATTGATTTTTCTCTGTAATTTCCAGAATTAAATTGTCTCCAAGTGGCAAAAGCTCCATATCGATTTTTTATAGAATATATATACCAATATTAAAAGATTATTCATGTCAAAGTATTTTGATACCTCACGAATTAAAGGATCTGAACTTCTCTCAGATGCTCTTACATATGTTCAACAAAAATACAATCAATATAAAGAGAGTTTTACTTATGCTTCTCCATATGGACAGATAATACTTGTACTTCACAACCTGTCCCAAATGATGTTCTATTATATAAAAGATGCTCTTAAACAATCAAATTTTGCTACTGCCAATAGAACAACTACAATTTATGGACTTGCAGAACTTCAAGGACATACTGCTACAAGAGGTATCTCTGCTGTCGGACAAATTTCTATTACTAAAAATCCAGACAGTACTGTTCATCCAGATGCTTTACATATTCCAAATTATACAAGACTTCTATGCGAGGATACAGGAAATCCTTATATTATAGTTCTTCCCACTTCCCACACTCATATTACTATTTCATCTCTTTCAGAGTCTAAGTTCCATATTGTACAGGGAGAAATGGAAACTCAGGTATTTACAGGTACAGGAGAAGATATTCAATCATTTACTGTGCAGGGTGGTATAAATAAGATGATAGAGAATGATAGAATTTGGATACTTGTAAATGGTGTAGAATACAAAAAAGTGGATAGTCTTTACGATGCTACTTATAAAGAGCCTGTTTTCCTTGTAAAAAATGATATCTCAGGTAGAGGCATTTCTATTGTTTTTGGTACAAATTCTATGCATAGAGTCCCAGAGAAAGGTTCTGAAATCATTGTAAATTACTTAATTACAAAAGGTGCAGGAGGTAATCTTCAAGGTATATCAAGTCCTAAATTTACTTGGACAGATTCTGTATTTGATTCTACTGGACAGGAGATCAATATGAATGAATATGCAATTACAAAAGTAAGTATGACCCCAGAATTTGGAGCAAATTCAGAAGATCCAGAACTTACAAAAATTCTTGCTCCAAACATATCCAGGAATTTCATAATGTATGATGACAATAGTATTGCTTACTTCTTTAAAAAGATGAATTTCTTTAAAACAGTAAAAGTTTTTAGAGATGATACTGTTAAAAACAGCAACATTTATTCTGTACTTCTTCTTCCAGAACTTAAAAATAGATTATCTGCCACTGAATCTTATTTTACAGCATCTATTGATAAATTTGTACTTTCCCCAGAAGATAAGGATAGACTTCTTACAAACATTCTTGAAAGAAATATAAAAAGTACAAACATTTCTATAAATCTTTATACTCCTGTATTCGAGTATTTTTCTATGGTAATTGATATGACCCTCCATCCTACATACTCGAATAAAATAGTAAGTACAGATTCTTACAAAAATAAAATACAAGAGGTTGTCGGAAACTATCTTCTTTCTACTGAGAGAACAAATATGATACCACACAGTGATATTGTAAGAATCCTTGATGAACTTGAATTTTGTGATACAGTAAAAGTATCATTCATTCCAGAAAGAGATGATATGATAGACAGGTACGGCAATATAAAAGTAGGAGAAACAGAAGTTGCTATATGTAGAGGTGGATTTGTTTCTGAATCTGGTGTAGAAGTTTCGGATACTCTTACTCCTACAAATGGATCAATTGGAATACTTAATATAAATATAAACATATAAATCTTATGAATAAAAATATAATCACAGAGTCTGTCTATATGAAGACCCTAAAAGTTGGAGATATTGTTCTTATAAACCACCCACATCTTGGAGAAATTAAAGTAGAAGTAAAAAAAATAAACCCAGTTATTGGACTTTTCTATTGGGGAGGTGTTGGACAGCACTCAGGTGTAATGGGTGCTATTAAAGGTAAAAATGCACTTAAAAAAGTAAAATCAGTAAGCGAATCTGTGGACAAACTTACTCAGATTGTTAAACATCCCGAGTATGGAAATGTAGAAGTTGTTATTACTAAAAACCTGAGTACAGGAAAATATAGAATTACTTCTGTCGGTATAGAGGGAGATGCTATGGTTACAATGTCTGATCTTGACTCCAAAGATCAAAAAATCATTAGAGATCTTGTAAGAACTACTGCTAAAAATCTTGATGAATCAAAGAAATATGGTTATATCAAAGTACAGGACAAAGAATTTGGAGAACTTATGATTGCTCTTGATGTAGATACGAGAACTGGGGAGAAAGTAATTACAGGTATCTCAGTTGATGATGATGTTATGATTACTCTTGATGATCTTGACAAGGAAGATAGAGAGAGAATTGAAAAGATTGTAAAAGAAAATAATCCAATTTTTGGCTAATACATTTCATTTTTTTTATAATTTTTATAAAGAGAGGGAGACTACAACTTACTGTAATCTCCCTCTTCCATTATGAAAACAAAAACTTACCTATTCACTATTATTTATGATTTTCTCTTGTGTGAAAATCCACCTGTTAAATTTTCAAGTTTCTCAAGATTTATAAATTCAAGAATTTGGAAGAATGTATTTTTGAAGTTCTCATATGACTCCTCTACACTCCAATAATTATTATAACCATAACTCTTAGTATTCATATCCAGCATTACACTCATTTCCCAATCACAGATATTTACATCAATCTGCTTTACTCTTTCATCCATTGGATAAGGAATGTCGAATACTTTAAAGATTTTCTCATCTATTTTGTTCTCTATCTGAGATATCTTATCTTTTATAAGAACTTTAAGTGGATTAGTTATGTCTCCTGTATAACATTCTCCTGCATCATGAAGTAGACATTGCATAGCCAGTATAGGATCTCCATAGACAATTAAACTTGCTTCTGCCATCTTTACAGAATGTTGAGCAATACTGTAATGTCCATGATTTCTTCTTGTCATATCTCCTGTATGTCCATTGTATCTTGGCTGTTTAGCCAGACTCATTGCTATAAATTCAAGATTTACAGCACTGTCTTCAAGATCTGTAACAGTCAGATATTTTCCATTTGTGTACTTGATTACACCATCTTTCATACCATCTACTTGGGTATTTCTGTAAGAATTTAGTCTCTTAATTCTTACAAGTCTTTCATTTTGATTATCTTCCATAAAAATTTTATATTTTTCCTTTTACTTGTGCAAAGATGTTGATAAGTTCCCAAATTAATGCTCTAAGGTGCAAACTTGGATCTATCCCTGTATGTTTTATACTTGTATAATATGAAACCTTTATACTTATATTCGGAATTACAACAGAAAGACCTGGATGATTTTTCTCTATCCAACTTATAAAAGGAAGTTCAAGAGACTGCATTGCAGAGTCTACCTGCGTATTATACTTAGTTTTTAAAATAGAATGAATATATTCTGGTTTTTGATTATTTCCCTCTACAATAAGACTATAAAGTTCAGAAAGTTCCTCTACCTGTTGAGTATTGCTTTCTTCTATATTACTTCCACCTGAGAATTTAAGTTCTTCTATTCTTTCAAGAGTCATTCTCAGATCTGGGAACATCTTCTTCGCAAATTTTACTATGCTGTCCTTATCGTAAGAGATTCCCTCACTTTTAAGAACATGTGCTATTCTCTTTACATACTTCACAAAAACTTCTTTCTTCTCTGTATCATTTTCAGAGTCAAAGCAGATACCACCTCCAAATCTTGAAAGTATAGGAGCAGGTACAAGATTTATGTGGTTAGTTGTAGCAATAAAAATCACTTTTTCAGAGTAAGTATCCATAAATCCTTTAAGTGCTTCAAAGAACTGCATACTTACACCATTCACTTCATCAAGTATAACTATTTTCTTCTTCCCAGTTTTACCATCAAGACTTATTTGTGTCTCACTACAAAATTCATAAATGCTACCTCCCTCTCTAAGTTCATCTACTGAACTATTTCTTGAACTGTTGTGGTAAAGATAAGGATAATTGCTGTTTTTAGCCAGGAACTTAGCCATACTACTCTTACCAATTCCAGATGTTCCAAAGAAGAGTTGAGATTTGTCAATTCCATTTTTAAACTTTGAAGTTATTCTATCTGGAAGAATAAAATCTTCCAGTTTCTCTGGATTATATTTCTGTATAAATTTCATATACTTACTTTTTATAAATAATATCTTCTTCCATTTTTATATGTTCCAAATAAAAATGGAAATGCACTTTTAGAAAAGATATATATGACAATAATTAAATCGTTCGTGATATGAATAAATCCAATGCTATATGGTTAATGGAACACTCCAGAAAACCATTGTCACTTTTGGATATATCGGAATCAGAAGTAGGATCTGGAAGTACTCCCAAGTACATCTTGACAGGTATATGTGCTGAATTTGATACTCCAAATGACAATAATAGAATTTATAAGAAAGAGGACTATCTCAAGCACCTTGAATACCTTAAACCACAAATTGAACAAGGAATACTTCTTGGTAGTCCAGATCATGATGAAGATTACCATGTTTCTATGAGATCAGTATCTCACATCATTAGAGACCTTTGGTATGATGAAGCAGAGAATAATGTAAAAATCAAAATAGAACTTTTACCAACTAATCTTGGTAAAGATCTTATTGAAATTGTTAAAGCAGGTAGTCCACTTTTCATTTCCAGTAGAGCAACTGGATATAGAGATGAACAAACTGGTGTAGTTACTATAGATACTATTTATACATATGATGTAGTATACAGACCTGGATTTGCCAATGCTAAACTTACAAGAATATCAGAAAATCAGTCTTTTACAAGATATGTTGCTCCAAGACTTGTAGAAAATGCACTTGGGGAAGTTTCAGAATTTGATAAACTAAGAGATAAACTTATTTCTATGCTTGTCTCTGGAAATATCGATTCAGAAGAGAAATTAAACATTTGGATAGGAAAATATAAGAGACATTATAGACTTGCAGAGCAGGGAGATCATTTTATATCTTATATTAAGAAATCTGAGCCTTTCCAGGAGATTGTATCTTCTATTTTCCCAGATTGGAAATACACAGATGTAAATCCAGAAGAGAATGTAAATCTTGTAGAAAATAATAATGATGATAATAACTGTCCAAATAAAGATTTAAATGGAAATTGTGTAATTACTACTATTCCAGAGAATCCAGATGTTGTAATTTCTGAAAATCCTGATGAAAGTACTGGAAAGGAAGAGCCTACGCAGGAAAATCCATTGGATACAGAAGTTGCAACACAGGATACTCAAAATACAGAACCTATTGTTTCTGAAGAAGTTGACAATTTTAGATACAAAGTTGGAGATGAGATAGAATTTCCAAGAAATTATAAAAATAAAACAGTTGCAGGTTCTACCTTTTCTATTGAAAGTATAAAAGGAGATGAAGTAGCACTTAAAAATATTAAAACAAAAGATATAATTATGTATAATCTAAAATCACTCTCTAATAATGAATCTCTTGAAAATATTTTAAGTCCAGGAGATGAAGTTAGAATAAAAAATAAAGAAAGTAAATTCTATGGAATGACAGGTCTTGCTGGAGAAATTGAGGGAGACACTGTTAAAGTTACTTTAAACGGTATAGAAAGAGAATTTTTACTTTCTGACATAGAAATCGAACAAACAATCTCTGAAAGTCTTAAAGATGATCTTTCAGATATTATCTCTTCAGATGATGATGATGAGAAGAAAGTAGAGAAGATTCTTTCACTTTCAGGTCTTCCAGATGTATTTAAAAATACAATCAACAGCAAAGATACAATTTCTGAAAAGATTAAGTATGTTAAAGATTGGGTATTCAATGCTGAAAATTGGAAAGAGATCTTGAAAGTAAATGAATCTCTTAAATGGGTACTATCTTTTGAAGTAGAAAGTTCAGATGGCGTAAAATACAGAGTTGTTCTTGATGATTACCAGAAGTTCGGAGTACAAAGATCAGAAGTTGGTAGATGGAAAGATCTTGATGTAGAACCATCTATCCAGGATGTACTTTCTGGAAAAATTGAAGTAGATGGTACTACCTTAGTTTTTGATCCATCTGAGCACCTTGATCACTTTAAAGATCTTGGACTTCTTGAAGATAAAGATGAAGATATTACATTTTCAAAAGATGAAACAAATGCTATCTTGGATATCTTTGATAATCTTGCAAAATCTGGGAATGGACTTGAAGATATTCTTTCTTCTATCTCTACCACAGTAGACCTTTCAAGAGAAGATATCATTTCAGTTCTTTCAAACAATGGAAGAATTTCTAAAATTGATACACCTGTAGAAGAGGAAGAGCCTGTAAGTATAGACAATATCACTTTTGTATCAGAAGCGAACGCAGAAGATACGCAGGTACTTGAACTTTACAAAAATTACAGTACAGGTGGTGCTTCTCTAGTAGAAGTTATAGATTATATTACAATGAATACAGGACTTAACATTGAAAGTGTTAGAGATATTCTTGTAAAAAATGGAGTACTTGGTAAAGATGAGTTCATTATTACAGAAAGTGCTATTCTTTATGAAAATGATCAGGATCTTCCACAGGCAGGAGACAAATATACCATCAGATATGGTGGAGAAACTCTTCAAGTTAGTGTAGTATCTGTATCTGATGATATGGTAAATCTGATATCAAACAGTAGTGATCCTTATCTTAAAGATATTACTATGGAGGTTGAGGAATTTAAATCTTCTATTACTTCTGAGGAGGAAGCAGAAAATAAAGCAAATTATGAGGATATTCTTTCAAAAGTGGCTAAACTTGAAGAATCTGTTGGACTTCTTACAGGTATGCTTGAAAATGTTCTTAGAGAAAATAAAATTCTTAGAAGAAAGATATCAGAAAGCAAATCTCTATTTGAATCAAGAAAGCCAACTGTTGAGCTTGTAGAGGGAAAAACTTATATGGTTAAAACTTCAAATTCTGGAGTAGAACAAGGAACTTATGTAAAATACTTAGGAGATGGATTCATTACAGAAGATGGTAGAGAAGTAAGAATCGATGAATCTTCTGTTATTCCTACAACTAAGGATATCTCAGAAAGTGTAGATCCAAAAACTCTTGTTTTTGACCTTAAATTCCCTAAACTTAAAGGACTTCGTAAAGAGACAAAATCTATGTTCGAATGTCTTTCTCCAATCAGACAGGAAATCATCTTCTCTGGACTTTCAGAGTACTCTGATGAAGAAGTTGAAACTGCAATTGAAGACAGTACATCTAAGATTGATTTTGTTTTTGCACTTGAACATATTCCTGCCGAATTTGTAGGATCTTGGGAAGCACTTCCACAGGTAGAAAAAGAAAATATCGTATCTGCTTTCAAACTTAAAAATCCAAAGACAGTAGATGAGGTTGTTAATTTCTGGTATAATGTAGGACTTGAAGAAACTTATACAGACTCTAATGTAGGAGTTATTACTACAGGGATAGATTCCTCAGTTCTTGAACTTGGATATGATATAAATGATATAAACATTTAAGGCATAACTTGTGATTTACTATAATGATTGGTGGCAAAGTGGAAACATTTTGCCACCTTTCTGTATAAAATAATTAAGTTGTAAATTTTTTAGTTTAGGTATGAGAGTGGGAAAGTTTCTGATTTCTTTCTCACTCCATTTTAAAATAAAATAAGATATGAATAGTGAAATTATAGTAACAAGACAGGTAATCTCTCTTATTGATAAGTATTTAAGATATTATCCAATGGATCAGTTTTACAGTAGTGATCAGATTACCTATCTTAAAACTGTAAATACTTATTTTTCTATCTCTATTCTTGAAAAATATAGAAATCAAATTAAAAGACTTAAAAAAGATTTACAAAGAGGTAGAATTTCAGATATGGATCTTTATCCAGATATCATAACAAATCAGATAACAAATATTAAAACACTTGCACTTAGATATACACTTGTTCATTCACTTCTTGACTATATGAAGACAGATCAAATAGACAGGGTTGTAATAGGTCATTCTTGGTATCTGATTTTAAAGATGAAGTGTAAAACTTTACTTAAAGAAGTGAACTTTGATATAGAATATTTAAAAATACCTTTTGAAAATATTCCAAATTCTTTTTAAATATACTTTTTAAATACTTCATTTGAGTATTTTAATTGATAGCAAAGAGAACCTACATAAGTTTTGGTTCTCTTTGTTGTTTTTAATATATACACCAAAATTAAATAAAATTTTGTTATGAATAATTTAAAGACAAAAATCTATGAGTCTTGGTTACCTAAACTCAGAGAAAGATATGAAGCAAAAGGTATTTCCATTTCAGAATCAAAGTTAAGAACTATTGCCGAAATGGCTCATATCAGAAAAATGTATGAAAATGCTACATCTACAACTTCTGTACCAGGTAGAGGTAAATTTGCTTTTGGTAATAACCCAATGGCTGGTGGATCAGAAGTAGGATCTGGAGAAGTTTTCCAAGATTTATTTGGTGTTTTCTTAGATGTTTCTGCTACAACAGTAGGTATGGATATCATTCCAACTATCCCAATGTCTAAATCTAACATCTCTGTTTATATCGTTGAACCTATCTATACAGGAGGTATCAATGGAGAAACTAATGTAGAGAAACCAGTAATCTTCATGATTGATGTTTCTGGATCTTCTGTAAAAACTAAACTTGCAGATTCTAAAATTGGTACAGAATACTCAGTTACAGGTGGTCTTGGAATTCTTGATAAAGTTAAATTTGTAGGTAGAGATAGAATCAAAGGTAAGTATATCTTTGAAGTTACTGCTATCAAAACTGGTAAAGAGGCTGACTACAAGGCTAAATCTCTTGAAGAAGTTCTTGACCAAGTTAAAATTGATACAGACATCGAATATACTGCAAAATCAGTAGATTATGTTTCTGGATTTAACAACTTTATAGCTGGATACTCTGGATCTGGAGTTACTACTTCTACTGCTCCAATTATGAGTGCTAACAGAAGCAGACAAAGATTTAAGCCAATGAATAGAGAAAATGGAGAAAGAACTCCATACAAATCAATGGGTCTTAGACAATGGTCTCGTAACTTCTCTGCTGAGACTTTCCATGTTGATATCGAATATACAACTGAACAAATCCAAGATATGAAGATGGATCACGATGTTGATGCTCTTGAACTTGGAGATGCAGTTCTTAGAGATCAACTTACTCAATCTATCAACGGACATATCTTGTCTGAGGTATTTGCATATGGATGGCAACATCACTACAACATGCATACTTTAAATCCAGCATTTAACTTGAACTTTAATGCTAATACTACTGATGCTCCTAACCCAACTGAATTTGAAGGTATTGCACCTGGTACAGGTCTTCAAATTGCTGCTACAAAAGGAGAACTTGTTAGTGGTTCTGTTCTTGCTGAAAATATGTCATCTTTACAAAGAAGACTTATCACAAGACTTGCTTATGCTTCATCTGTAATTAAAGTAAGAAGTAGAAAAGGTAAAGGTAACACTATCGTTCTTGGTGCTACTCACGGATCTGCTCTTTCTGATATCAAAGGTTACTCTGTTGCTCCATTCTCTAATTCACTTTCTGATGAAGATGGATTAGAATATGCAGGAGAATTCAAAGGTATCCAAGTTTACGAAGATGCTTTGATGGATCTTACTGATAACAGAATTGCTATTTTCAGAAAAGGTTCAGAAAAAGATCCAGGTCTTAAATTCTGTCCTTACTTACTATCTGAAAAAATCTCTACTGTGGCAGAGGGTACAATGTCATTTAAAGAAGCACTTAAATCAAGATATGCACTTGTAGGTGCTGGTTCATCTCCTGAACTTAACTACTTGACACTTGTAGTAGAAGATTCTTCTTACAAACTTGTATAATTAAGGCAATCTTTCCTTAAAAATATGTAATAGTTGTCCCACTCATTTTCTGAGTGGGACAACACTTTTTAAACCTTGAAACTGTGGGATTTTTGAGTAGGTAAAATGTTTGTAAAATCCAAATTAAAAAATGACAGCACTTATTTTACTCACAGCACTTATCTTTATGTGTGCCTCGCTTTTACAAGCAGAATTTTCTCCAAAATTTCAAATAGAGATAAAAGGTATGCTTACATTTGCTATTTTTATAATGTCTTGTGTTCTTGTATTTCTACTTCTATTCTAAAAGTGTTACCACAGAGTAACTTACCACTTAGTAACAAAAAATATTTAAAATTTCTTATGATAAAGAAAATTAAAAATATAGCCATAAAACTCAGAGATAGCATTTCTTCTGATTTTCCTTATGAATATGCTATTCTTATCTTAATTCTTGGTCTTCTGCTTACAGGATATATCTTCCTGTTAGTTTTTCTGTAAAATTTAAAAATATGGTACAAATTCTTTATTTACATATGTCACTTATCTTACTTGTTCTCATAATAAAACTTCTTGATATTATAGGAGAAATTAGAAGATGGAATTTAATTACAAAGATGATCATTTTTATTATTATCACTATATTCTACTTCTCTATGATACTCTATGTCTTTGTAAGTAATGTATAGACAGAACTATGGAAACTTTATCAGTCTTTATAATATAGAATTTATATGAAAAAGGATAAACTTTTAAAAATGGCTAAATCTTTAAATGTAGATGGTTTTATTCTTCTCTATTTTGAAGAAGAAGATATAACTATTATTGTACAGGAAGATGGCTACTCCTTTACTCATATAAATCTCTTTATTGATGGTAAACTTTCAAAAGAGAAAAAGATATCATTCCATATGGGAAGAGACAAAATCAAAGACTTCAATTTTGAAAGTTTTGATTTTGAAAGTAATGAAAAACTTACAGACAAAATATTTAGTATATTATATCACGAATCATGGACAAAGTAAAAATACTTCAAATAGCCATCAAAGGCTTTGAAAATGTTCCACTTGGATCTGAACTTAAAAGACTTTCAGACAAGCACTCACTTGGATTTTCAGAAACTGATATATCAGAAATTCTCGATTTTAAGGCAGAAATAGATGTAGAAAAACTTTCCACCTTACTTAAATTCTTAACTTCTGATTACACAGACTCTGCTATTGAAGTTGTAACACTTAATCTTTCCACTTTTGAAAAATTAAATTACTTTTTCCTTAATGGAAAATGTCACATCTTACATTATTAAAAAATAAAAATATGGACAATGTAAAAATTATAAATATCAGCACCATAGATTTTGACAGTATTCCACTTAAATCTGAACTTAAAAGACTTTCAGATAAGCATGATATAGGATTTTCAGAAATCCAAATAGCAGAAATTCTTAGTTGTAGAGCAGAAATAGATGTGGAAAAACTTTCTGAACTTCTTAGACATTTAACTATCGAATATGTGGACTATTCAATTTCGGTTACAGTACTGAATTTGTATAACTTTGAGAGATACAGTTATTGTTTTCTAAATGGAAAATGTCACATCTTACAATACTGAACCATATGGAAACTTTTATTATAGAATCTGTAAATTTTTATCCATACTTTTACTTGGATATAAAGAAAGAACTTACTTTACTTATAGAAAGTACTGATATTTCACTTACTGAAAAGGAAATAGAAGAGATAATCTTTCTTAAACATAAAACAGACAAGATAGAAGAAATAGAGAAGCTTTTTAAACTCTATTCTCTTATGAATAAAGATAAAACTTTCTTTACTATCACACTTTCCACAGATACTTTCCAAAGATATAAAACATACTACTCATCTGGAAAAACCCAAAAAGAGATAGGAGAGGTCTATTACGCAGATTTTGACAAAGACAAACTTACTTAGATATGGAAGAAATGATTACAGTTTTTACTATTGATATCTCTGACAAGAAGAACATAGATGAAGTTAGAGAATCTCTTAATTTTCTATCAACTATATGTAGAGTAAAACTTTCAGACAGTCAAATAGAAAAACTTCTTACAGGCAAACTTGTAATACCACTTTCTGATTTCATTTTATTTTTTTAAGTGTATACAGCCTGGTATAATACCTCAGTTGTAAAACTTTGGATAATGCAGGGAGGACATGAATACCTTTATACTTTTGAAAATAAAGAATACCTTATAACACCTTAAAAATGAAATATCAAGTAATAGATTTTACTTATGAATCTGGATTTACAGATATCAAGAATAAACTTAAAACTATAATTCTCGAATGTGGTTTTAAATTTCCTATCCAAGATCTTAACCATTTACTTAAAGGTAAAGAATGGGGATATAGGTTTGATGATCCAGAAGAAATATTTGTACTTCTTCTTCAATACTCAGACAAGAATGAACAGGAAACACTTATTTTTGATTACTTTAACTATGATACTTGGAAGAAACATAGAGTAATTATTAGATATGGAAGAGTTATAGATACTCAAATTCGAAAATCACATGAATTTTTTGATGACCCAAATGATAAAAATATAATGAAAAATACAGAAACTTGTACAGATAATCTTCTCTACAAAATTAGAGAAAGCATACAAAAAGGTTATTCCTTGTTCTTTCCACTTACTGAAAGTATTACAGGTTTTATAAATGTAGAAAAAGGACTTGTTATAAGAAGTACAGGGATTTATGAATTTGTAGGAGATAAAATAATTACAGAGAATATAGTAGGTCTTAAAAATACCCAATACTACACGAATAATAATTGGGAACTTACTGAAAAATCTGATATCTTCCTTTCTCCTTTCATTCCAATGAGTGATGTAGGAAGTAGAAAAATCCTCTCATCTTCTGAACTTACTATTTTGGATAATATGATGAGAGATATCCATCCTGGATTTTTACTTGGTGCACTTAATGATCCAAAGATTAAAGAAAAGATACTTAGTGAACTTAACTTATACAAAAATAAGATACCTGATGATGTTTCTGTAATCTTTCACTTGGAAAACTGGGACATTTGTGTTATTATAACAAATGAGGGATATTTCTATAAGTATGGAAATATAACTCTTGGTAGTCATACTTACTTTGGTAGTCAAGAACCCAGAGAGGGTTACTCTCTTACTTCAAAACATGGAGTTTATTCTCCATCTGATATAAGACTTGATACAAGAAACCATCCAATTATTACAATAAGCACCACAGATACAGTTACAAAACTTGAACCTCTCTTTTCAGATATTTTACTTGCACACTATGTCCATTATATTCTGTCTTCTATCGATCCCTCAGATTTTGAGAAGATAGACAAGGCAAAAGTTGAAAAAAATAAGATTGAGTATGAACTCAGAAGCATTGACAGAGATATAGAATCTTTAAAGAAGAAAAGAGCAGAACTTGAAAAGAATATTAGTAATAGACTTGAAAAACTTTTTGAAAATAATGAAAATGAATGCAGAACTCGTAAATAAAAACATTCTTAAAAAGATTCCAGGGGGTTTCTTTATTGTAGTTACCTTTAATGAAGATAGTAATGTATATACAGGTAGTGGTGTAGTAATTTCCAGAAATGGAATATTTAAACTTGGAGTTCCAAATTTTGAGGTTATTAAAGATGGTGTTCCCTCTATCTATGTCTCTCAGTATGGCAATTGGCACAGTACAGGTGGTTCAAAAATTGACAGTGGTAAATTCTTCCTTTTTGGTTTTATAAAGAAAGAATTTATGGGAGAAAGAATAGAAGTTACAGAGGCACTCTATAAATATCTGAGTGATAAACTTCAGGATATGACTTTCCCACTTCTTCATGAACAAATAGCTACAAATACCATAAGGTATGATATGCTTAACTTCATAGAAGATTTTAGAAAAGAAATTCCAGAGGGTATCCAAATTCTTTTCCATCTTTACAATTATATGGATACAGGACTAAATGTTATCTTAAATAAAAATGACATACTTTATTCAAAGATGAACATTATACTTTCTGAAAAATTTTACCACACTAAAACTGGAATCCAAGTAGATGACTCTATAAACTTTGGAAGAATTTATACAGAAAGTGGTAAGCATATAATTACAAAAACAGATCCTGCTGTATGGGTAGGTGTACCAGTAGGAAACAATCTTCTTAGGTACTTAGGCTTTGATATTATTCTTCTTTCAAAAATCTATTACTTCCTTATCCATTTAAATATAGATGAAATTAAGCAAGGTATTGTAAAACATATTGATATTCTTACTGTAAGAAAACATTTACAAGGTATACCAGATGATCTTAAAAATCTTTATAAAACTGAAATGGACAGACAAATTACGCATCTTGAAAAAATTATAAAAGATAAGAAATCAGAGATTAAAAATTATCTGTCACAAAATGATGATATGGTGGTAGAATAATGACAACTTTGTCAGTACTTAAAGTGACAAAGTGACAGACCTGTGACATTTTTGTCAGTACTCAGACTGTCACTTTGTCACTTTTATATGTCTCTGATACCCATTCTTTTGGACTGGCACGGCATTTGCATTTTATAAAATATAACCAATTAAAATTTTATAAAAATGTCAACACATCACAACACTCAGTATATTACAGATCTTGAAAAGCCAGTATGTTCACTTATTCCAAAAGGATATTCAGTTATTCTTCCACTTAATGATAATAACAATATCCATCCTGGTAGTCATGGAATCATCATCAGAAATACAGGGATTTACACTCTTAATGCTACCAATTTTCCTTATATAAAAGAAAATGGAACTTTGTCATCTGTTAACAAAGTTGCAGGAGTATGGATCGACAGTACTACACATACTTATATAAAGAAGTATCAGATTTTTGTTTCTCCTTTACTTTCTATGGACTCTGTGGGAGATAGATTAACACTTCCTATTGAAATTCTTTCATCTCTTATTCAGATGATAAAGGAACTTAAATTCCCTTTTTCTCCAAATGAAATAGAAAGACTTCTTAATGATAATATTTTAAAATAACTTTTTTGTTCATAACTGGTGTGTCTCTAAAATTTTATAAATGAGACACGCCTTTTTAAAATCTTTAACAATTCTAAAAAACAATTAAAAATGACACTTTTACAACTTAAAAAACTCTTAAACATTTTAGTTCCAGTTATTGGTATATTTGTTTTCTTCCTTTTCCTTAGAAATCTCTTTATTCCTACACTTAGAACAACACTTGAATTTCTTGGATCTACACTCATTCTTCTTCTTAGTGCTTATATTCTTAAAAACATAGAAGATAAACTTAAAAAATAAAGAAATGATATATCTTACAGATAGCAAAAGATATGAAAAGGTACAGAATTTTTTAAATTCTCTTAGTGATGATACCCACATTTTGTTTACAGATGACACATACTTCTCAAAAATAATACTTCTTTCAAATAAGGGTATCTTTGTATCTGGTAAAGACCTTTATCTTCCAAGAGAATATGTTCAAGTAGGTACAGATAAGGTAAAATATTCCCACTTAGTACATCCTGGTATCTTTACAGAGGGTAAAACACCAGTAATTACAAAAGAAAATCCAGTAATTACAAAACTTTCTGATAAAGATTTATCATCTTTTGATATCTTTTTCTATACCCATCTTTCTATTTATGTACATATAAATTTGATAATAGAAATTATTAAAGATTCTAAGATAAAGATTATTTACAAAGATAGTAAACCAACTGTAATAGAAAGCATTATTAACAAACTTAAAAATTTACTTATAAAATGAGAATATCAGACTATGCAGAAGAGAATCTCTTATCTTTAAAAGAAGATTCCCACAGTTCATCTTCAAAAATTACAGAGTTTGTTCCTTTTGGATATTCTGTAATTGTACCTACTGTAACAAATCCTATAAATCAAAGACCTTATCCATATGGATTTGTTATAAGGAGAGATGGTGTTTATAGATTAAACACAGATTCTGTCTATGCTTACAATAGAACAAGTACAGAACCCTCTACTTATAATCTTTCAGGAGATGAGTGGACAACTGATGACCAAGAAAGTTATAAAGTATCTACGCACGAATGTCTCTTTACTCCTGTACTTCCAAAAGACAGTCTTGGAGAAAGAGAATATCTTCCAAATAATGTAATAGATGCTATCTATACAGAAATAATAAAACTTGGATATTTTCCTAAACTTTATTCTCTGATTTATTTCTCTGATTTGGTTACAGAAAGATATAAGGAAGTAATGCTTACAGATCTTAAAAACTTTAAAGAAATGATCCCTTATGGAATTGTTCTTCTTTTTAGAATGAAAGATCCATACAATCTTATTTTTATTCTTTCAAAAAACTGTATGTCCTATACAACAGATTCTATAAAGATAAAAGACTACGCTCTTGGAGAAAGAGAATCAAAGGTTCTATCTGATACACCTTACATTTGGTACAAAGATTCTATCATTTCCACAGACACTTTACCATGTGTAGTTCCAACAACTCTTCCAGATAAAGATAAAAATAATGATTTTGAAAGAATCCTCAAAAATGATATCTTCCTCTTACACGAACTCCATTTTTCTATATCAAGATTTAAAGAAATTCCAGGACTTTTGGATATGCTTTCTGAACTTTCTGTCCCACTTCTTAAAGAACTTTCAGAAGAACTTTCAAATGTAGATGATATTCTTTCAAGTGTACTTACCCTTGAACATAACAAGAGAATAGATGAGGAGATTTTTATACTTGAAAAGCAAATAGAAGAAAAGAGGAGTAAGTATATACAGAAATCAATTAAATAATGTGCGTAATTGTAGCAAAATATCTTTCAAGCACAGGTTGGGTGCTTATGAAGAATAGAGATAGAAATTATAGACCAACCATCACTATGAAGAGTGAAAATAGAGAAAAAGATGATCTTTCTCTTCTTTATATGTACGACCTAAATTCTAAATATGGAGAGGGTATCAATTCAAGTAATATCGGTATTATTTCCAGTGCTACCTTTGTATCAAGAGATGAACTTGAGGGACAAACTGGAAATTATGGAAAGAAAGTAGAATATGCTCCAGATGGTGTAGCAATTAGAGGTGCACTTAGAACACCTGGAACTATCAAAGATTGTATAAGTACATTACTTGAAAAAGGAATGATCGGAAATACACTTCTTTCAAATGGAGATGATTGTTACCTGGTAGAATCTTACATTTCAGACGCAGGAGAATATAAGGTAGAAGTTAGACAACTTCCTAATGTAGTGGGTAGTGCTGTTGTAAGAAGTAATCATGGTGTACTACTTGAAGACGCTGGATATAGAAGAGAAGATGATGAATTTAAGAGAAAGAGTACAGAACTTAGAAAAGAAATGGTGGAAGCAAAAATAGGTAAAGCAAATTCTATTTCTGAAATTATAGATATTCTTTCTGTATACAATGAAAATCCAGAGCCACAGTTCAATCCTCTTCGGTGGGACAGTAGAGAAAGTGCAATGTGTACAACTGGACAACTTCTTGTAGTTCCTAAACAGAAGAAACTTCTTTACCGTAGTATCTTTGATAGAATAGAAGATAAAGTAAGTACACTTGATACTGGACTTTCTTATGAATGGCTTGAACCATTCTCTGTAGAACTGAGTGAAAGAGGTTTCCTTAATGAAAGTTTAGAAGAAGAAATAAAAACAGATGGTCTTTATACTTTTTCGGACAGTAGAGATAAAACCAGATATTTCTTTGAAAGTACAGGAATCCTCCACTATGTAGCAAGAGTAGATGAAAATCTTAAAATAAAACATATTAGAAAGGCTACACCGAAAGATCTCTTAAGTATAAAAAGTAATCCTGCTCTTTCTTTTATAAATAAAGTAAAATAAAAATGGAAGAAAAAGATAAACTTTTTGAAGTTAAAATGATTTATCCAAAAGGATCAAGACTCGATGAAGTTTTGGAACAAAAACCTTTAAAAATTAAGGTAAATAATAACATAAATGAAGTTAAGGATTTTCAGATAAAAATAAAAGATAAGAAACCTGAAAACCTGAGTGAAAACTTAATCCATAAAGATCCTACTATAAACAATATGCTTATGGACTGGGTAAACGAAAATAAAAAGAAATAAAAGAAAGGTATCTCTTTTAAGTTTTTAAAAGTTTTTGGATATTTTAAGTCCTAAGAAGATAAGAAAATTAAAAAAAGATATATCTTCTTTAAGTTAGTAAAAAATAATTAATTAAATTTTAAATATTATGTATAAAATAAATGAATCAAGACTTGTTAAAGATTCAGTTCTTAATGGTGGTAAACCAAATGTAAAAGTATATGCTAGAGAAGACAGATATAGATTTGCTGGTGCAAATGAAGTAGAAATTTATGTAAACAATGGTACTGCATTTAAATTTGACTGTAATGAAGCTGAACAGGCTAACTTAAGTCTTCTTGAACTAATTGGAGCTGAAGATAAATTCAAAGAGCAAGTAATGAATGCTGTAACAACTGCCATTGAAAACTGTATCAAAGATGCTGTAAAATCTTTTGATGTGAAGAAAGCAATTTCTGTTATGGTAGACAATGTTATGAAAGTAGAAAAAGAAGAAAAAATATCTAAGGAAGATACTATTGCCTATGTTAGAGAAACTCTACCTAAGAAAATATTCTCCATCTATGCAAGAGAGTTCGAAGATGAACTAAGAAAGAGAGGATATGGAGATGTAATTGGCGATAGACTTTTACAAGAAAATATAAAATCTAATCTCTCATAATGTAAATTTTAAAGTTAGAGTTTTTGCCTACCTAAATTCACAGGTAGGCAAATTCTTATTTAAAAGTATTAAATAAAAACAATAAAAATTCTTAAATCTTATGAATGGTAAAGAAAAATTCTTAAAGAAATATGGACATCTTCTTTCGGAGGCTAAGTTCATTCCAAATTTTAGAAAAATGTATAGTGGTATGGATATAAAACCTGAAATTACAGGAAATATAGCAAATGTCCACTTAAAAACAGAATCTCCACTTGCTGTAAATCTTTCTAATGAAGAAGTAGCGTACGCATATATGCTTAAAGAAGTAGATTCTCATCAACTTGAAACTCTTTTGTCTGTCCATATTACAAAAGCAATAGAAACAGCATATTCTGAAATTAAAGATTTCATTTCTGTACCTATGCATGTAGCACAACTTATTACAAAGGTAGAACTTGAAACAGGTAGTGATAAAGAGAAAATCCTTAAATGGAGAGACCAGATGGTAGTAAGTGGAGTCTATAAACCACTCCAAAAAGAAATAGACTATCAACTTAAAGTCTATAAATATCTTGATTAAAAATAAAAGAGCCTACCACTAAATTTTGGTAGGCTCTTCTCTAAAAAATAAGATTCGTGAGAATTGGTTTATTTTCTTAACTAAGTAATACTCCTTTTTTTATAAATTCTCTTTTATAAATATCTCCATAGTAAGAATTTACAAAAGGTCTAGCAATTTCTACCATATCTGAGTACTTATTTTGATTTATTAGAAAACTTACATGGTTTTTGATTACTTTATCCACTTGGAACATACTACCAATATTTTGAATAAATTCTTGGATAGTATTTTTAAGTTGTTTGTTTATTTGTTCAACTACAGTAGCCGAAAGTTTTCTATTTCTAAGAAGTAAGAAGAAACTTGCTTTTTCTCTTGGACTTAACTGATAATCTGAATTGAATCCACCAACTAAACCAAAAGTATAAGTACCATCATGTTTATTTTTTACAAAAACTAAACCATGATCTGTTTTAATTTCTTTATCAAATCTGGCTTCATTTGTGTATCTAACTCTTCTACTTTCATATAAATATCCAAGATTTTTAAGTTCAACCATGATATCATCTTTGTAATATGCTAGATCTGAAAGTTCAAGCATATCAACAAAGTTTTTCATATAAGTTTCATCTTTTTTCCATGTATCATACATGTCTTTTACATAATCTTTTAAAATAGATTTCATATCTACACCTGGTAAATTTGGTATTGATATAAGCACATTATAAAGTACCTGCTGTATTTTTTCTGTAAGATCAAGTGTGTATTGTACACCAGAATAATCAAGAAGATCGGCACTTGCTCTTTCTTTTTCGTCTGCTTTATAAATGAATGTACCGTATCCATCAAGAGTTATACTTATAATATCTTCTCCTTTTGGAACATACATGTTGATATGTGGTCTATATCTTGATCTAACATATTTTGTTTGTGTATCTTTAGCAGATTCATTTAAAATTATTCCTCTTTTTTCAACTTCTGCTCTTATTTCATCTTTGTAAGCATAAAGTAAATCAGTACTGTTTGTTTCAAGTCCACTAAATAAATCATGGAAAAATCTATCTAGACTACCACCTACTCTTCTACTTCCTTTAATGACAAAGTCCACATAATCTTTAACAAGTTTATCTCCACTGTTTCTTATACAGATATCTTTAAAGTAAGTATAAACAAAGTTATAAATGTGTTTATGTAATGTTTTTGCAAAAGCCTCTTTGTCTGCTTTAAGTAAAACAGCCTCTTCCTCTGCAGATGCTCGAACACTGTAATCTACAAGATCTCCGATTCTTACTCCAAATTCTCCATTTCTATTTTTATAAGTAAGTGTTATATCATAACTTCCATATTCATCTCTACCACTTTCCTCATTTATTTTATTTTTTATGATTTTGTGTCCATATTTTTCCAAGAATTTAGACTTTTTATCTTGTCTTCCAGCTCTTTCATTCATTTCTACAAAATCCAAGATAGTTTCATTGATTAAATTAGGAATAGCATTTAAGAATATTCTCTTGTATTCTGGATTCATAGAAGTATACATGTGTATCTTGGCATGTTCTTCTGCATTAAAATCTTTGATTTGTACATAATTTTTATTTGTACTACCAAAATAAACCATTACACCACTATATCCTTTATCATGTAACATATAGATTTTATCTGGATCTACACGAACACCTCCTGTAATATTTGCTTCGTTTACCATGTTATTTTCAAGTATTTCTTTAAATTGTTTTTCTAATTCTTCTGAGTATGGAGCAAGTACACCAGACTTTATATTTCTAAGTACTTTCTCCCTTTCTCTATCATCAGTTTTAATTTTTGGATTTTCTTTTAAGAGATTTTCTATGTGATTCTTTGCTAGTTCTCTTATACTGTACTTATCAATAGCATCATGGAGAGCATTTTGCATTTCTATAGCAATTCTACCACGAGTATTATAAGAAAGAATTTCTGGATCTTTCTCATTAATCAAGGTAACAAGTGCCTGAATCTTTGGATCGGAATCTATAAGGATTTCTCCATCCATAGTAATAGAGATATCCCTACCTTTCGGTGTATATTTAAAATTATTCATATTTAAAAATTTAGTTATGTATCCCTTTCTCTAAGGCTTTTCCTTTTTAAGTACAAATTTTGAAACACCTGTAAAATAGATTTTCTCAAATCCTTCACTTCTCATTATTTCACTTTCTGAAAGATTTTTATCATACCCTTGTCTAATTAGTTTACTCTTTTGAGTAGCATATCTGGGTAAATATTCAGTGTTCCTTATCCAACCATAAGGTATAGAAATACTTTCAAAATCCATTCCCAGACTTTCGTAGGTATCTCCTGTGAATTTGTCCATATTGTTATAACTTATAATAGTCTCAAAGTCCACAAGTGAAAGAAGATGCTTAAAGAGTCTTTTTGTTCCACCTATAACAGTAAATCCAGTTTTGGTAGCAAGTCTACCTATTTCATAGAGTTTATCTTTTTTACTCTTTATTCTAAGAGTCATAAGTTGAATAAGTTCATCTTCTTTTGTATAGAGTCCAAGTGCATGTGTACAGGGAACATAACCTTGAAGATGATTATTTTCTAAGAATTCTCTTTGTTCTAATACACTTACTTCTTTAATTTGAAGTTTTCTAGCAAAGAGTTTCTTCTTCTCCAGGATTAAATTCTTTATAAAATTCTCTATTTTAATTTTGTTTTCTAATATTTCCCATTCCCAGACAGAAATGAGTCTAATATTTTTACTTTTACAAAGATTATACTTACGGATGTGGTAATTCTTATTTTTAAATCTCTCAGAATGCCAGTATGATCCATTTATTTCTATACCAAGATTAAACTCTGGAAGAAAGATATCCAGTTCCATAGGTGGAATTTTATCTCTTACTGAGGTAACAACTTCCCCAGAGTAAAAAGATCTTATAAAACTTACAAAATCTTCTTCAAGTTTGGAAGTTCCAAGAAAATGTCTGGCTTTAAGTAATCCACATTCTTTACAACCTTTACCAACTAAATGATTATGAGGTAATTGCAAAAATTCTCCATGCTCTTTACAGATAATTTTTACCTGAGTATGATTATTTGTATATTCTACCTTTGAGTAATCATAAGTGTCTGAGTGTAATTCTTTTGACTTCTGTATAAAATCCTCTGTACTAGATGAACAATTTTCATATATGTGATTTAGAATAGATTCTTTGCCACATTCTTTGCACCCTTTACCTCTTAAATGATTATTTGGTGTTTGAAAGAATGAACCATGTATTTTACAGATAATTTCTATTTTAGTCTTGTAATTTTCTACCTTACTTTTTGAATAATCATATTTGTCTCCATGTACATCTCTGGCTTTTTCAAGAAATTTATCAAATGTAATTGATCTATTTCTACCATTTTCTTTATATCCACATTCTTTGCATCCTTTACCACTTAAATGATTATATGGGATTTGCTCAAATTTTCCATGTACAGGACATATGATTTCTATTCTGGTTTTAGCATTTACATAATCTACAAGAGAATAATCATATCTTTCTCCATGAATCTCTTTTGCTCTATTTATAAAAATATCAGTTGTAAAATTTAAACCCATACAAATTTTATCCTACCTAAATAAAAGAGTTTTTATTTTTTAAGACAAATTTCTGTACTCCTGTAAGATAGATTTTTGAAAATCCTTCACTTCTCATTATTTCACTTTCGGATTTGTTTTTATCAAAACCTTTTTGGATTAGTTTATTTTTTTGAGTCTGATATCTGGGTAAATATACATTATTTTTTATCCAACCATATGGAATTGTTACATTTTCAAAAGTGAGACCAAATCTTTCATAAACTTCTCCTGTGAATTTATCCATATTATTGTAACTGATTATCTCTGTGTAATCTATAAGTGAAAGAAGATGTTTAAAGAGTCTTTCTGTTCCACCAATTACGGAGTATCCTACCCTGGTAGCAAGTCTACCAATTTCAAAAATTTTATTCTTCTTATTTTTTACTCTAAGAGTCATTATTTGGATAAGTTTATTATCTTTGTAGAGTCCAAGTGCATATGTACAGGGAACATAACCTTGAAGATGATTATCATTGAGAAATTCTCTTTGTTCTTTTATGCTTACTTCTTTAATTTGAAGTTTTCTAGCAAAGAGTTTCTTTTTCTCTAAGATTATGTTTTTTATAAAATTCTTTATCTTCTCTTTATCTTTAACAATTTCCCATTCCCAAATAGAAATGAGTCTAATTTCTTTCTCTTTACAAAGATTGTACTTATGAAGATGATAATCTTTTGGCTTAAATTTTTCATTGTGCCAATAGCCACCATTAAATTCAATAGCCAGATTAAGTGATGGAACATAAATATCAAGTTCCATAGGTGGAATTATATCTTTTGAATTTGTAATTATTTCTCCAGAGTAGAAAGTCTTTATAAAATTTATAATTTCTATTTCAAGTTTTGAAGCAGATACTCCACATCTGGGACACCCTGAGCCTTTTAAATGATTATGTGGACTCTGAAAGAATGATCCATGTTTTTTACATATGATTTCTGTTTTTATATCTGCACCTTTATAATCTACCTTTTTATAACTAAAAAGATCTCCATGTAAAAGTTTTGCCTTATATATAAAGTCCTGAGTATTTGAAAAATTATGTTCTGCTGTTCTTTCTCTACCACAAGTTGGACAACCTCTACCCATCATATGTTTCTGTGGTGTTTGTAGAAATGATCCATGTTTTTTACAAATAATCTTTATTTTAGTTCTTGTATCTACATACTCTATCTTTGAATAATCATATAAATTTTTATGTACAATATTTGCTCTCTTTATAAATTCATCTTTTGAGAGCATTATTCTGGATCTTGTATCTTCTTTACTTTTTTCTTTACCACATTCTGTGCAACCTTTACCAGATAAGTGTCCACTTGGAGTTTGTAGAAATGATCCATGTTCTGTACAGATAATTTCTATATGAGTACGATTGTTTTTATAATCTACAAGAGAATAATCATACCTATTTCCATGAATATTTTTTGCTTTCTTTATAAATTCCTCTGTATTTGATGTTTGATCTTTTGCAACCTTAATCCTACTACATTCTTTGCAACCTTTACCACCCAGATGATTAGTTGCCATTTGAATGAATATACCATGAATTTTACATCTTATATCTACATTATATCTAGCACCCATGTATTCTGTACATGAGTAGTCATACTTATCTCCATGTACCTTTCTGGCTTTTTCAATAAAATCCTGAGTTGTTTGTTTCATATTCATAAAAATTTTATAACTTTTGGGTAAAAAGGTTTTTAAAATATGCAAATGATATATATGAGAATAAAAATATTAATATTTAAAAATCATAATATTATGAGTAATTCTTCTTATCATTTCAGTGGTTCGAAAACTTCTGTATCCCTCGATGAACCATTGTTTCTTACTAAATTTATAGTTACCTTTATATTACCTCAGGCATTGCAATCTCGATATGGCACACAAGTACTAACTGAGCAATGTACAAAAATTACAGGTCTAAACCTTGATAAAATGCCAGAAGTGGTAGAACAAGTTAATAGAGGTGTAAGTAGAGAATTTATTGGTACAATAGCCGATACAAAAGTTCACGGAAAGTTTACCTTTGTTGTAAATGTTAGCCCTGATGGGACTCCATATCCACTTAATATTCTTAGAGATTGGGCAGGTCTTTGCTACTCTTATAATACAGGTTCTCAAACTCTTAAAAGAGATTATTCTGGGCAATGTATTATAGAAATTCATGCAAAAGATGGGACACTTATTAGAGCAATTAAATTCCCTATCTTCTTCCCAATGACTCCACCGAATGAAATTGACTTAGACAGTACACAAGACAATATTTACGAATTAGAAATGGAATTTGTCTGTGAAAACGGTCAAGATCTTTTAACTAATACACAAAGTAAGTAAGTTTTTCATTTGCAAATGTTATTTTTATAAACACTTTTTGAGGAAGATCCCATTTTTGGATCTTCCTCAAATTTTTTTAAAAGCTCAGCGATCCTAACACACACAAGGATCGCTGAGCAACTTTAACAATAAATCAATCAAAAAAGCAACAACAGTTTATTTCTTTACAAAATTTACAATTTCTCTGTTTTTCTTCATTCTTTTAATTTCATCTTCTGTTTTGTCACTTAGGTAGCCATATGCACCTGTTGGGAATTGGACAAAGTATGTGTTTCTTTCCATAAATTTTCTATTTTAAAAATAATATTCATTTGGAAGTGTGCAAGTTTCTCCTATTGGGAATTATTTGTGAAATGGAAATTGGGATATTTTATAAGACAAATCATGTAGTGACTATCCAAATGAATATTTTATTCTTTTACTTTTTGTATCCTATACTCAATTGTTCTATTTTTGAGTTCTATTTTAAAACTTTTGTCATCTTCCGAAAGTTTAAAGACCCTTATATGTTTAACTTGAAGCACTATGTTATCTGTATCATAGATTTTTACAAACATTAGTTTTTTAAGATTTAACCATCGTTTTGCAAGTTCCAAAGTAGGTTCTATTCTGTCAAGTTCCCAATTCTTAGAATTGTATCTCTTTTCTATTCTGTAATGCATAAAGATAAAAGGTTTTATTTGAAAAATTTTCTATCTTTATGTTTAAGTTCAATGAGTGTTCTTATAGGATAGGTTTTACCATCTTCTGTATAAAATGTATCCTGTACAACACCTCCACCTGTAACTGCTGTCTTCTTTGCTTTACATTTAAGTTCAGTTTCTGATTTACAAATAATAGGAGCAGAAAGAATAACTACATCATTTTCAAGTTCTATAAGATGGGTAGGATTTTCAAGGATAAGATCTGGATTTTTATCTTTGTAAAGAAGATTACCATTTTCTGTAATTGTGTAGGTAGATTTATTTTTCATAAAAAATTAATATTTTACTCTGGAAATTTATATCTATCTATATTACAGGATTTTGATGTCTAGCATCTACCTTACGAGGATTTTTTATTTCTTTTATTACTTCCTTTCTAACTTCCAAGTGCACAGGTTTTGCTTTGCATGATGATAGAAAAAATAAGATAAGAAGTAGGAAGATAAGATAAACTCTTCTAAAATATAACACTTTCATAACTGTTTTGCTTTTTTAGAGATTCTGTAAGTTCTGCACCAAAGAATTCATTTACTCTTGAAAGTATAGGTGTACAATAGTGCAAGAAATCCTCCATATTCTTCTTTTCTATTTTATATTTTATATAGAAGAGTAAGAAAATAGAAGAAATCTCTTCAATGCTCTCTTTTCTAAAACTTTCAGATTTTTTGCCTGATATTTCTTTGTACTTTCTTGTAAGTATACAGATATCTTTGGATCTTATATTTGTAAAAGTGTTTCCCTGTAAAAGAGAAAGTCCTCTCTGGAGTTCTCTTATTATAGTTTTAAGTTCTCTTCTACCTGCTTCCCAGGTTTTGTAACTGTTTGAATATAAGAATCTTACACCTTTTTCTCTTTTACCCTTGTATTTGCTATCATATGCAGATGAGATAGAACTTTGTGAAAGGATTTGTTTAAGGATTCGGATAGAGTAACTTTGTATTACTATATCCTGTGCTGTTTTAACTGATGTAACTGTCATAACTTAACTATTTTATTTTTAAATTTTATACCTCTCTAATGCCCATCGTTTCAAGGTTTTAAACATATGAGCATTTTAGATTTTACAGATAGAAATAGTCAAATGAATCCTGAGAAAAATAAGGAAGAAGTTTACGGTAGTCCCACTTACCTCCCTGTTTTATTACTATCTCATTTATATCTTTACAATTACTAAGTTCTTGGAAGTCACTAAGGAATTTTCTCCACAAGAAAACTCTTAGATTTTCATTCATAAGTTGAATGGAGAGTTTACTACCTGCACTGTCCAGAGTAGTATTATCTGGAATATAGAGTCCAGTAGGAAGTTTAATTATATTTCCTGTACCCTGTGAAGCCATTCCATTTGGAAAATGAGTACTACAAATAGCACTTTCTGTAATGAAGACATCCTGGTAAGGATCTATGTTTAAAATATTATAAAACTTACTTGCATAGTTCAGTCTTTCAAGAATATCATCTGGAATATCTTTGTGGTAATATTTCTCATTGAGCATTCCAAAGGAAAAACTTCTCCATCTAATCCCATTGTAAGGTTCTTTGTATCTTACTTGGAAAGAGAGTACTCTGTTCTCTGACCTTTGCAAATTTAGAACATAAAGATTGTGGAATCTATCAGTTGCAAAATTTTCAAGAGGGAGGGATAAAATATATCTGGATTTTAAATACTTAAGAACTTCTATATCATGATCAACTGGGTAAATTCCAGAAGTAAGTTTGAAAAATTCTGAAAGAGTAGGTAAGTATTTTTCTATATCATAAAGTGGAGCACCTGATGATGAAGAATAAGTTGTAGAAGTAAGAAGAGATGAATCTACCTTTTTAAGAAATGAAAGATTTATATCTCTTTCAAGTGAGAAATCTTTAACAAAAGAGTAGAGATTTTTTACTGTGTTACAATTAAAACATTTGAAGAAAATAAAAGATTTAAAATATAGCCAACCTCTCTTCTTTTTAGAATCTCTTCGAGAATCTTTGCAATATGGACATGCAAAGTTCATATTCTTTCCTCTCTTTTGTATATCTTGCTTATCTTTATCCTGGGAAAAGATTTCTTTAAGTCTTTCACCTAGATTTCTTTCAAGATATTCATATAGTTTTGAATTGTCTCCAGTAGAGAAATCTTCTATATCGTAGTTAAATTCCATTTTCTTTTTTAAAATTTTCTATTCTTTCAAGTGAAAGTGAGTGATAGGATTCAGATATTTCAGAACCTATCCATTTTCTTCCAGTAAGAATGGAAGCAATTGCAGTTGTCCCAGTTCCCATAAATGGATCATAGACAAGTTCTCCAGGTTTTGAAAATCTATCAATAAGTTTTACAGCAAGATCGATAGGCATACCTGCAGAGTGTGTCCCTGTATATTGCTTATTATTTTTGATATCTATCCAAACATCATTAACTGTGCCTCTTTCAAAGTTAAAATTTGAGAATTTTCTACCTACAGGAGAAATGGAATCAAACATAATAATAAGTTCTGATCCTCTATTTAGAACTCCTACTCCCATAGCAGGTTGTGGATTAGGTTTGCTCCACACAATTATATCTTTTATATCCTCTGCAAATTCTCCAATGATTTTAAATAAACTACTTTTATTCCCTGTTGTAATCATTATATTATAGGCAACCTGCTTAGAGATTCTAAGCATTTCTCTTATAGCAGAAGAATGAAATTTGAAGTAGTCATCTGGCTTCATAAAATCTTCAAAGTCTGCATATTTCTTTGTAATTCCAGTGGCTGAACCCTCTGATCTTTTAACTTCTCCACCTTTTGTAACTTTTCCAAGTAAATTGTAAGGTGGAGAAGTTACAATAAGATCAATTTCTTTATCTCCTATCCTTTTCATTGTATCCATGCAGGATTCGAGATATATTTTTGAGTGTTCCATTTTAAAAAAGTTTTGGTTTTTCTTTTGGTTCAAAAACGATACGGACACCATTCAAAATTTCTACAAAAGTAGATGTTATCATATCTTTTGAAAGATTTTCTATATCAGAGGGTTCTCCTGAGAGCATATTTGGGTCTACACACACAAGTTTATCATCTACCTTATGGAACTGCATATCCAGGTGTCCTATTTTGCTCTCTATTTCTTTCTTCATTTTTAGGAAAGAACCAGAAATTTTCTCGGTCTGTTTCGTATAAAAAGTAATAATTTCAAGGACTTCTTTCTTATTCTTTTTAGAAATGGTAAATTTATATTCTTTTGGAGAGAACAGGGCACCTATATTTTTGAGTTCTTTAAATGATGCAGTGGAGAAGTCCTGTGGATAAATCAGAATATCTTTTCCTTTCTCTTCTACTTCGAAATATTCTTTGTTTGGAAGTCCTTTTATACCGAACGATTTCATTTCTTGTAAATTTTTGGAAATAAAATGTGGGAAGACTTTTGAGAATTTATCTTTACTTATCTTCCCACAGGGTTAAAAATAAAATAGCAAATGATTTTCTTTTAAATTTTATAATATGCTGATATCAGAGTATCCTTAATCTTTGGAACAATGATCTCCAAAAGATGATCTCCAAAACTTCCAGAATTTGTCCAAGCAAGATCTCCAGGCTTATATAGTACCTCAGTTTTTACAGGTTCTCCATCTATAACTTCTGTAGTAAGAGCCATAGCATAAAGTCTTCCTACATCAAGTAAGGTTTGTCTATCTTCGGGATGTTGTAATTTTGCAAATGTTTCATCATCTATACTGATATCCAAATCTATAATATACTTAATCTTTGGTCTTTGTTCTGAATAGACAGTTACATTATTAATTACATTTTTCTTAATATCAAAGAAAAATTTAATATAGTCGAGTCTGATATATGAGATTTTTTCCATAGAAGTTTTTATCTTTTTATGATATTTTCTCCAAGAGCATGTCCAAGAAGTTTATAAAGCATATATGCTGTACTCTTTCTTATAGAAAATTTAGTAAGTAGAGCATCATGTTCTTCACTATAAGTGGAAGCACATCTATTTTTTACTTTTCCATCAGAATCATAGATTTCATCTTTGGAAAGTCCTTCAAGTCCAAGAATGAAATAAACAGAATCATTAACTGCTTTAAGTTCTACTTTTGAAATTACACCATCCTGTTCGTACTCGCCTTTTATATGAGTATTGTCATTTCTGTAACCTGTAATTGTATAATGCAATGGATCTGTATATTTTATATCAGATAAAGTAACAAGTTTAATATCTGAGTTCATATCTATGTTGCGAATATCTTCTACATCAAAGATACCTACATATGTTCCAACTTCTTCTCCTTTACCTACAATTACAACTTCTTTGTACTCTTCATTTTCTGATTTTCTTCCAAGCATTACAGCAGGGAATTTTCTAACTTTAATTTCATTTTTCATTTTTTAAAGATTTTTAGTAAGTTTTATAATTTCTTGAATTTCCATTTCTGAAAGATTTTTCCCATTTTGAGTATCATCTCCAAGTATTCTAATTTTTTGAATTATATCTCTCGAAAGTACACATGTTCCAAGTGTACCTGTAAATTTTCTTACAGTGACAGACATTTCAGTTGTAGAAAGATGTCCAATAGATGTCACTTTTGCAAGAGTAAAATTATAGTATAGAAGTGTTCCAACTCTTACATCATCTAAGGTACTATCTCCAACTTTATCAAAGTACCTAAGTATTGCTTGTGTTCTTGTCATATTTTTAAAATAAAGGATTTAAAATAATAAGTCCAGGTTTTATTTCTGGTATACCAAGTACAGACAGAATATTGTTTACAGGATTAAGTATCATCTTCTTAAATTGAGCATCTATATCCACAGGAGGTAGTATTTCTTGTGGAATCGTTCCAACAGGGAATCCAAAAACTCCAACTTGATCTTTACAAAGGTAGTATTGAATCTTGGTACCATTCTTAATATTGGTATATTGAAATTTATGATTTGAATTGTGAAGTCTAAAGTTGTAATTGATACTGGCTTTTATATGCATTGGTGTTCTATCCATATATTCAATAGCAGTAGTATCATTGATGACATATTTGTTATATCCATTAACTCTGACAGCCTCAGAAATCTGATCGATAGAAATTACAGAGAATTCAGTTTTTATTCTTTTAAGCATTGAATGAATTTCTTGTACTCTTATTTCATCTGTACTCATGACATAAGAGATCATCTCTTTAATTTTATTCCGTACAAATTCTGGGAATGATTGCTTGTTAGCTTCTATTCCTTTAATCTGTATATCGGACATAGACTGTTTAATTACTCCGTCATCCCATATTGGATCTTTAATGTAGTGTTTCTTTCCAGTCCAAAAACAGGCTTTATTAATCTGTTCAAGTGAAAGTTTGAAAGATTTAGAACCATCTTGCTTAGTCTTTATTCCTCCATAAGATGCTACAAAGTCATCAAGTTTATCTTCTACATACTTCTTAAATCTACTTTGCCAACAGAGAAGTGTAACTTTAATAATTACATCATCTATCTTTTTATCTACATCAAGAGAATCCAGAATTGGATCTACAGTAAACATTACAGAGTCTGTATCTGCATATTTCACTGCATTGTAAGTGACAGGTTTTGGATCTTCTTTAAAGTTGTAACCTGCTTCCTTAAGTTTTTCATGAAGTTCTTTGTCTTCATGCCAGAGTTCTTTAAAGTAGTGATTGAATATGTCATCAATTGTATACTTTATAAGTGCACGGCTTATAGAAGTTACAGAACTGGCAACATCTCTGTTGTAATTGAAGAACTTAAAGAATCCAATTGCTCCATATACTGAATTGACATAAATTTTTAAAGCCATATTCTCATTATTTGTATCAACTTGGAGTCTTTCAAGTCTTTCTATTTCTCTTTTAATCTCTTCCCTTGTATAAGAGTTTCCCTCTTTAAAAGTAGAATGATTAAGTTTCTGTTTTATTTCATACATCATAAAAATAATATACAGAGTAAAATATAGAATGTTTCATATGTAAAAACATAAACATTCTTCTTGTGATAATATTTCTATGAGAAAGATAAGAAAGAGTGTGTATGATATTAGTAGACTTCTTAGACTTATAGGGAGTTCTATACCAAAAGATGATAAAGTATTCAGTCCAGAAGAGATTGTAAACACTGTAATAGAAAAAGACACGAAGAAAGAATTTACAAGAGGGAACATTTATACATACATGAAACATCTTTCAGAGATTGGATATCTGGCAAAAATAGGACATGGAAAATATCTTCCACTTAGAAAAATTTCCATTACAGAAAGAAATCTTAAAAATACACTTGAACTTACATTTGTAGAAAGACATAAAATAGTGTCACATACACTTCTTCAAAACATTTTACCTAAAATAGAAAAAATTATTATAAAGAAGAAAGAAGACAAAAAGAAATCATCTTATCTTTTTATATCTTCTATGGACAGATATCTCATCTACTCTATTGAAGATAAAAAGATAATCAAGAGAGAAGATATAAAAGAACTTCACTTGCTTGAATTTGGTAGTAAGATAGAAAAACTTTGGTTAAATTTAAAAATAGAAATTAGTTATGATGACAAAAATAATAAGTGGATTTCCAGGAGTTGGAAAATCACATCTTGGAAAGAGATCAGATAATGAAGTTAAAGTCCTCGACCTTGAAAGTAGCGACTTTAAAGGAGAGAACAGATGGGAAGATTATAAGAATGAAATTAAAAATCAAATAGGAAAAGTAGATGTACTTTTTGTCTCTTCCCATAAGGAAACCAGAAAGATTCTTTCTGAACTTGGACTTAATTTTTACCTGGTTTACCCGGATAGAAGTTTAAAAGATGAATATCTCAGAAGATACACAGAAAGAGGTTCATCTGAAAGTTTTATTGATATGATGGATAAGAATTTTGACCTTTTTATAGATTCCATAGAGAATGAAGAAGTAAGATGTGCAAAGATTAAACTTACAGGAGAAAATGAGTATCTGGACTCTTTCTTAAATTTTATGAACTTTTTAGATGTACTTAAAGAAAATGAAAAATAAAGACTTTTATTCTATAAATCTTAGAGAACTTGCAGAGTCATATAAAAATAACAAGAGAACACTCTCTGCTATAAGAAATCATGATGGTGGAGATCCTGCTCACTTAAAGAGAATAGAAGATGAGAATAAAGAGATTCTTGAAGCATTTAATGTGAGGAAGCAGACAAGAATGACTCAACTAAGTGAGCAAATTACTCTTGTGCAAATGGAACTTACAAAAATAGAAAAACTTACACTTGACAACCTTTTTGAATATTATCCATGATACTTAGACCTTACCAAGAAATAGACCTTAAAAATATAGTTTCTCTCCTTGAATCTGGAGAGAAACTTGTATATAGACTCGATACAGGAGGTGGAAAGACTATTGTGCTTACCCATGTTATAAAAGACCACCTCAAGAAAGGTGGAAAAGTTCTTGTTCTTGCACATAGAGAAAGACTACTTACGCAAATGAAAGATAGACTTTTGGACATAGGTGTAGATTCTAAAATTCTTATGAAAAATGAGGAAATAGAAGAAAATGATAAAGTTTTACTTTCTACTATGCAGAGTGCTTCTATAGATAAAAGACTTGAAAAACTTTCTCATTTTTCTCCTACTCTTATTGTTATAGATGAATGCCATAGAAGTGTATCAAATTCTTATAAGAAAATTCTTTCTACCTTACTTACAGAAAGTTGTTCACTTCTTGGAGTAACTGCCACACCGAATAGACTTGATGGTACATCTCTTTCAGATATTTATACATTCCTACTTGAAAGCAGTATTTCAAGAGAAGAACTGATTAAACAGGGTTATCTTCTTGATGTAGATTACCTGTCTTCTCCACCTGTCGATTACTCTACTGTAAAGAAAAATAAAAATGGAGAATTTTTACTTACAGGACTTGAAGATAAAATTGATACGGAAAGTAATACAGAAAAGATTATTGGTTCTTTTAAAAAATATGGAGGTACAAAAAATACAATTGTTTTTGCTATAAGTATAAAACATGCTAAAAATTTAAAAGAAGCATTCTTAAAAAATGGATACATAGCCGAAGTTCTTTCTATAGAAGTTAAAGAAGATGAAAGACAGAGGATTCTTTCAGAGTTCTCAAAAACTATTCAAATTCTTATTTGTGTAGAAATTCTGACAGAGGGTGTAGATCTTCCAGAATGTGAATGTGTACTACTTTGTAGACCTACCCAATCTCTGGCTCTCTATCTCCAAATGGTAGGTCGTGCACTTAGACCAAATGGAGAAATGGAGAAAGCACAGATTCTTGATCCTGTTGGAATGCTTCACTTACATGGGCATCCAAATGATAAATGGAAATGGTCACTTTATGGTCAAGTTGTACCCCGAAATATCCCAAAGATTGTAATTGGAGATAAAGAGTACAAGAGAGGTGTAGAACTTGAGTGTTCTCCTGTAGAAAATATAACTTCAGATGAGTATTTCTCTGAAAGCAAAGAGATACTTTCTGTACTTTCTGACTCTACTATAAAGATTAAAGGTGCTACTGTTATAGAAATTACAAAGAAGATACTTTCGGATGCCCAGGTAAGTGATTTTGAGGTAGATTACTATCTTACAAATAGTACAAGATGTTACTTAAAATCAAAAACTCTTGGAAGTTTCTACATAGAACTTGTACAAGGAGTACTTCCAAATGTAATATCTTATCCAGAGATGATGGAAAATATTGCAGAATGTATAACTTCTATGGAGAGATATGTGGTTATTGGAAAAATTTCAGAAGTTATTCTAAAAAATAGGCTAAGTTATGCAAGTTTTATAAGCAAACAAAGTACAGAAGTAGATGATAGAGAACTTTCGAAAGGAATAGCATGGCTTAGAGAATCACTTCAAGATGAACTTGAATCTTACATTTCATCTCTTCTTTCTGTTTATAAGAAAGTAAAAATAAGTGTTCATGGAGAAAATCTAAATATAAGCAGATATGTTCCTATAAGTTACAAAGAAAATGTAAGTACTTGGTCATTTATTCTTTCTGGAAGTAAACTTCTTAAAAAGAGTATGGTTACTATTGTAAATGAAAATATTGATCAGAAGATACCCATGAATATGTACAAGGAAGAACTTCTTGAAATCTTTTTAAAACTTGGAAAAACCATATCTTTTCATCTTATAGACAAGTAGATAACAAAACCTTTAAAGAGATGACTTGTGAAGAACTTCAACAACTTGCAGAAAAAGAACAAAAAATTTCTCCACCATATAAAATTCTTTCTTATGAAAATGAATATATGATGGAGGTCTCTTTATTATCAGTATGTGATAAACTTCTCTGTAAATATCAATACTTTAAGAAAAGAGGAAATATGAAAAAAATCATTAAAAATGAGAAGAACTCTAAATGAGAATACAATTATACTATCTAAAAAGAAATACAAAGAAATAATAAGTAGGGTGCTTGAGCAGAGTACCTCAGACATAGGTGTTTTCCTTTCAGATGAAATCTTTGAAATTGCTCAAAAACAGATAAAAATAAAATGGAAAAGTAGCATAGTAGTACTTACAGGTAGCGTAGGTACAGGAGTAGTCTCCTCTACACTTAAAGCAGGAGAACCTATTTTAATATCCAAACTTTATAAAGAAGTTGGGAGAATATACAGAGAAACACTTGACAAATATACTCTAAGTCTTTACTCTCCAATTTCTAAACTTGAAATAGAAAGACTTGAACTCATAAGAGTTCTTCTTAATAGTAATACTCTTGAACTTATGAGTGATATACAACTTATTGGTGTTCCTTTAGAAATTAATACAACATCACTTAGAGACTATGTTCTTGAAAGAAATAGAATTGGTACTGTTGTCCAAAGTTTAATCTCAAAAGGCTATATTAGAAAACATAAAAATCTAAAATATTCAATTACTGCAAGTGGATATAAGTACTTTACTTTAAAGAAGCATCATCTTACTACCATAATGCCTCCAACTTCTTCATTTCTTACACCTACTGTAATCTCTTCTATATCTTCAGTAATTAAAGCATCTATTTCATCTACTATAAAGAAAATGGGTATGGAAATGGAACTTTCAGAGGTTATAGAACATGAAAGTAAAATAGAACTTAAAATTTTCATATCTCCCACAGATATAACAGGTGGAGAGGTCTTTTGGAGAGGTAAATGGTACAGGATTCTTGGAGAACTTGGAGGTAGAGCAGTTCTTCAAGGTAAGAAGAACATGGAACATCTTACGCTCAGTCTTTCTACTTTAAAAAGACTTGATATAAAAAAGAGAGGAGATTAAAAATAAAATCTCCTCTCCAATTTAATAAATTATAAAACATGAAAAATTCAAAGGTCTTTGATTTCTGGGTATGTAAATAAAAATTTAACATCCAGAGTTTCCCAATTTACTTTTGGTCTGTTATCTATTTGGAAGCAAGGTGCTGTTTTGTCATACTTTGATGCCATGTAAAAGAACAGACTAAGTGGGTGGACTTTAAAATCTACAAAAGTATCTTCAAGAAAATTAAAACTTCTACTTCTCTTTGACATGTCAAGTGTCCACCTTTCAGAAGGTATACCACCATAGCCAGAAGTTTCAAAATCCCAATCCTCAAGACATCCACCATATCTTCTTTCAAATTCTTTATCTGGAATAACACATATAATATCTATATCTCTTGGATTTTCTTTACTTGGATTCACTTGTGAACCTACAAGGAAGCAGTAGCCATTATAATATTGAGATAGTCTATGACAGGCAAACCTAAGTGGGTTCATTCTTTCTATTGGAAAATTAAGTTTTGTCATATTACCAACCTCTTATTATTTTAAGAACTGTTTTAATTTCTCTTTCATCACTTCTGTAAATGTAAGTAGAATCATTATACTGCATTCGTGTACTTATATCATCTTCATGTGCATACAGGTATTTCACTTTTCTACCTGTTGGACTTTCAAGGATTATCTCTTTTGGAATAGATTCAAGAACATATCCAGTATCTCTAAGAAAATCAGAGTAAGTAATTATAATTGTATTTTCTTTCTTATCAAAATCTTTACTTTCTATTTTATATTCTACATTTTTTATATTTCTGTCAATTTGAATATCATCAGAAAGTATAATACCACCACTTGTTCTTATAATGTCGTAATATCCTTGTCTGTGTCTTTTACTTTCAAATCTTACAGTTTGATACTTAATCTTTCCCTCTTTATCTTTAATTTTGAGTTTTCTGAAAACCTGTAAATCATGTTTTACATAGACTTTCTTCATTGATCCATATTTCCCTATCATAGAATTTAAAATATTTTTATATGTAACTGAGTCTTCTTATTTTCTGAATTGTAAAATGTAGTTTTATTTTTATGATTTTCATAAGTATAAACCTCAAAACCTCCTGTTTTTGTATTTACAAGAGTAATTTTACTTGGTAATGTGTCTATTTCTTGGATACTTAAATTTATCCAATCTATGGAAAATATACCTTTTGAAAATGAAATATTTTTATCTGGAAGATAAAGAGTAATTTCTTTTTCTTCTATATCAAGGTAAATTCCTGTAACAGAAGATCCACTGTTTATTATTTTAGTATGTAAATTAGAGAAGTGGGTAGAAGATGTAACAACATACTCTTTTGTAATATGTCCAAATGAATTTTTAATATTAAGTAAGTACCGTAACTTTGCCATTTTCTCTTTTTCAAATTTTATACAAAAAGGAGGTCAACTGTTGCGTAAGAAGACCTCCTCTGGATAAAAATAATAAAAACTATAAAGAATGAAAGGATTCCTATGGTTCTACTTTATTTGATTTAGAATAAACTTCTTCAAGAATATCTGCGTACTGTATATTTTTTCTTTCAAGAAGTTTAAAGATATCATCTCCAAGTATTTTATAAAGTTCTTCTCCGTACTGTTCTATAATATTTGCCTCTGAAATGAAATCCATACCAAAGCAAACTTCTATAACTGAGTAACTTATTATTTTCTTTATTTTATCTTCCATTAGTTTATAAGTTTTTCATAAAGAGAATCAAAAAGGATATCTCTCAGATTTACAATTCCATTTTTAGTATCTGTAAGTATACAAGAGTTTTCAAGAATCTTTATAACATCAGATTTCTCAAGTGTAGGACTCTCAAGTGTACTGTATTTCAAAAGAATATCTTTTATATCAGATAGTGTAGGTAAGTAAGTTTTAATATCATAAGGAATTTCTTTTACACTATAAATTTCACATGGACAAAAGTTTCTATCTCCTACAAAATATTCTCCATTTTCATCAATTTCTCCTACCACCCAATATGCTACATTTTCCATTATGAGGAACATATATCTACCTGCTTTCATATGTTCTTAAGTTTAAATTTAAGAAAGAATCCATCAGTAATAAAGATATAAAGAGAATCTACTACTTGAAGTGTATATTCTTCAATTGGATTGTCCAGAAATGCAGTTTTAAATTCTTTTGGAGAATCTACTTTTTCTACAACCTCTACAAGAATATCCATATCTATGTTATATTTACATTCTATCTTATATCTGACTGCAATATTTAAGTACTTAGAAAGAATTTCATGATTGTATAATGGAAAGAGTTTTTCATCAAGTTTTGCTTCTTCTATCATCTTTACTGTCTTCTTTGGAGTTTTTACAATTTCTACTTTCTGTTTTGTTCCTACAATAATAAGAGATTCTCCTACTTCTCCAATGATAGTCCCATCTATAAGATCAGTCCGGGTTCTGATTAGTCTTCTTTCTATTTTTCTCATCTTCTTTAATTATTTTATCTTCAAGTTCTGCAATCCAATAACTGGATTTTCTCTTTATTTTTATATCTCCATTTTTTGCTTTAAGTATAACATGAGTCTTTGTGATATCCATAGAAGACAAGGAGATACTATGTCTTTCACATAAGAACCTAAGAGCAGGTACAAGCCCCTCTTCTGTATCAAAAACCAAAGGAGATACCTTTTCTTTCATTTTTAAAAGATAACTTTTATGTGCATATTTAAGATCTTTGGAAAGTCTAAATTTTTTAACTGATTTTAAACAGAATGAAATGAAATCTGGTTCTTTCTCAAAGACTTCCTGCAAAGTATGTTCCCTGTGTCTTCTTGAAAATCCAAGTTTTTCATTAATATCATCGTAAAGTTTCATAAAAAGAATTTTTAAGTTTTTTGTTTATTTCTTTTTTACAAGTGCAAGTGCTGACTTATTTACAAGTATACTATCTTTAGAAAGTGGAACATCCAGGTGGATACCCTCTGCTGATGTACATCTTGAAAGAGCAACATAAACCTGTCCATCTGCAAAAAATCCAGTTCCTGTTTGTATATTAAGTTCACTAAAAGTAAGTCCTTGACTTTTATGAATAGAAATTCCATATGCAAGTGAAAGAGGATATTGGGTCATGATAGCAGTAATGATAGACACAATCTTTCCATTAGTATATGTATATGATCTAAGTTCAAAATCAACAGTAGAAATTGGAACTACCCCAGTGTCATCATCAAGATCTACATAGATAGTCCCATCTTTTATTTTTACAATAGTCCCAATTGATCCATTTGAGTAACCCTCTCCATTCTTTCTTATCATAACTTTACAACCAAGTTTGTACCTAAATTTGTAATCAACAGGGAAAGCACTCCATTCAATTTTATCTCCTGTAATATTGTTAATCTTTCCAAGATGTTCATAGAGTGGAGAATCTATATTTTCAAGTGCAACTGTGTTTATTCTATCTGCTGTAGCATTAGTGGTACAAAGAGTAATAGCCTGAGGATTTGGAGGAGATACAATTATCTGATTAAGTTCAGAAAGTTCATCTGAAGTAATTTCTCCTGTTCTGATTTTATCTAGCCATCCAGCGAACTTGCTATCTTCTGCTTGTCTATATTTCTTTGTAAATTGAACAAGTTTAAATTTACCTGCTTTAAAACCTGGAGTATTCCAAAACCAATCTCCTCCAAATGTATGTTTAAGATAGAGTTTTTCTTCTATAGTTGCTACAACTGGGGCAAGTTGAAGAACATCTCCCAAGAAAACCATCTGTTTACCTCCAAAAGGTTCAAAATTCTCTGTGTTATATTTAAGAAAGAGATCAATATAATTCAGTACATCACTTCTACACATACTGATTTCATCTACTACTATAATATCAACTTCTTTATAAAGTTTTGCTTCTTCTTCTTTAAGAACTTTTACAGAGTTTGTAGAAAGTTCCCCACCGATTGGAATTTTAAAGTAAGAATGCAGGGTTTGTGCACTTCCTGTACGCTGTGCCATATTTATACTGGTTATTCCAGTAGGTGCAAGATAGACAACTTTCTTTCCCTGGCTTTCAAATTTCTTATTCATATAATAAAGGAAAGTACTCTTCCCAGTTCCTGCTACCCCAAGAATAAGAAGATTATATCCTGAGTCTATTCCTTTTTCTGCAAGTAAGAATTTTTCATTTATTTGGATTTCCATTTCCATTTCTTTAAAGTTTTTATAAGTTTTTATCCTTTAAGAAGTGATTTTAAATAGTGAATATCTTGTTCAAGATCGATTACCATGTACTTGGCTTTTCTACGCTGTTCAAATCTTTCAGAAACAAGTTTTCTATTAATTCCATCTCTTTCTGATGTATAAATCATATCATTCTCCGTGCGAATATGTTTTGTAATGTCATATTTGATATAATCTCCATCCATAGTAAGTATAGTTTCCCTGTCTTCCATTAGTCTACCTACCATTGTATCCACTCCCATATTGAAAGAAAGCATAATAGATGGATATTGAGATTCGTAATCGGCAATAAGAATATTTTTATGTTTTCCAACCTCTGGTTCAAGTACAAATGCTCCCTCATATTTGTCATAAACATTGTCATTCTTGGAAAGTATAACTACTTTATTTTCCTCAAGAAATAGTCTAATCATGTCATTTTGTACCATTCGAGTCATATAAACGCAACTTGCAAGTTCTGTCCATGTAATCTTTGAAAGATTGAGCAGGAGTTGTAAAGTATTAAGTTTTCTATGAATGAGCATTACAAGAATTGTATCTATGACATTATAGACAACATAACTTTCAAAGTCATTAGAGTAGAGATCATCAAGTGAACCCTGGTAGTCGAGTTTCTTTACTCCCAGAACCTGTGTTCCTACATCTCCAAGATTTAATGATGTCTTAAATTTTATACTTCTGTCATAGAGCGAATAGATTTCCATATAGTCAAAAATGAATCTATGTACAGGAAGTTCTGCTGTATGTACAATTTCTTTGTTATACTTGTCGGAGATTGATACAGATGTAAATCTCTTGGTTGGACTTATAGGTTTATAATCTATGTTAAGTCTTTTCATTCTATTGATAATATATTGCCAGTCAAACTTTATAAAGTTCCACCCAGTAATACAGGGCATCTGTTTACAAAGTTCAACAAGTGCTTTAAGCATAGACACCTCATTTGGATAGTACAGGTACTTAAATTTTACATCTGGAAGTAAATGTTCTGGTATATCTTTAAAGTGGTCTTTTATTCTCTTTTCTATACTTTCAAGTTGGGCAGGAGAAAGTACCTTTGTACCCATTACATATGATGTATTTGTAGGAGAAAAAATAGCAATAGTAGTAATAGAAGTTAGAGCCAATTCAGCTGATGGAAATGTACCATCTGCATTTGCAGATACTTCTATATCCAGAGAATACATTGCTGGAACATTTGAATTGTAGATAGCATCTGTAGTTGACTTTGGGAGTTTAGACATAAGTTCTATTATCCGTGTAAGAGAAAGCCTACCTCTGCCCCCTGTCTTTCTTACAGGAAGTCCAGTATGTGATTTCTTTTCTCTTGATACAAATGGATCATCAGGGTCACAGATGGCCCATTCAAAATTTTCTCTTTGAGGAATCTGAATCTTTTTAAGGAGAATCTTTCCAGAAGTATCATATGTGGACACGACAAGAGTATCTCCCTGTTGGTCTATATTGATCATAGTTTTTAGTTCATGTTTAATTCTATGGTGAGTTTCTGTCTATAAGAAAGTTTTATAGCATTTACAAAGTAAGATATACCATTTTTATAAATGTAGTACAGAACTTTAGCAAAGAGAAGAGTTTTTATTTCATAAGTTCTATCATCTTCTCCTGGATAGAGATAATTTATTATATGAGAAAATGATATAGCAAGTTCATCTGGACAAACATTATCAATCATGTCTATATTGTTATTTTTATTATCTACATAAATAGCAGATATAAGTACAGCAAGTTCCTGAACAGTTTTAAATATCTCTTTCTCATCTTCTTTTTCAAAGACACCGAATATAAACATCATTTTGTCCTCTATATGGGACATTCTTTCTCTTATTTTTTCAAAATCTTTATGCATGGCTCTCTGTATTAAGTCCTTGTTCAAGTGCAGAAATTGTTTCTACAAATAAGTTAAATCCATTAAGGTAAGTGTAGTAGATTATCGTAGCAAATGTAGAACTTTTGATAAGATCAGAGTCCGGGATAGAACTGTCGATATCTTCTTCAAGAACTTGAGACATTGCTATTACAATATCTTCAATTGGGAGATCTTTGTAAGTAGGAAAAAGTATCATAAATCTTGAACAAAGATGTAAGATAAGTCCCTCAATGTCATCAAATAGTTTTTCTTCATCAAGTGTGGAGAGATTTTCCACTACTTTTGTGCAATGATCTCTCATTACATCTGATTTTAAAAGTATCTTTTCAAAATCCTTATGCATTTCTTTCATAAAAGTTTTTATTTTAGTTTTATCTATAAATGTTATACCTTTCTAATGCCCATCGTTTCAAAGTTTTATAAATATGAGAGACCTTACAAAAATGCAAGGTCTCTCGATTGTTGTATTCCGTAAATAAACATTAAAGATTTAAAGATCATCAAGATCATCAAGACTAATGTCTGAGAAATCATTATCAGAAGTACTTGTTTCTGCTTGAGATATTTCCATAGAACTCTCTGCTACAGTATCAAATGACATTTCTTCAACTTCAATATTTTCAGTATCACTTTCCAAATTGTAATCTTCTGTTTTAGTTGTGGCTACACCAGTAGAATTTGAGAAGTAAGGCTTTCCATATGCTTGTTGATAAATTGAATTAAAGAGTTTTGGATCATCTATAAGAGATTTTACAATCTCCACATATTGTTCCTCTTGTTGAGGTGTCCAGGGTTGATATTTTACTTTATCCAGGTCTGGAGCAGTACTTAAGTATTCAAGAATTTTCTTCTTGTTCTCTGGTGTAGGGTCTTCAAGAACTTCTCCATTAATAGAAATACCACTTCTGTCATCAAGGAAGTATGAACTTTCATAAGAAGTAATATTTCCTGTTTCAGTTGGTTTTTCTTGCATAATAAGTGCAAAATTCTTACCTTTGAAAACATCTTGAACTATACAAGATTTCTTACCTATTGAAAGATTCTCTTCAAGTTGATGATCAATTTTCTCCTTGATTTGTTTAGAGAATCTCATTATAAGAATCTTACCCTCAAGTTCTGGTTGATGTTCATCTTTGATTACCTGCACCAGTGCCCAATAATAAAATCTTCTTGTAAAATGTCTACCAACTGCTTTATAAATTGGATTTGTAAGTTTGTTAAGGGTCATTTTTGCAACACTCATAATGTTGTTGTTATTCCCTGCATTACTTGGACAATCTACTTGGATTCTGGCATTTGGGTTCTTAGGATCTGGAAGAAAGTAAATGTATTTTCCAATAATATTACCTCCAGCTGGATCTTTTGGATTAGGTAAAAATCTGATAATAGAAGAATATTTTTTATTCTTCTTTGCAAGTTCCCCAGTTAGTCCTACTTGATAAAGATCTGGATCTCTTTGAAATTCACCAGATGAACCATGTTCACCTGCTACTACAAAATTTTCTTCTTTAAGGTCGAAGATTGAGTTTACATTTTCTGACATGTTTTAAATATTTAATGTTTACAAAAATAATACCCTACTGGAAATGGAAATGTTTCAAAAACAGACTTCCAAAGTCATTACAACTTTGGAAGTTTAGGTGTTTTTGGAAGTTTAGGAGAAGAAAGAGAAGAGTAGTTTGGCATTTTAGAATATTGCTGTTTCTCTTGCTCTTTCTGTTTCTTTTCTTTCTGTTTCTCCATTTGTATCCAAGTATCAATGAGATCTTTATATTCAAAGTATCTCATCTTGGATATGGAATCTGGAGGTATGCTCTTATGCAGGATCAGATACTGAATGCATTGAGCGAGATTTCCTAAGTTTATCGAAAATATTCGACAGATTGAAGAGTCCCTTGTACCCTCCTCGAAAGTTGATCGGTACTCGTACCTGTAAGGCACTTTCCCCCTCTCCAAAGTTTACAAGAATAGTATTCTTAATTCCAAGATTGATCTTTTCTTTTACTTCTGAAATAAGCATATGTTCATCATAGGTAAAAGATTGATATTTTTCATAAAGTGAAGAAATATATTTGTCCTTATCATCAAGAAGTCTCCAATCTTTAATCATAAATTGGACAGTTTTGATGAAATTTTCATTTATGAATCCTTCTCCTTTCTCTTTCTTTTCAGCCTGTCTACGAACATATTCTCCAATATACTCGGTTACACCTATTGTAGGAACATAGAGTTTGATAGGTGTAGAGAAACTCTCATCTTGAAAAACAAATCCTCTTTCTTCATCATCATAGAAAGCCATGATATCTTCATCAATAGAATGATAATCAAATGAGTCATTGTTTATTTCAATCTCTACAACTGCCCCAGTTTTTGGATTTGTAACAGATTGAGTAAGTTTAACTTCTCTCTGTTGTGCTTTCATTGTAATATCTCTAAGAGCAAAAATGTAGAAGATTTTGTCTATAACAGAGATATCTTTATAACTACCAGCCTTTCCATTTACCTGTACTTTTATACCTCTACTTAGAATGAAATTGATTTTCTCATCTATATCAAGGATAGAAGATTCATTCATCTCTGAGTAGTATTTCATTTCTTCTACATTTAAACTTCTAATAGAAGAAATGAAAGATTTAGGACAAAATAGACCTTTACTTGGTAGTTTGGACTCAGAATCCAAGACTGTATATCCAAATCCAAGAGATCCAAGTTTAGGCTCTGGGGATGTATTTTCTTGAATTTCTTTTGAAGAAGTAGGCTCTTGTACCTCGCCATCAAGGAGAGCATCTCTTCCTGTATTTTCTGTATTTTCTGACATAAGATTTTAATTTTTTATAAGGTTTTTAATTCATTCCCTCAACTGAACTTAGTTCAAGGAACTTTGTGAAATAATAATTTAAGATTTCTACAAAGACATTTGTTTCATCTATCGGATTTTCATCTCTATCCTGAATTGCTATCTCAAGTTCAGATTTAAGTTGTACTGTCATTGTAGTTGAAGAAATTTCATCTCCTTTCTTTGAAGCGAATACAAGAAGCGAATCTGTTACAGCATCAAGCATTCTTATCTTCAAATTTTTAAGTGAGACCTCTTCTGGATTAGTAACTTCTTGAGACATGTAGTCTTCAAGAAGTTCTGCTTTTAGTCTTTTAAGTGTATCTGTTACCATGTATTAAAAGGATTTTTAAATATTAAATATACCACCATCTTTTGAATTTATATCAGAAAAATTTATCTTGTTTCCATTTCTTGTAGGAACTGGATGGCAAGTGTTAAAATACTTGGCATATGCATTTCTGATTATACTTGTTACCATATTGAAAGATGGTGGACTTGGTTCAAATTCAAGATCTACTTCTTGAAGTCCTAAGTGAGTTTTTAGAAGATTTTCATCTATTCCAAGAACTTTCATATGCATAAGTATAGGACTCTCTGTTCTATGACTTATGTTCATAATGTTCATTTTCATAGTCACTTTATGTAAGGAAAGTTCAAGATAACTTTCATGTCCCTCTCTCATTACTTCAAGTAAAAAATCAAGACTTTTATTAATTGTATCTCCAATTTCAAATTCTCTTTCTTTTTGAACTTTTTCTACTGCTGTATATTCAAAAATTTTATCATCTACCTTAAGAATAATAGTATCTCCTGGCATAAAATTTCTTGCAAATTTGAGTTGTATAAGTGGACAATCTTTAAAATTCTTAATACCGTATTGGAGAATATCAGCTACAGCAAGTCCAATAGCATCTTCTTTATCCTGCAAGTAATTGAATCTATAAAGTTTACTCACTTCATTACAGTGCAGATATATCAGATCGATGAGTCTCTGAGTAAATTTACCATGTCTCTTGGCATCAATCATTAGATTGTGATATTCTTCTTTTTCAATATAATTTGCCATATGAAAGAAAAAGTTTTTAGATTATATCTTCATCTATTGAAAGTCCACAAGTAGTTGTAATTACAACTTTAAATCCAGAAACTGCATTCTTGATTACACTTTTATTTACAGAGAATGGTTCTATAATTTTAGCCTCTCTTAGAGAGCAAAGTTCTCCTGTAAGTACATTGTAACCTGTTTCAAGATCAGATGTATATCCCTCTTGAAAATGTGAAATGTCTTCACTGTCTCCTACATTTGTACGGATAAGAATTTCAAGCATTTTTCTAAGTGCACCTTGAAGAGTTTTTATGGCAATTTTTCCACTTGGAGTTGTACATGTATCCATCATTTCATCAAGTTTATCTGCTGAAAGAACATAACTTTTACATGCACCATAAAGATAACCTCCTGTAATTGCTACCTTTGTACTTTCTATTGCATCATCTATTCTATCTCTAAGTTGAGTCATTTCAGCCTCACTGTTTGCATGTAAGTAAAGAATAGAAGCACCACCTGTAAGGAATGAAAGTCTTTGAGAATATGCTTCCTTAAGAACCTCAGTCTCTGCAAATTCTTTGGCTTCTTTAAGGGAAGTGATAAGAATTTCAAATTCTTTTGTAGGTTTTTCATATGTAAGAGTAGTGTAATTTCTTTGGATAGTAATATTTTCTATTGTACCCAAGTTCTCTATCTTGTCAAAGTCCGATAGTTTTATATCCAGGTCTTTATCTCCAAGAGTTGCTCCTGTAATAGTTGCAATATCTGAGGCAATAGTCGATTTGTCTACTCCATACTTAGGAATTTTAATTACACAAACTTGAAGTCCATTTTCTTGCTTATTCTTTATAAGGTCTACAAGAACAGCAGGTGCAATATCTGAGCAAAAGATAACCAATGGTAGATTTTCAAGGAGACAGAACTGTGTTATATTTTTAATTTCTCTAAGTGTACTGATTTTATGATTAGTTACAAAAATCTTTGGATTTTCAAATTCTATCTTTCTCCCAGAAGACATTTCTGTAAAATGGAGAGAAGCAAATCCAGATGGAATTTTTACTCCTGTTATTCCTGTAAAATAAGATTCTCCTGTTGTACTTTCTTTAATATCTATAACTCCCTGTGCACCTACTTTATGAAGAAGACTACCTATAAGTCCACCTATTACAGAGTCATTATTAGCAGATATAGTAGCAATTGATTTAAGTTCTTCTTCTGATGTTACATTAAGTTTAATATTTTCAAGATACTTAATAATGAAATCTGTTGCTTCAGAAAGAGTATTTAAAAATTCTCTTTTGTTGATATTTGTATCTTGTGTACAGATTCGGTATGCTTCTATAAGAGATTGAAGAAGTATAGAAACAGAAGTAGTACCATCTCCACTTTCTACCATTGTCTTATTACAGATATCTTTAACTATCTGACTACCCATATTTTCTACAGGATCTGAAAGGAATATAGACTTTGCAACTGTTACACCATCTTTTGTAATATGTGGAAGAAAGTTGCCTCTATCTATAATTACATTATCTCCATTTGGTGCATATGTCTTTGCAATTGCTGTGCAGGTTTTCTTTATTCCAGAAAGAAATCTTTCTTGGAAGTCATCATCAAGGTGTATCGATACTGATGTTCTCATATATTTAAAAAATTAGTATATTAAAGGTTTATTTTAGCGATTACAGTCTCTGGACTGATTACAACATATTCTTCATCTTCGTAGGATATAGAAGTTTCTCCATATTTGTCAAAGATGACAAAATCTCCAGGCTCAAGTTCTTCTACTTTATCTCCAATAGAAAGTATGGTACCTGTTGATTTTTTAGTAAGTGAAGAATCTGAAAGCATAAGTTCTCCCATGTGAGTATCAGATTCTTGTCTTTTTACAAGTATTCTCTTTCCAAGTGGAAAAATCTCTCCTGCTTTCACTTTTCCTATTAAAGAAGTAAAATCTACACAAATGTACTCTTTATCATCTACTGTAATAACTGTTATCTTTGTAGAATCAAGAATTACAAGATCTCCAACTTCTATAAAATGGGGACAGGATTTTCCAACTTGAAGAACTACGCCAGAACTTCTTGGTGTTGAAGATGAAGCGCTAAGTGAAAGTTCTCCAATTGATGTATCATTTTCTGATCTTTCTATAAGTACCATGTTTCCCAGTACTTCTATGTTCGATATTTCAATGTCCATTATTTCTTATGTTTTTGATATATATAGCATTTACACAAAAATTTTTAAATATGGAAGTATATGAAAGAATTAAAAATTTAGCATTAAATCTTCAGGATACAACATATTTAGAAGATTTATCAGAAAATGAAAATGAAAATTTCCAGGCAAATAAAAATACAATTATTAAAGCAATAAGAAATAGAGAAATACTGGGAATCTATTACGAAGATACTACAAATTCTGGGAAAGTTCTTGCTGGTTTTAGACTTGTAGAGCCATATGCATATGGTAGAGGTTACTCTGGAAGTGAAAGACATAAAGATGATGAATACCTGAGAGTTTTTGTAATAGCAGATACAAGATATTACAAAGGAGGTAAAAAATTCTCTATGAGAAGAAGAAGTGTATCAAAAAGTGATAGAAGAGGTGGGTGGAGACTTATGAAAGTTGATAGAATTAGAGATGTATATTCTACTAAAAAGAAATTCAGTACTAAAAGAGAAGAATATAATCCTGCTGACAAACTTATTGTAAATATCATAATAAGTGCAGAGCCTAATGCAGGAAGATTTTAAAAAATGTAAATGTGTATGATTAGGATACCTGCTCCTGTAAAAAGTATACCGATTATTGCTCCTGAGTGGGGAAAACCTGTGGAAACTGCCATGAATGATAGTTCCACAGCATGGTCTATTTCGGTTATTATTGGAGATACTAAATATCTTCTTGGAGGATTTTCAAGTAAAGAAGATATACAGAGATATAAGAAAATGGCAACTACCCTCTACCATGTTCAAGTTACAACAGAAGAGGGAACTGTTACAGATAGCAAAAGTTTTACAGGACTGGCTGATGCTGAGAAGTATTTTTCTAAACTTCAAAAAGCAGAACTTAAAAGAATAGATGATCTAAACAATCAAATGCTTGAGGATTCAACTGCTAAACTTGAAAAACTTATGCAGGTTGAAGAAATCACAAGACAGGATCTTCTTGAAAATCCAGAAGAAGTAGATGTTCTGGCTATCAAACTTCAACACAGAAGCACTTTTGAGGCTAAGAAAGTTGCATTTACTACAAAAGCCAAAGTATTTTTACATAAAGCCAGTACATTTCTACTCAGTGGTAAAAAGATACCTCTTGAAGATCATTACTTAAAAGATAAACTTGAACTGGATAGTGATAGACTTTCCAATATCTTTATGCAACTTGATACAGTGAATAGAGCCATATACAATATTTCTGAAGATATGGAAGTAAGTGGTGGCAATTTTTCAAGTAAGCAATATGAAGCCCTGGCTCAACTTATTAGACTCAGTATGGATATTACAAAATATCAAAATGAGATTACAAAAGAGATAAGAAGTTATATCTTGGAAATTAAAGATTCACTTGATGATGATACAGAAACCATAGAATATGAAGAAGTGAAGACAGCAACCGGGGGACTTGCTACCAGAGACAGGATGCAATTACTTAGAGAACTTAATTTGCACCTTAAAAATAATTCTGAACTTATACCGATGAGTAGCAATCCTAAACTTCAAGATGAGAACGATCCCACACTGGGAAGTGCTGTAGAACTTGTGGATAACAAAAGTGAGGAAGTAGATGATGAGCAGGTAGAAAATCCACTTGAAAGTTTCTATTAAAAACTGACATTTTTATAAATACCCAAAGAGAAAGCGTTTCTAAAGTACATATTCAAAAATTTTTAAATATTATGGATAACCACTTAGAAATGCTTCTTCTATATCCAGGCTCTGAGTACTCAGAACTTTACAGTCTCTTGCCTCGTGATATGGGTATTTTACAGAAGCATAATTTAATACTTCAAAGAAATGCAAAAATTCCAGTAACAAATATACCAGAAATATCGCTTGAAGAATTTGTATCTCTCATGCAGGATTTTCTTGATATAGATGTTGTACCCGCCGAAAGTGTTACAAAAGATGATCTTCTAAGAATCCTACTTGGAACACAGCAAGATACCGGAGTAAATCTCTTGGATACCCCAGAAGATCTCATTTATCTTTCTCCATTTGAAAGAACATCTGTGCAAGAGAGTCTACTTGAAAATATAGGAGATATTCCTGCTTCTATAAGAACTAATATCTCAAAGAGAAGAGAACTCTTCAAAAACTATATGAAATCTGCAAAGATAAATCCAGAAGTCCTTAATCATATTATTAGTACAGAACTTGATAAAACAGATCTGGATATTCTTTCAAAGATGGCAGGTCTTCAGTACTCTTCTAATAAAGCAAAAGATCTTTATGACTATGTTATCAAGAATCCACTTAGTGCTACAGCAGAAGTTATTCTTGGAACATATGGAGTAAAAGGATATACAGATATCAAACTTGAAAATCTAATAAGTGAAGGAATTTATCCAAAACTTAAAGGTGGATTTATTTCTATTGTAGAGAATGCAGTATATTACAACCTGCATGGTAGTTATTATAAAAAAGAATTATAAAAATGGATTTACAAAATAAACTTATAAATCTGCACCGTAGCATATATCAAAGGAATGATATAGAAAGCATAATAAAAGATATTACAGAACTTGGTGCACAGGTAAGCACTTTAAGTACTACACCTGAAAAATTATATCAAATGTCATCAGGTCTACAAGTAAGATGGTATAAAAATGGTACTTGTCTTATCTATAAAGAAAATATTGGAATGATCTATGGGGTAGGACTTTTGAGTATAGATAAAGTATATGTCTGGTATTGGAACACAGAAGTAGGTAATGAACTTGGAGGAATTGGAAATACAAGATTTATTCCAGTTGCAATAAATTCAAAATATCTTTCTATGATGAAGATGGCTTCTGAACTTTTACCAAGTGAAGATCTTTCAGATGACAGTATTTTATCTGTAGCAAAAAAATACTCAGAACTACCTTGTACCATATCTGGACTTTTAATATCAAAAGTAATACTTCCTACTGAGAAAGGATACAGAGTAAATCCAAAGTACCTATTTGAAAGAAAGATAGACAGTTTTACAAAGTATGTTACGGTAGATGGTATTCAAAACATTACAGACAAAAAAAGTATAGTACTTGAAGACATTAAGTATGAAAAGGAAGATATAATACTTTTTACAAAAATAGGAAATAAGAATATAAAGGTAGTTGTGGAAAATGGATTTAAGTCCATGCCTACACCTTTGGTAGTTAAAGAAACAATCAAAAAATTTTATAATTTAATATAACCCAATAATTTTATGTCAAATAGAGAAAAACTCATAAATCTTCAAAGAAGATTTGAAAAGGATGCAAGATACTTTGCAGATAAAGAAGATTATACCTCTTTTGAAAAGGTTATAGAAGATTTCATCGTAGAGGCTGGAAGATTAAATCCAGATATAAATACAAGAGATCTTCTTTCAAGACATCTTTCAAAAGCAAGTAAAGTAAAAAGTTACTCAGATGCTTTACAAGTGATGAACTCTGTATCATCAGATATTACTCTTTTAAGCATGGATCTTCATGGAAAAGGAGAACCTATCTTCGTAGCATCAGAGTATGATAAACTTGTTAGAGATAACAATATAGAATATGCAAAAAATCGTTTTGAAGTTTTTAAAAAATCATTTGATCTTATAAAAAAGAACAACTCAGATAGACTTCATAAAATAGATGATCTTCGTAGTCTTTATCTGGGTAATGTTAAAAACTACAAAGATAAAGTATTTAAATTCCCACATCTTGTAGATACTGAACAAAGAAAACTTTTTGATACTTTAAAAAGTAATATCACAAAGCAAGTATTTGATACTTTTGAAAAAGACAAGGAAATTTTGCTTTCTTATCTGTCTGAAATAGCAGAAATTGGTAAAGCCTATGTGGACAGAAATGTAGACTTCAGTGATAGACTTCTTGATGGATATCATATTCAAAAAAGAAGAGAAGCCATAGGAGAGTCTGTAGATACAGAAAAACTTAGAAAAGATCTTGATAAATCTAATGAAAAGAATATAGATGATTTGCTTGGTTCTATTAAAAAATGCTTTGAAAATTATGTTAAAGGAGTAGAAAACTTAATGACTGAACATTCAAAACTCTACAATGATAGAATAGAAAGAACAAGAGCAGAAAGAGTTATACTTGGTGGACAAGATGAAGTAAAAGGTATTATAGAAAGATATAAAAAACAACTTGAAGATATTATAACTTCTGGACTTTCAAAAGATGAAGAGATTTTTTACTCTATCATGGATGAACTTGAAAATTCTATAAACGAATCTGATGAAAGCACAAATCTATATGAAGTAAGTGGAGAATTTGAATATAATATCAAATTTAACTTCGGTAGACTTAGAGATGATGTTCTTGATGATTTCGATTTGATGAAAAAGAAGCAGATTGACTTACAAAAAGAACATTTACAAAAGATTTTAAATGGAGAAAATGTAAATCAAGATATCTCAAAGGAGATAATGGATGTCATAAAGGAATATGAACATAAAACAGAAAGTTTATATAAAAGATTTAGAGATGACATACAAGTAGACTGTGAAAATTTCATAGAAAATTTGTATGATATTTACACTGGAAATGTAGATAAAAATAAAGCAAAAGATTTTGCAAAAAGATTTGTATCAAGAGGATTTTCTGATGTGGAAGAAATAGAAAGAAATTTGATATACAAAACCAACATGGAAATGAAAAAGGTATCCATGGAGTCATATAAAAAATTGGTAGGTAAGCCATTTACTAAGAGAGATATTGACACACACATAGGAGAACTTATTAGTTTCTATGAGGGTAGAAGAGAAAGAACCGAAGGATTTTTTGATCTTGGATGGAAAAAAGTAAAGAAAACCTCTGAAAATTTCATAAATGAATTTGGTCTTGATGTTGTTTATTTAAATGAAAATCATTTAAATGAAGACAAGGAATCTCTTGAAAAAATTAACCAAGTATTTGATACTTTCAAGGGAGAAGTAAATGAACTTCTTAAAGACTTCGAAGATGATATGAAAGACAACTTCGAAGATGAATTTAAGAAGCTAATGGAAAAATTAGATGATAGATTCCATGACATTATGTCAAGTGATGACTATGTTGCTTTTGATAAAGAGGAGAAAGTAATATCTTCTATGTTCATTGACTTCTGTGATGAACTCAACATAGTAGTAGCAGGATGTCTTAATGCTTTCAAGAGCAATTGTATAAATGCTTCTAACAGATTTAAAGCAGGAATGAGAGGTGTTCGAAGTCTTACAGATAGAGAAATTGCTGAGCAAGGTGTAAAAAGATTTATTGATTCTATATTAACTATGGTTAAAAACATAGAAAGAAGTAAATCATTCAGCAAAGAATATGAGAAGAAATACAGAAGAAATTTTGAAGAGATTATAAACAATCACATCTGGAATGGAGATATGCAATTTGCTTCTGGAAATGAAAAACTTGAAAAACATCTTAGAAATCTCTTGTTTAAAGATGATATCTTCTCTATGGGAGTAACTTCTGATATCTTAAAAAACATAGCACTTTCTGTAAATGGAGTGGATATAAGTAAAGATAAACTTCTTACAAGAGTAAAGAGTGTAGATTTAGTAAGAGAATCTAAGCAAAGACTTCTTGATAAAGTAGAAAGATATGGAGAATCTTATAAAGAAGTAGCAGAGCATAGTATCTTGCCTATTTTCTACAATCTTCGAAATGATGCTAAAAGCATAACAGATTTGAGTACTTTAAAAAAGAATTTCATTAGTTATACAGAGAAAGCAGAAAATGGAGGAACATACAGTAAGTTCTTGGAATCTTATAAAAAAGATATACTATCTGCTGTCGATTCTTTCTGTAAAGATTTTATAAAAATCACAGATACAAAAGTGGACTCTCAGCAGAGAAATTTTGAAAGTAAAGTAAATGATATTCTTAAAGAGTACTCAGATATCTTCCCACACGGAACAGAATACTATTTTGACCAGGAGATAAAAGATAAACTTTCAGATATCAAAGATCATAATACAAGTATTATAGAAGAATGCCACGAAGCATACGGAAAAGAACTTTCTGATATGGTATTCCCAGAGGTTATCCATGAAGATATTAAAAAAGAAATAGAAAATTTGATAAGCAAATTAAACAGTTTTATAAACGAAAGCAATAATGACATTACCATTACAGAGCCTGTATTCGAAAGCAGACTTGATAGAAATGATATTCTAAGTATTATAAATCATGGTACAAAATCTATGAATGAGTCATCTTCTTCTGAAAGAGCAGAAAAACTTATTAAAAGGCTTATTAAAGATTTCTCTATTGAGGGTAAAGAAGAAAAATATTACCCTGGTTATCATTTTCTTGATAAAATGGAATTTGAATTTGATCAAATAGGATTTAAAATAAAAAACCGTATTGAAGATGGTAATGCTGGTATACTTCAAAGAGATATCCCTGGGCTTGTAGATATCAGTGCTGGACTTATGGAAAGAAAATATATTGATGTAATATATGAGCGTAAAGAAGAAATTCATGAAGAAATAGACAAGGCTGTTGAAGAATATAATAAGATTTTAGGTAGTAAAGATAATCTTATGAAAGGTATTGCATTCAGATCAAAATATGAAATTGATAGCCTTGTAAATGACAGTATAAATAAAGTTAAGAATGAATTTAAAAAAATAAGAACATCTTTAAGTACAGATCTTAAACAAATGTATACAGAAGATTCTACACTTGAAAATATCAAAAAATATCAAGATAGTAGAAATCATCATTTGTGGGTAGATGGAGTAGTTGAAAGAATGGAAAAATTTATTCTTGATTTACTTAACAGAACTCTTGTACCAAAAATAAGAGAAATCTTTAATGAATTAAGTTTTGAATTTGGAATAAGTCCAGCCCAAGTTCGTGATGATATTACAAATTGGTGGCGAAAAATAGAATTTGGAAACAAACTTATCCTTAAAAAATACCTTAGAAGTGGTATGGGAGATCAATTTGATCTTTTTATAAAAAGAAAATACAGAAGACTCAAACCAAATGAAATTGGACTTAGTCAAGTTATTGAATTTGTAAAAGGCGAATATGAAGCATATTCAATGGAGTTTAACAATATGGTGGTAGAAATCTTAAATGGATATGATGTAACATATAGTAGGTATAACAAATTTAAAGATATTAGTGATACTGCTAGAAAACTTGCCAAAGATTTCCAAAAAGAGAAATGGGTATATCGTTCATTCTTTGTTAAACATGATGAAATGATCGAAAAATGTATTGAAGATTTTTTATCAGCATATGAAAAAAGCGATTATCATAATGAAAAATGGAGATATCCATATGATGATTGGTATAAAGACAGAAACTTTTATAGAGTTGTTGAAGTTGAATTATCAAATGCTTATTATAGATCAGTTAAAGATCATGAAGTTAGTGGAAGATTTAGATATAAAGGTTATTCAACAGTAATGGACGAGTCAGATAGTATTTCTGAAAACAGAAGAGATACTTTCTTTGAAGCAGAAGAGGACAAGAAGCCTAAAATATCTAAGGAAGAAAAAGAGAAGCTAAAAGCACAACTCGATAACTTCTTTGCAGATAAGAAAGAGGCTAAGGCAACTGAACTTAAAAAATCTATTGTAGATAGAGATAAAGCAATAGAAGATGTTATCCTTAAATATTCTACTGAAAAAGAGAAAATTCAAAGAGAGTATTCTAAAAACATCCAGGCTGCAAAATCTGAGGCTGAGGCAAATAAACTTAGAGCAGAAAGAGATGAGGAACTTCAGAGACTTTCTCTTGAAAAGGCTACTTCTATCGAAGATCTTAAAGAAAGACAGAAAAAGGAAGAGGCTTCTATCAGAGAGAAATATCAAACCCTCTTTGATAAGAAACTTGGAGAATATAAAGATTCTCTTGGAGATGCCATTCATGACTTTACCAAAGACATAGAAAGAGGTATCGAAGATGGAATAAAAAGTAATCCAATCTTCCAATAAAATAAAAATCTTTTTCTCACTAATAATAGAGGAGGCTACCCATCAAAAGGTAGCCTCCTCATTTTTATGAAGTATTTAAATCTGTTTTTCTTTATGCTTTCAGTAGGTTGTACATTAGGTCAAGAATACCCATGTTTGATACTTTCTTGTCCATATTAATTTCTACTCCTTGTACTTTCCAAATTCCTGTCTGTTCTCCATCTTCATAAAATCCTCTAAGTACCATTTTATTATCGATGTATTTTTTGTAAATTCCATGTTTCTTTCCAAGTGAATATTCACATTCTACATAAAGTTCTCCATTTTTGTAGTATCTAATCATTCCATCAAGTTTAGAATCCACTACTTGACCCTCCATTTCAACTTGACCTTTATGACTTTTTCTAATTGTTCCATTTATATCAGAATATCCATCCAGGACTTGGTCAAATCTCTTCTCTGCTTCAATAACTTTTCTAAGTCTATCAAGTCCTCTTCTCTTTCTTGAAGAGATTGTAATTCTACTTGGGAATCCATAAGATTCTGCTACTTTTGATACTGAGGCATCTTCAAAAAGAAGTTTTCTCATTATTTCAGCATCATACTCTCCCTCATGGAACATAGAATCTATCATATCATCAATTCTTGAAGCAGTTGCTTTTTCACTTTCATAGAAAGGAATTTCTCCTGTAAAGATGTCCATTTCTTCTCCTCCATATTTTTCATTCAAGAGCATTTGGAAAACTCCATCATTATCATCTCCATTGCTTTCTGTAAACATAGAAGATTCTGTGATGAATCTTTTATTTCCAGATGATGCTGTATATTCATCATCTCCCAGATTTCTAATTCTGTTTTTGTTGTATGTTCTTAGGGCTTCATTCTTTACAACCACCATGAAATAACTGACATATTTCTTAGATTCATCGAAGACATATTTTTTGTCCTCATAGAGTTTAACGAAACAAACATTGAGATTGTCTACTGCATCATCATGATTTTTAAGAATATTGTAAGATACTCTATAACCAAGATTGTAAATTTGCTTGTAAAGTCTTGCAAATGCAGTTTCTGTTCTTGTTGCGTAAAATTCTTTTGCAAGTTCTTGAATGTCCATTCCTTTTTTGTACTTAACCATGTTTTCTAAATTTTTATTTGTTAAACTTATTTGTGAATATTTTTATTTTTCTTAAATCATTAATTAACCAAGTATAGCATCATAATCATATCTGTATTTAATCTCTTGCTCATTTTCTCTTGCTATTTCTTCATCTGCATATTTCATGAAAAGAAGTCCATTTTTGATAATTTCTCTAAGATAATTTACAATATCCTCTACCCCATAATGCATTGTAGAAGAACCTCCTACATGTGTAGTATCAGAATATTTGAAACTAATTGGAACAATTGGATTGTATATAATTTCTCCAAATCCATTATCCATCTTTCTGTGCCAAAAACCACCATCAATAATGTTTTTATAATAATAGATTTTTAAATCTTTGATGAAAGAGAACTCACTCTCGATGATTTCTACTGCTTGTCTTAGGTTTTCTGTGTGTTGTGTGTTCATTTTAATTGATTTTTAAAGTTGATTGATTATTTTAATATTAAAGTCTTCTGTATTTTGGTTTTATTAATTTACCATACTTGTCAAAACTGCCAACATTAGTCATGTCTATTTCGTGTGGCACTTTTTCAAGTTCAAGTTGTGAAATGTTTACCCAAGTTTTTGAAGAATCTTCATACTTAACTTGTACTCTTGGTTCTGCAAAGTCGATGATTTCTCCTATAAGTCCTACATTATTACCTCTTGCTCTTACCACTTTCTCTCCAATTTTAACTTCTTCTGTTTTCATAGTTTAAATTTTATCTTATTTTTTAAATGTTTGTTTCTATCTCTTACAAATTTTAATGCAAATGCCGTGCCAGGGCATTGTGATGGGTATCAGAGACATTTTTAATATGACAAAGTGGCAGAACTGTCATACCTCTGACATGTCAAGAACTGACAAAAATGTCATACTTCTGTCACTTTGTCATATTACTGATGTCTCCTTATATGACATACCTCATATAAATGTTGGGAGTGACCATCTCTGACCACTCCCAACCTGTTATAATCTGTTTTTAGTATTTTATACTGTATATCCATCATATGACAGTGTAATGTAAGTATTTCCTCCCATAAGAGTTTCTCCTGTTACTTCACATCTGTCAATACTTTCATATTTCTTGATGATATTTTTAATTTTCTTTATATCTTCTCTTTCTCTAAGTTCTTTGAGTGAACATTTAACTGGGAACTTAATGGTTACATTTACAAAAGCAGAGTACCCTGCATATCCACTTCTTACTGATAACTTGTTCGCTCCATATCCAAGTTCTTTAAGTTCTTTTCTAATTTGCTGTGCTGTTTCTTTAATTGATGCCATTTTTATAAATTTTAATTGGTTATATAAAGTAAAATGCAAATGCCGTGCCAGTCCATAAGAATGGGTATCTAAGACATTTAAGTATGACAAAGTGGCAGAACTGTCATATTTTTGTAATGGTTAAATTGTCATATTTCTGTCACTTTGTCATATATGTAAAACTGTCATATCCCTCGAGTAATAATATTTTTATGAAAGATTTTACAATAGAAAATATTCTAAAAACTCCCATAGGTAGGATACAATATAGACTTCTTACTTTAGAAGATGTGACAACTTTACAACTTGCTCAAAGTAAAGACACTAAAATGACTAAACTTAAATGGTGGAGAGATAAAAACACTTCACTTGGTGGCTACATCTTTTGGAACAGGGGAAAGATGACACATGGTACACACATGGAAATTCTTTCAGAATATAATAGGTGTTACACATCTATGGCAGAAGTTCCGACTATAATGGAAACTGACTATTTTAGAGATGAATTTGCTTTCCTTTCAAACATGTCCCCAGTTGATATCTATGAAGATAAGGTACTTAGAGATCCTATTACAGGCTTTGGTGTTTCATATCTTGAAAATCTTTATCAAAGTCAGAAGTTTGAAGATAAAGAGATAAAAATGAGACTTCTAAAAATAAATCCAGGAGAAGCCAAAACTCTGGGAAGAACACTCCCTGGGGAAACTGAGAATTTTGGAAGTAAAAAGGTTTTAATTATGGAAAATCTACTTAGACAGAAATTTGATATTCCTACACTTAAAGATCTTTTACTTGCTACTGGAAAACTTAAACTTATGGAAGTTAATCATTGGTATGATTATTTTTGGGGTATATGTAATGGTAAAGGAGATAATAAACTTGGAGAACTTCTTGAAAAGATAAGAAAAGATAAAGGTATTGCATTATTTTAAGAAGATAATAAACGAAAACCCACCTAATATAAGGTGGGTTTTCTATAACCAAATAAAAAAATAATAAAAATGTTGATAGGCAACAACATTCGCTTTATTTCATTTTATCCTGTAAATACTTAACAGCAAAGTAGGAATCCACTATATCATTTACAGGACTAAGAATAATATCTTCATTTTTAATATAAAGTTTCTTATCTTCATTTTTTAAAAATTCAAGAAGTGAGGATTTTATATCTTCTTTTATAAAAGATGTGTACATGTCATATTTTGTAAAGTTTCCACTGCCTGCTATCTTTTTAATTTCTGTACTGGATGCTAGAAAAAATTCTACATCTGGATATTTTTCAAAGATTCTCTGTTTAAGAGCATATGTATGTTCTACCATCTGTACAATATTATCTGTACTACCTCTCTTTCCAAAGTCATAATTTTCAAGTATAATCTTGTCTCCTGGAAGTAGTTCCATAGAGTCTATGATTTCCATAAGAGCCTGGCTCCACTCTCTACTTTGTGCATGGTGTTTTCTGTGCCACTCACTTATACTGTCCCATCTATGTGCAGGATTTTGGATTTTCTTTTTAGTCTCTTTGTCTTTTATAACTTTTGGAGGAATAGAAATAGGTTCTCTGTCTACCATCTTTAAAGAAACATTATAATCTTTCAAAGTAGAAAGAAGTTTAGAATCTTTAAAAATGTCATCAAGTGTTTTTGTCTTACTTCTTGAAAAGACTGCTTTATTTACAAGTGCAAAATGCCTGTATTCTCCGTCTTCAAAGAGAGTAAGCCCTGCCGATGAATATGAGAAATCTATACCAAGTATCTTCATATAAATATTTTAATTTTATTATACTTATTTCTTAAAGTAGTCTTCTGTAGCAAAAACATATTGCATTCCTCGTTCCTGACAATACTTAGTAGCATACTGCATTTTAGCCTTGATTACAGAATATCTCCTAAGTTTTTCAAGATATGCCTTTTGATTTGTACCTCTTACAGGAGGTGTAATATAAGTTTTAGGCTTTACTTCAACTACATATTTCTTAATTGTACCATCTGGAAGTTTCTTTTCAAAGTAGAAATCAATGAAGTATGTGTGTGGTTTTCCATCCAGTGGAGAAATATATCTAACCTTTATACATTCACATCCCCAACGGATTACTTGTGGATTTGTGTCCAGATCCTTACAGAGCATAAGTTCCCAACTGCTTCTGTAAATAATTCCATATGGATTGCCTATAATCTTTGATGGATGCGTAGGTGTAAAGTATCCTTGTTTATATTTCGAATTTTTAGATGGTTTTATAGAATTTAGTCCCATTATAATGAATTTTTCTTTTCAAGTATAGAATTAAGTTTTTCGATAGCAGAAAGCAGTGCCTGTGCAGTGGCAGTATCCATTCCTCCTGAGGTAACTGTTCTACTTGTAGAAGTAGATGATGTAGCAGGTGTTGTCTTTGGAGTTGGTTTATCTCCTCCACCAAATAATTTAGTAAATGTGTTTGTTATACCATCTATTGTTCTACTTATTATGTTACCTTCTGATTCCTGTTTTGGAGCAGGTGGAGTAATAACTGTACCAATAGAATCTGGAGGAGTTTGAGCAAGTGCACGGCTGTAATTTACAGAAGCAGTTACAGTTTCTACCAGTTTTGCTGTATCCACTTTTGATACTTTGTCAAGGACAGTGATCCAACTTTCCCAAGTTTTAAGAGTAGCAGGATCTATACCTTTCAGATAATCTCTGTGTGTTTTAAGTCCTTTATTAAGTTTATCAAAGATTTTAGCCAGTCTTTCAAGTGGAGAAACAATAGAATTAAGTTTTGTTACTGTATCTTTGCTTATTAGTCTAAGACCTTTATTTGTAAAATGCATAAATGCATATGTTCCATATCCTACACCAAATATAGTATCCTTAGGATTTGATGATATAGAAGAAAGCACTTTGATTATGTTTGCCACTTTTGTAAGTGGGTGTAGGAGTTCTGTAACAAGTTCTACACCTCTATCTATGTCTCCATCTCCGATAGTAGTTTCAAGTCCAAACATACCAATAGTACTCTTTGAATCTTCATTTGCTCTACCTATTGTGGCAAATGCAGTAGGTAGGATTCCAAGTAAGGTAGTTATAGATTCGAGTGCAGGTTTAAGATTTGTAGGCGAAAGTTTTGGATCATTCCAAACCATTATAGAATCTTTAAGTTTGGTAAGTGTTCCAGACAGATCAGAAACAAGTCCTATACCCTGTTCAATATGTCCTTTAGAGAATCCATCAGTAAATCCAAGTACAGAAAGAACACTTGGAGAGTAGAACTGGGATCCAGATTCAAGTTTACCTATTTCTGCAAATGCAGATGGAATAGTAAGAAGTACTGCCTGTATGTTAGTATTAATAGCCTGTATATCCTGCTCAGAGACTTTCATTGATTTCCAATCTTCTACACCTTTAGAAAGAGATGAAAGTGTATCTCCAAGTTTAGAAACACTGTCTATACCTCTTTCAACATCTCCTTTTGAGAATCCCTCAGTAAGTCCAAGAATAGAGAGTACAGTAGTTTGTTTTATTCTTCCACCTGCTTCAAGTTTACCTATATCTGCAAATGCTGATGGTATAGTTGAAAGAACTGCTACAAGATTATTTCTTATAGCCATAAGTTCAGCAGGTGCTATTTTCATAGTTTTCCATGCTGTAATTCCTTTTGAAAGTTCAGTCAGATTCTTTCCAAGTTTCATAGTGGCATCTATACCTCTTTCAACATCTCCTTTAGAGAATCCATCTGTTATACCAAGTATAGAAAGAACTGATGTCTGTTTTATACTACCTCCTGCTTCAAGTTTACCTATTTGAGCAAATACAGATGGTATAGTAGAAAGAACAGCAGTCATATTAGATTGCAGAGTTTGGATAACTGTTGGAGAAAGATTCATATCTTTCCATGCTCTTATACCTTTTGCAAGTAACCACATAGATCCTGCCATTCCTACAAGAGCAGTAAGTTTTCCTGGGAGAAGTACAGCATCTTTAATTCCAAGATCAGAGAATGCCCCAGATACTCCATTTACCATACTTTTAAGAAGATAGCCTATGTTATCCATTGCCATTGGATCTGTATCTGCCACAGAGACAATACTTTCTATTCCTTTTCCAATTACCCAAAGACTGGCACCAATAAGTCCAAAAGCAAGTGCACCAGACATAATAAGTGGAGAAGCATATCCAGCCAGGGCGAACACAGCTCCAACTCCAAATAGGAAGAGTGGGAACTGCCAAAGGAAATCAGTTGGAACATCTGCCCATTTTTCATTAAGGTATCCAAGTGTAAATCCAAAGACAAGGAGTGAGAGTGACATAAGTCCAACAGAAAGTGATCCCTGTAAAATTTGCGAAGAGACAAGACCTGCCAGGGCGAAAATCGCTCCAAAAGTAATAAGTGCAAGTCCTACTCCAAGAAGTCCAGATGCTGTACCCTCTGGCATAGCCTGTATAATTGCAGAACTTAGAACAAGTGAAGCAGAGAAGACAAGTAAGGAGAGTCCCATTACAGCAACAGCAAATGATCCCTGCTTAATTTGAGGAGCAAGAAGTCCTACACCTGCAAAAGCCAGTCCAGAAAGTACCATCATAGAAAGTCCAACTGCTACACCTGAGGCACTCTCTACTATCATTTCTCCTACAAGTGAAAGAATAGCCATACTGCCACCAAAAATAAGCATGGAAAGACTGATCTGTTTAACTACAGAAGCACCTCTTTCTATACTGTTCTCTGGAAGCATTCCAATAAGTGACATAGCACCTGCTGAAAGTAAGAGAAGTCCAAATCCTGTAATAATAGCAGTAGGTGTAACAGGAACATACTCTGAAGCCACAGAAAGTAGCATAAATGTTCCTGTAAGATAAAGAAGTCCAATAGAAAGATCTTTCATAGACTCCTGCATTCCCTGGAACTTTGAATGGTTCTCTATCGATGTAATTGCCATAAGTGAAAGAAGTGGAAGAACTACAGTAGTAGCCATAAGGAGTCCAGGGACAGAAGTTATCATAAGTGGAGCAAGAAGTGTAAGTGTAGCACCAACTTTGAAAAGAGATGAAGTTATAGAACTTACATCTGTAAGGAGTTTTTCTGTCCCTGAGAGATCTTTACTTATATTAGGAAGTGAAGAAAGACTCTTGATTATACTTTCTGCAATAGGTAGAGCAAGTCTACTTGTCATAAGTAGAGGAGTAGCAAGTGTAAGTTTAAATCCAAATCCAAGAAGTGCAGATGATATAGAAGACATAGTTGAAGATACAGAATCTATCTTTGTAATATCTACATCTTTAATTACATCTGTAAGTTTGGAAAGTGTATCGGTTATATTTCCAATTGCAGAAGCATTAGTATCTTTAACCTTGCTCATTGCAGTAAGCATACCTGCTACACTGTCATATGTGGCAGGGTCAAGAGATTCTATTCCATTCTTTTTAGAATTTTTAGCCTTAGAATTTGCACCTATTGTTGAAGAATCTACAGTTTGTGTAGGAGAACTTGATTTACTCTTCTGTTGAAGCATTATAAGTTCTATTCTTCCAATAGAGTCATTTATATCGAGGAGCAATTTTTCTGTCATTATGAAAAATTTTCTGATATGTACTCTTTTAAAAAATGTTACCGAAAGGACAAGGCTTTCGGTAACTAGGGCTAGATTTGAGTGGCAAGGACTCTAGTCTATAATTTCTAAATAAGTGTTTAAGAAAAAAGTTAAAACCAGATAAAATGATAAAGAAATCACTTATCTTTTATTTATCAAGATAACTCTGTATATTCTTGAGTTTACGGATATCTTCCTCAGTAGGACTTGAGTAAAGAAGAATAGTATCCTTTGTATCTGCTTCTATTTTTTGAGCATACAAGTCCTTAGCCTCTTTTGAAATGGAAGAAAGTGGGTCTTTCTTGTCTTCCTTAGAGGTGTTACCTTTTGTATAAACCCAAGATGGAAGTCTACCTGTATAACTTCTTGAAAGAACAGAATGAATAACTTTTGTACCTATGTTATAAGGAACTTGTGAAAGTTGTGAGGCTTCCACAGGATATCTTATAGAGAAAAATTTAAGAAGCATAAAATAATGTTTCTTTTTAATAGAATCTTCTACTTTTGAAAATTTTTCCTTATCAAATATTATATTTCTATATTCAAAGAGATCCATAAACTTAAAACTTTTTAAAATATTAAACATCTTTATAATAGACATTTCCAGTAGAATATTCTCCTATAAGAGCTGTAAGTATAGATGTATAACTTTTATTCTTTGCACTTGATGAAAGTACCTGCTTTATAGTATTTAGGATTGTAGTCTTTATATGAAGTGGATAAACAGATGGACTTAAGTAACAGGCTTTTATATTTCTTTCAAGTCCTTGATTAATCTCCGAAAGTACCTCCATATCAGATGGGTCATCTTTTGTACTTACAGTTTCTACCATACTCTTTGCAAGTGATATTCTATCTACATGGTTTTCTACAATCTTTGAAAGAGATAAAAATTTTCTCTTCTCTTCAAGTAATTGTTCTACTCTCTTCTCTGTAAATCCAAATGTACTCTTTCCACTTTTAGTAGTATAAATATAAGCACTTGGTACATTGTCTGATTTATCCCCAGATAAGATTTTTATAAAAGAAATTTTCTCTGGATCTATAACAGTGTGAGCCATAGAGAAAACAGATAGATTTCCAATTTTATCAAGTGAGAAAATATCGACTGCTGTCTCTGGTATAGGTTTTGGAATATAATGCATCTGATCGAACTGATTATACATTACCACATATTTTGAGAAGTCATCTTCTGCTCTAAGTAGTTGGAAAAGGTCTTTATCCCCAGAAAGGATAAGAGAAGATATTCCCTGTTTATAAAGTAGATGAGAAAGACAGCAACACCAATCATCTCCCTCTATGGTAGAGGCTTTAAGAACTGGTATCCCAGAGTTTTTAAGAACATTTAAAATATCTGAGAAGACATACATGGCACTCTCCATATCAACTTTTGAATGTCTATCTGATCTATTTGCTTTATAATTTTCATTTCCCTCTATGGTAGTTCTCCAACTTGTTCCACCATCTGCACAGAAAATTAGACCTTTAAGATCTGGATATTGTATAATAGTAGAGAGGATAGATGAGAGAATATCTCTTTTGAGTTCTTGTTTGTCCATATCATTTACAGGATATGCAGAACCAGTAGTCTTGGCAAAGAGTATCCTGTAAAAGATATAGTTAAAATCTACAAGTATGTACATATTTTTATTATTTTTAAAGAACAATCATGTCCCTAAGATGTCTGCCTGTTCCCAGGAATTTAAGTTCTACATTCTCAAAAGGTTCAACAGTAGGTATAATATACTCTGCTATAAAATCTTTAACTTTTGGAGATACACCAGGGAGATCTTTAAGTTTTTCATTATTTATACCCTCCATAGTACCATCTATCCAATTTACAAAGTTAAGAGAAATGTAGATTTTGTGAGGAGTTTGATTATATCTGATACATTGAGAAAGTCCAAGTTTAGAGAAAGTAAAAACTCTTCTTGGTAGTTTTGTAAGACTGGTCATTATGGCATCAGTAGGAATCGAAGTACCTGCCTCCCTTTCTACCTGTTCCCAAGTAATCTCCTCTTGATCTGAGTATCCACCTCCAGAATTTGATTCTATTTCTTGGTATGGGAATTTTTCACTTTTCACTTCTTCAAAGTACAGGTGTTCTCCTTTATGTAGGTAAACAGTAAATGTACCATCTTCATTTTCTTTTATATGATCAACAAGTCTATGTTCTTTGAAGTATTCAACTTCTTCTGAGGATACTTGAATTTCATTTTTTGAAAGAACATATTTCTTAGAATTTATTCTTATATTATGTGCACGGCAATTTATAATTACATTTCCGAGTACAGTTACAGGAAGCATACAATCATTAAGTGCAGATACCACAGTTACATTTCTACTGGTTGTATAAGGATAAAACTCTGGAAGTCCAAGTGAAAGTTGGAAGCCTTGTGCTACTGTAAGAAGTCCACTTTGACCCTTAGATAATCTCTGAAGGATTTCTTCTGTTGTATCACATATCATACTTGAAAGTTCTGGAACATCTCTTGCAAGTAAAATATTTCCTCTTCTCATTATCTTTCTTCCAAGTGTAGCTCCAGCCCCTGAGGCTGTTGTCCCAGATGAAATAACAGAATGCTTACTTGTGTCAATTTCTTCACCATCAAAACCTGCAAGTCCTTTTTCATAATTTTTATCAAGTGTAGTTGTTATACCTGCAAGTGGAGAAATACCTATCTTCTCTCTTGGTATACCAGAGTCCTCTATTTCTTTAAGTAAAGATTCAAGATTTATGACAGCACCCTGAGTGATATACATTTTCTCAAATTCCTGATGTCTGTGTGCATTAGAATTTAAGTTTTTATAACAATAAGTGAAAGGTGTACCATCTACTTTCTCTCCATCTACAATATGTGATGCTTGGTGCATGAAAGTATTGACAACAAAATCAATGTTTGAAGAGTTTGCAGATATAAATTCTTCAAGTTTTCCTTTCCCAGAACTACCTGCTGACTGGTCAAGAAGTACAGTAATTTTACCTGGAATGAAAAGTTCATTTAATGTGTCCATTTTATAAAATATTTAAAGATTTAAATTTTTGTAAATAATATCACAAATAAAATACAAATGTTCCCACCAAGTGGGATTTGATGGGAACAAAACTAAAAATAAGAATAAAATGACTTTTTCTATTTCTTTCCAGCTACAGCATCTCTGATTGGTTTTGCAGGTAAGTATTTTACTACTGTTGTAGCAGGTACATCGATGATTCTTGTAGGATCATTTGGTGCTTTAATCTTTCTTGCAGATCTTTCCTTAGTAGACCAAGTTCCAAGTTCTGGAAGAGCAATTTTGTCTTTGTTAGTAAGTGCTTTAGTAAGCACATTTCCAAATGATGCTATAACAGAAGCAACATCTTTCTTTGTAAAGCCAGTTTCAGTAGCAACTTGGCTGATTACTTCATCTTTTGTCATGAGTTTTAAAATTTTGAATTAAATTAATAAATTTTTTATCTTTGTAAGAATGTTATAAATTTGTATGTGTATTAGTTTCCCATGTAATCTATGGTAGTCCCAAAAACATGAGATATCTTCTTTGCAATTACATTTTTATTCTCTTCTTCTTTATCTTTCTCTCTTATCTTTAAAACGAAAACAGTAACAGGAAGTTTTACATCCATAGGGTTATAAAGTTCTATGGGATATGAAATGTCTTTACCCTGAAGAAGTACCATAGGAGATGCCTCAAAGAAATAAGAAGAGATGGAGTATGTAATCTTTTCAGAAGTAGAAGAAAGAACATTTGCTCTTATATCTCCAGAGATTGATAGACATAAAAGTTCAAGTTTTGGAGTTTTTCCAAGTGATTCAAGTTCAGAAAGTCCAGGAACTTCTGTGTCCAAGATTTTTATAATCTCTCTTAAAACTTCTGTATCTCCCTCTCTCTGTAAAGCCTTTATATCTGAGTAATAACCAACAAGATATTCTCTTGTTTCTTCTTCTGGAAGTAAGTAATCCTGAATACCATTAATTTTTGAAATCTTATCTTTTACAGAAGAAGATGTATAGAGAAGTTGGAGTCCTGAAAGGTTAAATTCAAATATTCTGTTTTTGTAAGAATGTTTGATTTTGCTTTCTATCTTCACAAGTCCCTTACCTACTTTCTTTCCTATAATATCAAACATACCAATTTCCTCTTCTATGGTAGAATCTTCATTGTTTTTATGAGCAAGTGTAAGTTGCAAGGTTACTTTTGGAAAATCTGAAAGTATATTTGTTACAGATACAAGTTTAAGGAAGTAAGATATCTCATTTGACTTTGAGGAACAAGGATATTCAATTTTTGGAGTTTTATACCTCCAATACACAGACATTCCAGTAGGAACTTGAATAACTTGAATATTTCCTGTATCACAAAGTGAAAGTGTTTTATATTCCCCGGGACCCAGAGACAGTGTAGATGTTCCACCTGATATATCTGTACCCTCTGGAAGAGATAAAAGACTCTGGCAGAGTGGTATGTTTATAGCAGGTGTTCCAAAAAGACATGTTCCATTCTGAAATCCTACTTGCAAAGATTTTTTATCTTCATCACATCCAGAACAACATTTGTCTAGATTTGTATTGGTGCTTATTATCATAATTTCAAAAAGTTTAAAATTTAAGTATTTAATAATCAAATTTTTATAAAAATGATATTATTCTCATATTAAATATGTTTTAAAATTAAAAATTTTATAAAAATGAGAATCATTTACAAAACACTTTACAGTATTATACCTACATTTGTAGAGGTATACAATCTATTTCAAATTAAAAAATCATTCAGGGCAATAGTAGAGAATGATGTAATTCAAAAGAGATATAGAATACCAGAAGTAGAAGATAAGAATATTAAAGTAAATTTCTGGGGTACTCTTTACCTCTGTATTCTTTTACCTATTGGAGTAAGAAGTGTACCAGAAGATAGCCTTTCGAGAGAACTTGAAGATCTAAATTATGTTCTTTATGGCAGTGGAATGCATGGACTTATAGAAATGTCATATGATGTATATTTTAATTCTTCGTATGATGTCTACTATGTAAAATACAGCCCAATCTTTAAATGGTCAAGTGCACTAAAAACACTTGGGACACTTGGATCTTTAATTTTGGTATGGATATATAAAACTGATATTACAGAAGTACTTAGTATCTTATGGAAATAATAAAAAATAAAAATCTTGTTACTAATTTACATACAGTAACTGGAAAATTTTCTACCTGTGATATTTCGCAGGTAGAAATTGTAAAAGAGAGTATAACTGGAGTAACTCCCAGAGTTGGATACAAAAAGTACTACTCTTGGAGTAAAGATGATAAAAATTATTCTCCAAGAGTTAAAATGTCTGGGAGTAAATTCCTTGAAATTCCTACAGGTACTAAAGTTTGGGTAATACTTGAGTATGAAATGCAGAATCCTTACTTTGTAGATGAACAGATTTTTATTCATGAAATAATTATTGAAGATAAAGGAGAAAAGAAAATAAATCCTGTTGGATTTGTAAAATCTGAAAACTTAAATGAAAAAGTTACAAATGCTGTAAAGGAAACACAGAGTAAACTAAATTCTTGGATACAAAATACTTTAAGTACTCCTGTGACATATTTTAAAATATCTGGGATAGACACTTCAAGAGATGTAATTCTAAACGAATTTGGAATTTATGAGGGTAGTGAGGGAGTTTGTCTTGGTGTTCATATTAAAGACAATATAATTCCTACGGAGAAGCCAGAATATAAAGAATGGGGACTGGATTGGGAAAGTTTTGAAATAGAAATAAGTGTAAAAACATTCTCAGATGTCTATGGTAAAGGTGTAACACCTACTGTTGGAGATTTTCTCTATATAAAAAGCGTAAACAGAATGTATTCTGTACTTTCATTCTTTACAGAAAGAGATGTAGCAGGAGAGCCAACTTCTTATACACTTAAACTTTCTACTTATGAGGGTAAAAAATCTATTATAAATGAACCAAGTGTAACAGAGACTCTTGAAAATGTTCTCATAAGTACAGAGGAGATCTTCTCTAAAGAGATAGAAGATGAATTCTTGGACTCAAGAGGTACAACAGATGATCATGCCTTTACTCTAACTACCGATTCTCAGAGAAGTATACTTTCTGATAAGGTAATTATAAAAGATAAAACACTTATGAACTCTGGAACTCGAATGTTTAATCACTTTTATGAAATGAAAGAAATGTCATTTGGAGAAGTTCTTGTGATGTATAAAAATGAAATAAGTCTATCAAAAGATGATGGTATATCCATAAGTGCTACTTTAAGATTTGAAGAAGAACTTTTGGAAGTGAAAGCAAAAAATGGAATTATAGAATCTAGTCCTCATAGACTTCTTGGTATAGGTACAAAACTTTCTGATGGTAGTTTTGTTACAAAAGAAGAAGATGGAAAATATTTTACAAATGGTAATTTTACTGGAATGTTTCATACTTTACCTACCTTAAATTTAGGTACTATTGGAGAAATCTTAAATATTCAAATAAGTGGTAAAGTTTTTGAAATACTTGACAGCAATTTTAATGTTCTTTACTCTATAGACATCGGTCTTCTACCTAAAACTTGGTATACTGTGGTAGTTAATTTCAGTAATCAACATAGATTCTTGGGTCTTTATGTTTGGGAAAGAAATAAGAAACTTCCTGTGTTCGAAAAAGAAATACCACTTAGAGATGAAATTATACTTAAAGATGAAACAATGTACATTACAGCAGGAGTAGGACAGCTTACAAATATAAGAGTTCTTAGTAAGAGCATACCTGTAAAACATCAAAGAAGTTATTTCATGTCAGATAAAGTACCGCAGGTAAGCACTGTAATAATAGAAGATAATGCTAGACCTCTTTATAATAGTAGAAAATATGATGAGGGAGTACTGAGAAGAGATATCCCAGATGGCACACCTCTTTAAAGAAATATAAAAGTTCTTATTAAAAGTTAGACATCTCATACTCTGGGGTGTCTAATTCTTTTTTAAATAGGTAAATAAAACTACATTAATTTTTAAAAATCTAAAAATATGAGCGAATACACTAAGGTAGGAGATTATACGGCAACTCAACTTTTAAATAAAGTAAAGGGTCTGTCAAGTTTTAAAGGGATTCCAACTGGATATTGGATTCTTGGTATCCGTAGTCAGGAGGATACTTATGATGTGTTTGATGATAAGTTTTATATCTTTAAAGGAGAAACACTTATAGATACCCTTACTGGAACTACAAATCCAGGAAGTTATGGTCTTATGAATTTCTCTCTTTGGAATAAGAAAGGAGTAGCAGTTGTAAAAAATGATGAATGGTACTACGGAGTATGGTCAAGAGGTTTACATAAAGGTAAAAGTCCAGCACTTAAACAAACTGGTGGATTTAAGATTATCAGAGATGGTAATAAGAATAAGAAAAGTGGAGACTCTGGAGAACCTGCTTGGGAATATGGAATTGGTATAAATTTCCACACTAATACACACAATTATTCAAGTAGAGTTTGGAATTGGATAGTAGGTGGTTGGAGTACAGGTTGTCAAGTTACCAATGATGTAGGAAAATTTGTTAAATTCCTTGATTATACAAAAGGTCAAAATCTTTTCACATATTGTTTAATTTCTGAGTTTTAACAGGTTAAAAAGTAAAAGTATGATACAACTACCAGAAGGATTTAAGGGTTGGGGTACTGCTGTAGGTAGAGTACTTATTACGGTAGCAGTAATCCTCGTAGTGAACTGGATTACAACAAGACACAGTAATCCAGGTGCACTTGTTCAAGTTCCTACAACCACTACTGCTGATAAAGTAGTGGAAAGTAGAATAGTGGAAAGTAGAGACAGTTTAAGAATACTTGATCAAAAACTTCCAGTAATGAAATATGAGATTGTTATTAAAGAAAGACAAATTGAAGATATTAACGCAAAAATCCAAAGGCATTATGATCAAAAAATTAGCACTGTTAATGATATTGATGGTAGGAAAGCAGACTCTATCATCGCAAACGCAAAATTCATACCCGAGTGGTAGTATCATTCTTGATAGAAATAAGAAGATAGAAATTGCAAAGATTATCACAAATGAAAGACTCCTAAGAGGAGAAGTAAAACTTCTGAAAAGTAAAATTACTGAACTTGAAGATGTGGTAAAAGGTAAAAATAAAGTTATTACAACTCTTGAAGATAAAGCAAGTACTCTTGAAAAGATGAATAAAGATCATGAAGTGCTTGAAAGTATTCTTAAAGATAAAGTAAAGAGTACAGAAGACAATGTAAAAGCCTCCCAAAAAGCATCATCAAATGGACTGTACCTATGGAGTACACTTGGTAGCAGTATAATTACAGACACAGATGGTAGAAAAACAGGAGGTATAGGTCTTGGTATTGTTAAGTATAATGCACTTCTTGGAGTAGGTGTAAATCCACTTAATCCAAAACTTGAAGTTGTAGTAACTTTAGGAGTTAAACTTTTTAAACTCTAATAGATAAGAGTAAGTCTCATTTTTGATTAAATTCATAAACAGAAGCCTGTCAAAGTTTTAAATCTTGACAGGCTTCACTGTTTACTAAAATAATCTATAAAATGAAAAATACCTTTACTTTTTATCTTTTATCTTTCTAAGAACTGCTTCTCTTATACTATAAGCAAGTGATTGAGCATCAGTCATTGTTGTTTTACAAACTTTACTACCAAGATTTGTACCAAGTTCAATTTCTCCATTCTGTACAAATGTAGTAGGTGGAGCAGTTGTCATATTTGGTGTACGAACAGGTTTACTTTGGGAAACATTACCTCTGAGTTTACTTCTACCTGGATCAATCTTCTGTATTTTAGAATTTAGTTCCTGCATACTCTTATTTGGAAGATTCGAGTTTCCTCCCAAAGTATCATCTTTTTCTATTACCTTAGAAAGTCCCTGTGCTATTACTCTACTGTTCATATAAAGGGTTTCCGAAGTAGGAATATAAAGAATATCCCCTGCTGTTATAGAAAATGGATCAGAAAGTGAATTATACTCACAAATAATATCAAACTTTGATTGATCTCCAAAAATAGCAAGTGCAAGAAGATCTGGTCTTCCACTGAATTCCTCTGTGACAAGAATAGGAGAACTCATAATAGTTGTATCATCTTTATCAACTATCATATCTCTATATGCAAAATCTACAAATGTACCATCTGGGGTATCTATATTTTTTAGATTTCTTTCAAAAAATGAGGGTTCTATTATTGGAAGTTCCATTCTCTTTTTAGATAAAAGTGACTTTATATATCTGTATAAAAAGAAGAGCAGATCTCATGGGTAATCTGCTCTCCAAAAATGAATCACAACAAAAACATCACAATTATATTAATCTTCGACAGAAGAGGCATCATTAAAGCCATCTTCTATGAGTTTTGGACTTTCAATATTTACTTGAGTCTTAATTTTCTTCTGTGTACCTCCTCTTGTCTTCTTGAGTATTGTACTTAGAATATCTGTGGCTATCTTATCTATATTTCTTTCTATATTAGATTTTATAATAGAAAGGAAAGCACTTTCACATTCATCAGGGTCAAGTGTATCCCTGAGAGTAGTAAGCAGGGAAACAGGGGCTATTTCTATTTCTGTTGAAACATTTACATTTGTAATCTCTTTATTTGCTTTATTTAAGATAGCAATAATAGGAGATTGTGTCTCTTGTATAGTAGGAGTATTTTCTACTTCTTTCACTTCTTCAACAGGTGTCCCATTTACCTGCAAAGCATCTGCATATGCTATTGTAGGTTCAGTATTTTGTTCACTTTCTGTATGTTTAATTACAGTAGGTAGAATAGGTACACCATTAGAGTCTATACCGAGATTTATACCAAAATCTTCAAAAGAATTGTCATTTTCTTCTTCAAAAGAACCATCTATATCATAATCATAATCAACCATTGTCTTAAAATTTTATAAATAGTAACAATTTGAGTAAATGTTAGTTTTTAATTAATATACTTTACCTAAACTTACTACACCATAATTATAAGTACCACCTGCTTCTCTCTTTGGAGCAGTAGTTGATCTTTTTGCAGAATTTCCACCTCTGTTGATATTATCTTTACCTGCCACAGGATTGGCATTTGAAGAAGTTGCAGAAGTATGATTAATGATATCCATAAATCCATGTGGAGGGTTATATGCTCTACCACCACCATCTATGAACATACTTTCAAGTTCTGCTTTATCTCTTGGTCTACCACTTTTAAGTTTAACTGTATATTTAAGTTCAGTAGGGAAATCATCCATACCAAGTTCATCTCCAAGTTCAATAGAAAATTCTTCTACAATAAGATTTCCAATTCTGGCAATAGGGTGTAGAGGATTTCCAATAGTTAGGTGCCACTCTCCAGTAGGAAGTCCAGAAAGTAAGGAATGGATAGCAATCTGCTTTGGTCTACTGTTATAAGTAGAGGCTTCTATCATCGCTCCACCTACTCCAGAAATTACACCTTTGAGAGCAGAAAAATCTCCAGATAGGAGTCCATTGATGACATTCATAAAAGTATCTGCAACAATACCGAATGCATTTTTAATACTGCTCATTGTAGCATCAAAGTATCCTTTGTAATCTCCAGAGAACATAGCCTGTCTGGCTTTATCTCCACCCATAAATCCAAATTGTGGTTTGTGTCCACCAAAGAATCTATTTGCACCTCCCCAGAACTTAGCATTTTGGAAAGACAGAGCAAGTAAGTTGAAGATTAAGTCAAGCATTGCTATTCTTGGATTTATACCATCATATGTTCTAAGTTTATATTCAAATGTAAGAGTAGCCGAGTACTCGGCTCCAATTCCTGTACCTCTGACATTTACTTTATTAATGACATTTACTGGACCCAGTTGATGATTGGTATAATCAAATCCAGATCCTTGCTTTTGAGCATCCGAAGAAGCATTACTTCTACCTCCAAGATCTCCTCCAGAATTTCCATTAAGAAGTGCTACACCTTTTGCAATTGGAGATGGTATAAAATTACCCAAGAAATCAGATTCTATTCCCGGATTACTTGGGAGATCGTGATCATGTACTTTTGCTGTAATTTCTTCCCAAGATATTTGTCCAGTTACAGGAAGAATTTCTTTAAGTAAATTGTCTGTACCTTCTCCAAAGTAAGTGACAGCCTGTGCAACAGGAGGTATAGAATCTACACCCATATCTCCAATTGGAAATACAAGATCATCATATGTGGCAAATGGATATCTACGGAGAGTAACCATTCTATTGATAGGTGCTATTTTGTGATATTTACAGAACAAGAAGTCATATGCAGAATATGGTTCTTGTGGATTGTTATCTCCATATTCAAGAAGTTTAGCAAATGTAACTTGTCTGGCTTCCTTACTATAAATTCCATCTTCTCCAAGTTGAAAGTCTTCTGCATGATTTTCTCCATCACTGGCAGGGTGGACAAGGATAGCATAAGAATTAAATCTGGATTTTACACCATATTGAGTTTTAAAGTTGTGTCCAGCACTATCTCTGGATAAGTTGTCTACTTTATGCTTCTGTGAATATCCCTCACTACCTACTTCATGTCTTCCCTGTATAGAACTTCTACGGACAGTGGCTCTTGAAAATTGTTGATCTTTACCAAGTCCAACAGAAGATGTCTGCCTGTATGTAGAATGAATAGTATTTTTATCAGTAGGATCAGATACTGTTTGTCCACCTACTTTTGGAGTCTTTCCTTGAAAAGTACCAGCATAAACTTTTGTAGGTCTCTTTCCATTATTATATTTGGCAAGTGCAGTATCAAGATCTCTTTGTATAACTCCTTTACCTCCTACACTTTCATGAAGTTCAAGTTTTCCAGTATTTGGATTTTTAACAACTACAGCAACATGGTCTATTCCATATTTTCTACCTTTATCAAATCCTCTGGGTCCAGTATCGAAGAATACCATATCTCCCTCTTTAAGACCACTGGATGCTCCAGAGAGTCCTGTTATATCTCTTGCTGTACCATTGTTAACTGCTTTAGCATAGAGTCCCTCACTGGTATCTCTGGGAACACCAACAACAGCACTGGCAAAGCGTGAACAATCCACATGTCTTGCACTATCATTATTAAGTGATGGATTCATTGAATATTTAAATCCAGCAAATGATTTTGCTTTTGAATACAGGTCATCTGACATATTTTCCTAAATTTTGGGATATGTACTCTTTTGGAAATGTAAATATATCAACTATCATATATAAGAGCATGAAAATAGTTACGGTAATTTCTGACCCTACAGTAGAACTTGAAAAACTTACAGTTCCAGATACAGACTTCTCAACAGGTACTCCTGTAAAAACAGAAGATTTGGATACTCTTAAATATGGATACACATCTCCACTTATTAAAATACTTGGATATATTGTACCAAATATTTCATATTTTAAAGTAGTAAGTGGTGTAGATTTCTTACCAAATCTAACACTTACATTTACTGATTTAAGTTCTGAATTTAGAAATAAGTATTTTCCAAAAGATGGAGATCTACTTTCACTCTATATAAGAAGTAAAAATCCAGATTTTAAACATATAAGAGGAGACTATAATATACTTACTGTAAAAGAATATGGAAGTCAAATTACTATTACAGCAGAACTTAGAGTAGAGGGTATTCATATTCCTACTTTAAAAAGTTATAAGGAAATGTCCTCTTTTGGAGTTTTTAAAGAAGTGGCAAAAGAACTTGGACTTGGAGTAAGTAGCAACATAGAGGGAGATACACAGGATAAGATGACTTGGATCTGTCCACTTAAATCTCCTTATGATTTTCTATCTACGGATGTTCAAGAACATGCATACTTGGGAGAAGATAAGTATTTTACATCATCTGTAGATCTTCATTACTTCTTAAATTTTATAGAACCATCAAGTATACATTCTGATCTTACTGTAAAAGAAATGAGAAAAATTACAAATATACTTCAGACAGAAGATCATCACTTTGGTAATGGAGGAAAAGAAGATGAGGGTGTACTTGAAGAATTTTTCTTGTCCAATCATTCATATCTTCTTGGAACAAATAAAAGAATAGTAGAAGTAAATCTTCTAAATTCTTCAAGTTCTATAAGTACATCAATAGGACATAGACAGGTAATTCTTTATTATGATAAGAAAGAGAAGAAAATGAAAGAATTCTTCCATGAAACTATAACTTCAAAAGATGAGAATGCTATTATTCTAAAAGGTAGAAAAGAAGATGATCATACAAAGAATATAAGATACCTAAATAAGTGGCTTCAATCAGAGAATGTACACGCAAATTATAATTTCTCTGAACTTGGTAATAGAAGTAATAACAGAGAAAATGGAAAGATTACTTTAAGGGTTGTACTTTCAGGAATCTGTACAGAAGTAAATCTTTATCAACTTGTACCTATTCTTTTGTTCAATGATGGAGATTCTATACTGAACTATGGAGATGATGCTTTAAAAGGAAATGGATATTCTCAGGAGAGTATAAATACACTTTATTCTGGAAATTATATGATATCTGGACTTGGATATGAGTACAATCCATCAGAAAGACCTGGAATTCATACTATACTTATGTGTGTAAAAAGGGAATTTATAAAAATTGCCCAAGATGAAAAATCTGGGCAATCTCCTAAAAAATAAGCACAAATGATGATTAAAATAAGTAATAAGGATTTTCTTTTAAATAAAATTCTCCATTTGAGTAAGGAATACTAGCATTTCTGCTGTAATGTCATTTCTTTCAAGAAGTTTGGAAATATCAAGAGTAGCAAGTTCGGTAGGGATAACTTCTTGTGAAATCTTTCCAAATTCTTCATTACTTCTCTGGATAAGGTCATCAACTGATTGTTCTTCTGTAGAAAGTTTCTTTTTAAGATTATCAAGTTGCATTGTATAAGACTCTGGATTCTTAATTTTTGGCATCCCATTAGCATCTCTTTGAGGTTGTCCATCTGCTCCAAGAACTAAATGATCATTGTAAATCTTTGAACTTTCTACTTTAAAAGTTTCAAGAACAGGAGAAGAAAGAATCTCATTTGAGTTTATCTTCTCTTGGTACTGTCTAAGAACTTCAATAAGTTTGTCTGTGTTATATCTTGAAAGAAGTGCAAGTTCTGTAACTGGAATATCATGCAAATTCTTATACATTTCAAGAAGTTGATTGTAATGCATATATGATTTCTCAACTGTCTTGAAATCAAAATACTTAGAAATGAATTCTTTATCCGAAAGTTTTTGTGTATTAATTACCATATTATTTTTGTTTATATTATTAAAAGATTAAAGATTAAAATTCCATTATTGCTTCTCTATTTAAAACCTGGACATTTGGTTCTTTACAAATAGATTTAAGTTTCATAGCACGAATACCTCTGTTATACTCTTTGAATGGTTTAGGAAGTACAATTTCTCTACTTTCATTGGTTTCTGTGTTATAAACAACAATAGTATCAATGTTCCATCTGCTACCTATTTTCTCCTTAGCATCCGAAAGAACATCAGTAGAAATAACTGGCTTCTCTTTTGGAAGTTTTATTTTATAGAGACTTCCATTGTAAAGTAAAATATAAAAGATATCCTGGTACTCTGCACCTATACCAATGTGTCCATTTACTTTAAGAGAATAGGTTTGAGTATCTTTCTTAAAAGAAAGAAGATCAAGTGAAATATAAGGATCTCCAAGAAGTCCAGTAAGTTTTTCTGAGTATGTTTTTATATCAGTTTCCATTTTCATATTTTAAGATTTCAGAAAGGGTACAAAGTTCAAAAAAATATCTCCTAAGAACAGTAAGTGACACAGAAAGCACATTTTTATGACTTCCTGTATCAATCGAAGAAATAAGATCACGAGTAATACTGTGACAAATAAAATCTCTATGCTCTGATATACCATCTTGTGCTTTTGTATGTAAGGGAACATAAAGTTCATGAAGTAAATCCATTCCAGCAGGAAAAAGTATACTTCCATGAAGTCCATTGAAAGTAAGAATATCTGGAAGAATATCCAATGATGCCAGTGGTATTATTTCAAGAAGTAGAGTAAGTTGTATCTTGTAAAGAAGAACTTGCTCAAAGACATCATTTTTAAGAAGTGAAAGGTCACAGGTATCTACCTTATCAAGAAGTGACCTTTTGGATAGATTGAAATCAATTCCATTTCCTGTTATTCTAATAATGTCATCAATAGGTGTAAAGATTGGAACAATAATATCTGAAAGAGTATCCCCAGTAGTGAGTGTATATTTTCCAGTAGAAATAGTTACAAGTGCTGGATCTCCATTTTCCATGTAATAGATTCCAATCATCTGTGTATGTTCTGGGGTATATCTCTGAGGAAATTTTATACTTTCACTTTTTATATTTGTCTTTCTTGTTATATGATGTTCAAAACTTTCGAGTGATGTCATAATGCATTTACTGTCTTTATTAAATTCTTCATTTGGTCTTCTATTTCCTCACTTACTTCATCATCTGAAAGTTTATTTCTGAAAAAATAACAGTCAAGAGTAAGTGCAGGAAGTGAAAGATAATCTATTTTATACCTTTTTGTATCTCTTCGGTATATTTTATAAATAATATCAAGAAGAAGTGAAAGTGTTTCTGTATAGTAATTTACATTATTTTTTCTAAGTTTTGCGAAGTAATTTTTAAGTAGTCTTATAAGATCTATGTTTTGGGGGGTAAGTGGTTTATAGATAGGAATAACTGAATTTCTGATTCTGATTTCTACCATATCTACCCTTTTATGAATAGCAAAAGTAAGATAAGTATGTATATGTAATCTAAATTTTAAAATAACAAAATCGGTGCTTTCTCTAAGAGATTGCACCGATTGTATATTTGAGTAAAGATCAAGAGTTTTAAGTGTGTAATGTACTTTATTCGTTAGGCTCTCCATCAAGTTTTGTAAGTTTTTTATATTCATCTTCTGTAAAGATTTCCAAATAATCTACAAAGATAGCCTTAGTATCAAAGAGTCTATCATTGTTGTTATCTGTAAATCTAAACATTTTATCTGCCATATCCATTTTTACAGAAAGAAGTTCATATTTCCTTGCACTTTCATAGTAAGAATATGAGTTGAATTTAAATTTAAATTTTTCTCTAAGAGCATAGTCAAGTTTAAATTCTGGATACTCAAGCGATACTGCTTGGATTAAAGGTTTAAGAATTATATTTTTAAATCCATTACGGAGTCTATTGATAAATCTGTAATAAGAAACCTCTTCATAAGGGACTCCATCTCCTTTAAATAGGACAATAGAAGATGATTCTTGTTCAAATCGGTTATGTGGAATTAGAGAGTCATTTTTAAGTTTTCTATAAAAATGATTAACAATTTCCATATTGGACATGTCATAACCATCATTCTTTATACTTTCTATTTCTGTTCTATTACCACTACGGTTTGGCATTGTAATATTCTTTGTCCAGGGTATATTACGCTTACCATCTATCTTAATCTCTCCACTCCTATCATCTATTTGAAGTTCTTGCTTATTCTCATCAGAAATTTCACGAAGTCTCTGTTTTACCTTATCTGTAAGAGTTCCAGAAACTGGGATAATGAATTTCATTTTAAATTGAGAGTTCATTATAGTCCAGGCTACTTTAGAATTTTCAAGAGATCTTTGAATATTGTAATTTTTTATAAGTCTCTCAGCGTAAGAAATGATAACAGGAGATTCATTATTTTGAAGTGAATTCCAAGAAACTATAACAATGGCATTGTCTGGAAGAATATTAAATTTACCACTTTCAAAAGTATATTTCCAAAGTTTGTATTGTTTTCCAGATGGATCGTTATAATAAACTCTTGAAAGTCTACTTACATCTTGAACAGGTTTGATAGCCAAGATACCAACTGGTATACGGTTGTCAAAATTTATACCCTCAAATTTGTGTTTAAAATGTGAAGATGAGGAAAGTTTTGAAAAATCATTATTTATAAAAAGATCAAGTCTACTCTTCTCTTTATCAAGTCTCTGCTTTTCAAGAAGTAGAGCAGATTGCTTCTCTTTAAGATCTGGATCTTTATTTTCATTAAGGACTCTAATCTCATTTAGAAGTCCATTGATTTTCTTTGTTATTTCAAGTTTCTGTTTTTCTATTTCTTCCTTAGTTGAATATTCATAAACAATCTCATATGCAATAGTACCATCTATAAGAAACTGTTTAAAGGTGTCCCATGCTACATTGTCTGTATCCCAATTTAGCATAGTAAGTATCTTCTTATATGAATTTTTTATAAAAGTTTCTTGCCCAGGTGTGAATTCATCAGGTTCTACCGAAAAGTCAAGAAATTTATTTGTATCATCATAGACAATAACATCATCTGTAACTGCTGTAATAATCCAATCCAAGTCATTGTTTGTGGATATGTTTCTGATATATCTGATTCTATCTTTAAGTGACATATCCTTGTAAGATTCATCTTCATAAAGTCTATCTGCTTTATTGATAAAAGCATCAAGATCTGTTGTATCTCCTGCAAGTTTATATAAAGTAGAGTAATCAGTAGAAAGTCCTGCTATACGCTTAATGTAGTCAAGATTCAGTTTACTCTTTGGAAGTGAATTTACAAATGTATCTAAGTTATAAATTGCCATGATTATTAATGCTTATAATGTTGTATATACTCTTTTAAAGATTTAAGTTCTAAGAATCTTTAAATATCTACCTAAGTCCAATGTTTTGGGCATTTGAAACATATGGATATACCAGAGTGATAGAATACTTACACAAAATTTTATAAAAATGAGACAAATAGCAATTCAAAATGTGAGTAATGAAAGTATTACACTTAAAGAACTTCTTAAAATGACTGAGGGAGGTAACCCAAGTGAAGTAATAATCGATTTTGGAGATGGAGCAGTGATTACCTATCCAATAGAAGAAGAATCTTTTATAAAGAAATTTGTAAGAGGTTTATTTGGAAATAAGAAGAAAAAATAAAAATTTACAATTATGAATAAAAAAGAAATCATCGAACTTATACTGAACACTGCTGGATTTGAACTTAAAAATTATGAAATCATCAGAGCAGGATCACTTACTTCATATACAGGTATAGCATATGATGGTAAAGGTGGAATGGTTGAATTTGCAACAGATTCATTTGAAGATGCTATAAGAGAGATTCTTGAAGAAATCTACAATACCAAAGATGTTGAATTTAATACAATGTTTAAAGATTAAATGATGGTAGCCGTAGTAATGATAATAATACTCTGTTTGTTATCTTCAGCAGTAGGATTTGTACTTGGAGTAGCCTGTACTATCGAGTACTTAAAAGAAGACACAGATAAAACATAAGTAAGTATTTAACTTTTTAAAATTTATAAAAAATGAGTACATTTAAAGAAAGACAAATCAAAAGCAGACTTGGAGAGCAAGTACTTTCTGCTATTGAAAATTTACCAGGATATAAGATAGACTACTACAGTTCTACTCCTGATAGCATTGTTCTAATTAAAGACAATGGAATGAGATGGGAAGATCTGGACTCTATTGAGGGATATTACATAAATGGACAATCTGAAATTGTAGAGTACAGGGGACAAAAACCAAGTAACAATGCAAGATGTGTTTTTCCTACTTACGAGGATGCAGAAGCCTCTCTGGCTATGGCTCAACTTTTACATCTTCGTAACTTTTACAATAAAGGTGTAAAATTTGAGATTGGACAAATTTATGATGAAAAACTTTGGTATGTTCATTTTAATCATGTAGATGATATAGAATATGATATCCAAGTAGGTTCTTCAAATCGTTGCTACTCATCACTTACATTTGTAAATGAAGAAACAGCAAGAAGATTTGTAAGAGAACAAAGTGAACTCCTTTATAAAGCAAAACCATTTTTATAGATTATGGTAGCCATTTATATTTCTATTTTGGTATTTGTAACTCTTGTGGTAGGATTTCTACTTGGAGTTGTTTATACTTCTAAATATTTAAGTGATGAATACGATAAAAAAGATATTTAAATACCTACTTTTGTATATTATAATTAAGAAAATCTTTAAAAATCTAAAAATTTAATCAAAAAATGAAAAATAACTTAGCATCTCTGTCTCCTATTACTCTTGTGAGATTACAAGAAATACTTGCATTCCACACATGGATATTTCAGAGGCTTGAAAGTCCTGCATACTTCGGGACACTCAATAGACTTCCAGAACATCATGAAGTAGAATCATTTATGGTAACTGGAGCAGATGATAATGATATAAAATGGTCTGTTATTTCTCTTGGACATGTAGTAGATGGAGAACTTCCTAAATTTGTTCTTGAAATGGACACTGATGAACTTGAACTTTTTATCCTTGAAAAACTTAAAAAAGGATATGAAGAAAGGCTTAAACATTCAAAAGATGAAGTCTTGCTCAGTGATCTTGAAATTGTAAATTCTTTAATACTTAAGTATAATGAGAACAAGATATAACATGTATAAAAAGATGGAAAGTGAACTTGTACTTGATAAACTTTCTGAGATCAAAAGAATACATTTGGAGATTACAAAAGATCTTGAAAAACCTGCATATTACACAAAAATAGACATGCTTCCCGAAAGAGTCAAAGGTGGATCTTTTATGATAAGCAATACAAAATAAGATGAAGTTGTATGGAGGGTTACTGATCTTGATGGAAAATATATCTATGGAAAACTTTCTACTTTCTTACTTAAAAGTACAGAAGACACTGTAAAATTGTACATGCTCACAGAACTTAAAAGAAATAATAATTTTTCATATAACATATATGAAAGAGAACTTACAAAGATTAAAGCAGAAATGGAAGAGTTGCAGAAAAAGTCAGATGAAGTGACTGCTGTAATTAAAAAACTTACGGCAGATAGTCACAGGATTCAAGAAATGATATTTGTAGAAAAGAATAAAGAAGATTTATTATGAAACTTGAAGATAAAATAAGCGTAAAAATAGACATTCCTGAGGGATATGAAATCTGCGTAGAAGAATCTACACTTGAAAATATTGTACTTATAAAGAAAGAAGAAAATAGAAGAGAAAAACTCGGGAAGATTGCTGGATGTTATATAAGTGTCACATCAGATATAGTAAAAGTCTTGCAACTTGAAGAGGCTTCCTTAAAGAATAGAAACTTCTATCCTACAAAAGAATATGCAGAAGCCAGTTTGGCTATATCTGAACTTCTTCAATATTACTTTAAAGATTTTAAAGATTATAATCCAGATTTTACAGATAAAACAGAAAAATATATCATTTGTGTAATTAAGAATATAGTGTCTATTCAAAGCACAGAAAGTAAAAATGCTATATTTGTCTTTCCAGATTATAAGACAGCATACAACTTTTATAATACACACAAAGATCTCTTTGAACTGGCTAAGCCACTGTTATAAATAAAAACATGAAACGAAGTTTAAATTACATACTTTCTCCCTCTGAATTTTTACAGGAACTCAGAGGGAGAGGCATTTCAGACAGTACACTCAGAAGTGCATCTGAAAAATGGTTTACAGAGACCTATGTAAAAAGAAATACAAAACCTTTTGAACAGGATTCATCTGGAGCTGTTCTTCAGGTAGGTAAAATTTATTCATTTGATTATTCTGACCCTAAGTATAAAGAAGAGCTTGATTTCTATTCTGCTCTACCCATAATGCTCTGTATAGGTCATAGAAAGACAAAAGATGGTAAAGTAAATCCAATTGGTATAAATCTCACATTTATGCCTCCAAAGATTAGACTTGCATATTTAGATATAGTTTGGAAAAAGTTTGATACTCTTATAATAAGAGGAAATATTCGAAAACTTATGGAGGGTAAAGACGGTAGACAGAGACTTCTTCCCCTGTTTTACAGTGTTAATAAAATGATAGCCAGAAATCTTGGTTGGGAATTTGCTATTCGTAGTTATATTCCATCAAGAATAAAAACAGAGCCAGAAATAATCACATATACTGATTGGTGGAAACTTTGTGTATTTACAAATAAATTCCTTGAAAAGAAGAATATTCAAGAAGTTTATTACTTGTATAAGAAAGCAATGAATCCAGATTATAAGATTGGAAAGAAAGAAAAACCTGTAAAGGTAGAAACTGTAACAATAAAAGAACTTAAAGAAAGACTTAAAGGAAATAGATAAGTCTTTTCATTGTTATTAAATTTGAATTTTAAATTTAAAAAAGACTCCCAACTTACTACTCTTTGGTTGGGAGTCTGCATATAAAAGAAAAAATTGAACGGTCTTTATTTAAGCAAGAGAATATGTCTCCTGTTCATCTGAGTACTTAACGAAGCCCAAAGTATCGAGCATATCAAGTGATTTCAAGATTCCATCCTCTGGAAAAGCAGGAAATACCTGCCTTAGAAATTCCAAAGTTACTGTCTTCTTTTTAGGTTTATAAAATCCAAAATAAAGAATGGAATCTGGCTCTGTATCAATCACAGATGATGTAGTAAATTTCATGGGTAAATTCTCTACATTCTCTACATCGATAAGTGTTTTGTATCTTTTAAAATAATCTGTTATTGTCATTTTTTAAAATTCAAGTGAGTTAATATAATCAAGGTCTTCATCTTCATCATCATTTTCAAAAACCTGATGTTCATCAATTTTATCATCTTCTCCAAAAGAGAATGCAGGTTCAATATATTTGTCAAGTTTATGAAGCACTTCATCTGTAAAAACAACATCATTAAAGAGTTCTTTAAATTTAACAGTTTTTCCAAGATGTTCAACAGCGTATGCTGGACTTGAAGCATTTGGAACACCAATGTAGTACTTAGGAAGATCTGCAAGTTCAAGTACAGAATCTGATACCATATATTTTCTGTTCTCTGGAAGACCATCTGCCTCATCTACAACTACTATATGTCCAAGTTCAACTGCTCTTTCAAAGTTACGAATAGCATAAGTTTTTTCATCTTTATTGATAACATCATATACTTGCTTAAAAGTGAAAGGAGTAGAAAGAAGTTCATCTTCTTTAAGGATTTTCTTATCCACAAGTTTTTTATGGATATAGAAATAATCCATGAGTCTACCTTTTCCAATTCCACATCTTTCTATACTTACAAAATGTTCAAGTCCAAGATATGGATTCATTCCTTTTAAGAAATCGATTTTCATATAGATATCGACAGGTTTTGTAAATCTACCCTCTATATTTTTAGAAGTTACAATAATACCTGTCTTCTTCTTAAAGGAAGCATCATGTTCATCTGAGTGGTCTTCTTTTTCAAATTTCTTTTTAAGATAAGTAATGAAAGAAGAATAATAGATTGTACCTTGTCCACCATTTACCACAGTCTCTTTATAATTGCCCATAGCAGAATCTCTTTCATAAACATGGGCTGTACATATCATAGGTATATCAAGTTTACCAATTCTTTTACTTGCAATATTGTACATCTGTTTAAGTTCTCTTGCAAGTGATCCCATATCTGTTTTTATATCTCCTGCTTTGGCATCTTTAAGAGTTTTATCTGATACAAGAGCAGAAATAGAATCGACAACAATCATTATTTTTGGAATCTCTTTCCCAGATTCTTTGGTCTGTAAGAGAGACTCTGTAAGTTTTACAATAGATGTCGTAATTTCATTTGGAGTCTCAGGTTGTATAACTCTGAGCATTTTCTCATTTACATGTTGACTTTTAAATCTATCTTTATCTGGAGAATTTTCTGTTTCATAAAGAACTACAAAATATCCCTCTTTCTGTGCATTTGCTATTATGTTTAAGGTAAGAAAAGACTTCCCTGTTTTTGGATCTCCTGCAATAGTTACAATTCTCCCAGTTGGAATACCTTTAAAAATACTACCTCCAATCTGAGCATTGAAAAGATAACAGCCTGTGTGTATCCAATCTTTAATTCCTGCTTCCTGATAATTTTCAAGAACAGTACCATCAATACCGATACTGGACAAGTGATCATTTATCTGTCCATAATCAGTATGGTTACCTGTAAAATTTTTTACTTTTGCCATATGCTTTTATTTTTTAAATATTCTTATAAATAATACACTTTAAAAATGGATACATATTCAAAATTTTCTTCCAATGACAAAACAAGAATTTGTTGAACATTGTATACTGATGGCAACGGATGGATATTCACTTCCTGCTGTCAGTAACATGAAATATGCTGAAAAACTTGTAGATACAGTAGCCAGAAGATTTTGGGATAATGATGACAGATGTAGTTATCCAGATCTCTTAATTCTTAAGCCTAATCTCTTATCTACATGTCTATATAAACAAAAAAGACAAATACTTCTTCCAGAGTGTGTAATTGCAGTGACTAAACTTTCACATGCTGTACCAGGATGGGCAAATGACATTATCTGGGACACAGACTTTGGTGCACAATCTTTCCTATATGCAAGTATGATCTGGGGTAACACAGATTCCATGCTTTCAAGTGTGGCACTTGCCAGTACTCAAGAATTTAGAAACAGATTTATTCTGGATACAATCGGTTATAACTATAATGAATATACAAAAGCGCTTACTGTAAGAGGTGCTATTCTTCCAGGTAGAGATCTTGTAGCAGAGATAACTGTAACTATTCCTCAGGAGTATCTTTATTCTATGGTAGATTTTGAGGATTATGTTGTTGGAGAACTTAAAAAGAATATAAGTAGAGTAATTGGATTCAGTAATGTAAAACTTCTTGGTGGATTTTCTCTTGAAATATCTGATCTCCGTAGTGAGGGAGAAAGTATGATAGAAAAAATTGAGCAGAAATGGAAAGCACAAGAAGAAGATGCTGGATTTATGATATTTGATTAAAAGATGAAAGAGTTACTATTTTTTAATAATAAAGGAGAACACCTGCACCTAAGTACCACAGATAAGAAAGATTACTACTCAGGTACAATCTTTCTTGAAAGTAGTTCTGTAGGTCTTGTAGCATCTGAGAGTTTACATATTGTAGAAAAGATAGGAGACTCTTTTGGCTATCCAAAGAGCAAGGAAGATATAGAAGTAGGTACAGAATTTTCTGCTATTAAGTTCTATGATGTAAAGGAAAATTCTGCTATAGAACTTTCAGAAAGTAAAACTTTATCTCCTGTTGAATCTTTTCCAAGTACTTCTCTCCGTATAAATTACCTAATTGAGGGTAAAGAGGCTGGTGTATATACAGATTACATTTTTATAAAGATAGATGATATTCTTATCTCTCTTACAGTACATGCAGAATTTGTAGGAGAAGATGACAGACTTGTAGATCTTCTTTCAAATATAGGAGAAGATATAGGAGAGGAGGAATATAAAATTCTTAGAGATACTGATATAACAGGAGCAGGTATCGACTTTAAAAAACTAAATGCTAAGCGTAAAGAGTTCTTACTTGAAGCACACAACATAAAACCTTTCATAGGAAGTTATAAAGGTGTTTTAAATATACTTAAATTTTTTGGGTACTATGATCTTAGAGTAAAAGAATATTTCAAAAATATAAAGACTGGAGTAGGTAGTTATGAACCTGTAGACAGTTATGAAAAACATGGAAACAATATAATTAATGGTGTCTTACAGAAGACATCTATGTTTGGACTCTTCTATGATATAACAGTTCCAGATGGCTTTGATGAATTTGGAGCTGAAAAGAGAAAGAAAAATTTCTCTTTTTCAAATGATGAAATTATAATAAAGTTATTTGCTCTTGGGAGGTATATCAAAAATAAGGGTATAGGTGGAGCAAGTAAACTGATTGATATAGTAGGAGAACATTACTTCTCATGTACAAATCTTGTAAGTACTTGGGTAGATAAAACACGAAGTTGTGTAATTGATGAGGGAGAAGATATAAAAATGGAGATCCTGTCTGGAAAAGTAGGCTATTTAAAAGATCTGAGAAATGATTTGCTTAAGTACTCTTATGGAGAGGACAAAGATCTTCACACTGGTTTTAATCCAAAGAGCCACACAGCACTTGGTTATTTTTCTCATATGGATCTTTCATCTTGGGAAGTTAAAGAAGACAGGAAAGTAATAATTGGTCATTTACTTAAAGTATCACACAGCACATTTGATAAGGATTGGACAGTTTTTGATATTACTTGGGAAAGATTTAAAGGAGAAGATGATATTACATGGGACAAAATGTTCATTAATGATTATTATGAGGTTAAGTGGACAGTCCTTATGCAGGGTGGAAAGACAAAAACAAATTTTAAATATGAAGAGGTTCAAAAAATAAAGACAATCAATACCCTTGAACTTATTCTTCCATACTCTGGAACTTACAGCGTAAAATGTGAAGTCTTTAAGTATGGTGGTCTTATTCTTTCAAAAACTGATTATGTAGAAGTAAGAGTTCCAGAAGTGGATTTCTACCATCTATATAAGTATGTAGATCCAAATTTACAAAGATGGCAAGGTATGAAAAATCTATCGTGGAAAGATTTGGAGGGAGATTTTGAAACTATATACAACAATGGTGGAGTTTTTGAAGACACAGAAAAGGTTACTTCTTATAGTTTTACTCTTCCACCGTACTCAAAGTCCCTCGTAGGAGAAAAAAGGCTCGAAGATAGTACGACTGTGTCTTGGAAAGAACTTGGAAAATCAACTTGGGATCAATCTACTTACCTTACTTGGGAAAACTGTCTGTTCCATACATCTACTCATCAAAAAATAATAATAGATTCCATAGAACTTGGGGGTGGATATCTTATGCTGGGTGGATATCTGATTCATGTTAAGGAAGATATTACTTCGCTTGAAAGTTTAGCTATGTACCTTAGAGAGCAAGGACTTGAAGAAGCTATAAGAGGACAGATAAATTATAGGAAATCAGACCAGGGACATGAATTTATAGATATCATAGTAACTACTCATGACAGTGGTAAAAATGATATACTTTGGGGAAGTGATTTCCTGGGTATAATAAGTGATAAGAAGAGAAGCAGTTGGGAAGATTATAATATCTGGGACAGTTGGAAAATCTGGGAAAATCTAAGTTGGAATATTCTTTTTGAAAGTTGTCAGCCAACCTCAAGACCTGGATATTTTACTCATACAAATACCATAGTTAGACAATCCAGCAGTGTAATTCCTCCATTTACAAATGTGTTCTTTACAGTAGATGCCAGTAGTGTGGTTGCTCCTGAATACTTTAAGTGGGAACTTCTCGTAGGAGATAAAGTGATAGCCACATCTGATACAGAACTTTGGAGTTATTCATTTATAACACCTGCTGTATACAGTGTAAGGTGTACCATAAGAGACAGAAACAATAATGAAAATATAAAGATGAGAGAAAATCTTATTACTGTACTTAGCAGTGAGGCTTTCACTCAATACTTACTTGAAAATAAAAACAATATGATATGACAGATAATCAAAGATTTATAGATAGACAAAAAATAAAACTTGTTGGAGCAGATACTGATCTTTCAAGTAGTAGAAGAATTATAAATGAAAATTTTAAACTTCTATCGGAAGAAGTAATAAGACTTAAAGATATAAACAGCCTTTCTAAACTTACATTTCCAAGTACATTCTCAGCAGGAGATATGATGATGCTTAGAGCAGAAAGAGATGGTAAATTTTCTATTGTAAAGAGTCAAGTTGGTATTGGTACAAAATATAAATTTGTTGGAGAAACTATAACTATTCCAAAAAATCATCAATATATTGTAACCAAAGTAGAACTTCTAAGTGGTAGTCAAATTATACAAGAGCCAGGTGGAGAACTTATAGTGCTTGAACAGGAGATAGAAACAAATCTTAAAAATAAGGAAATTTCTGAACTTACTACCACAGGGAAAACAGTTGTAAGTGCTATCAATGAACTTAAAACAAAAATAGAAAATGTAAGTTCTGGAGGTGGATCTTCATCTGGAGGTGGATCAGGTTCTACATCTACTGAGGAAAGTAATATAGTAAAAGGTAACAATTTTAAAAAACAATAAGAGAATATGGCATACTACGATACAAAAATAGCAAGTAAATTCCAATATGTTCTTGGAAATACTGATGATCCTATACCTACTGATGAAATGGGAATCAAAACCAGTATGATAGTTAAACAGGTAAGTAATGAAGAATTTGATCTTTATGCTACTGATGGTGCAGGAACAGTTCTTAAACTTAAAACACCCAAAAATATAAATCCAGGACTCTCAGAGCCACAGGATAAAAATAAACTATCTGGAAAGAAGATCTCTTTCATAGGAGATTCAATTACTTCATGGGGTACAAATTCTACAGAATATAACTCAGATACTGGATATGAATTTGAAGATACTTGGGTGGGAAAATTCCTTGCTCTTACAGGTGGTGTAAAAGGTAAGATGGATGGACAACCTGGGACAGCCATTCAGGCTATAATGCATAATGGAAGTCCATACAATACTACAATACCAAGAGTAGATGGTATACCAGAAGATACTGACTACATTATTATCTTTATGGGTGCCAATGATCAAAGAAACATGAACAATGGAGATTATAAACTTGGAGAAGTAGCCAAAAAAGGATCACTTGGAGAATTTAAAATCACAAATGAAAATTTTAAAAGTTTCTTTGGTGCTTATCAACTTTTCCTTGAAAAATTACTTTCCAAGTATCCAAAATCTAAGGTAATTCTTATGACTCCACTTAAAAGTTTTAAACCAAATGAACAAGTGGATAGAAATCCAGAATCTGACAAGTATGCAGAAGCAGTAATATCGATTGCCAAACTTTATGGTCTTGGGTATATTGATACAAGAGAAATAGGTATTAACAATTACAATCATGAACTTTTCTTTATAGATGGTCTACATCCAAATAAAGATGGTCATAAAATTCTTGGCAAATTTGTAGCAAGTAAAATTCTTGAATTTGGTACAGTAGGAACAATAGACAGTAATGAATATTACACAAAGTCACAAATTGATGAAAAACTTAAAAATTTACCAAAAGGTGGAGCAAGTAGCCAGGCTTCTCCACAGAAAGAAATCATTATAGGTGGAGCAAACCTTGTAGAAAATTCTGCACTTCCTAAACTTACACCAAATAATACAGGACTTGGACTTCCAGTAGTAATGAAAGATGAGACAGGATACTTTGTTAGGTATACACCAGATCCAGATAAAATAGTGGCTAATTATGGATTTTTCCTTGCAGGTAGCAACTTGGGTAATCATACAAGAAGTATAGATGTTAGACATTCGCACACATCAAATATAAGTATCTGGGGTAAAAGCATTCCTCCTGGTTCTTGGGTAAGAATTAAACAAGAGAATTTTACAGCACCAAGTGGCTGGATGGGAATAAATTGTGACACACCAGGAGTAACTGTAGATCTTAGAAATTACAAAATTGAACTTGGAAATAAAGCAACAGATTGGATTCCACACCTTAATGAATATAAATTGGGTGTATCTGACCATATGATAGACACTGTGCTACCCTGGAATACTGCACTGAATATTGTAGTAGAGACTAATGGAGATAATGATAGAACAATGTATGGAATACCAAGAATAGAAAGTATTGCAGAAATCCTTGAATTTAAACTTGTTCAACTGGGTGGAACAGTTACTGAAATTAAAGGCTTAAAAGTGATAACAACATCAGCAGGTAAACTTGGTATGCCGTTTAAAGCAAAAGATGTTGGATCTCCTGTAAAAGTGTATATAAAAGCACTTCTTAAATAAGAAATATTACTTTTTTAAACATAAACTTTAATTAAAACAAAGCCCAAGTCTAAGATCTTTATAGACTTGGGCTTTTAAGTAGACACATATTAATTAGAACAAGTGCGTAAGGAAAGATCTTTATTCCTGTACATTTTTATTTACCTCATTATTTTCTGAGGTTTTATATTCTTCTATGAAATTGTCATATTCTCTTATAATCTGAGTAGATTTCTTTCTTGGTAGTGATGACATTAGAAATTTCTTAATCTGTAAAACAGTAAGTCTGTCCATAAAGTTATCTTCTATAAGTTGAGAAGACAGTACTGTATAGTAAGGTTCTGTCTCTGTTATAGGAAATTCATCGAGTACAGAAAGAATTTTTAAAGTAAATTCTTGATTTATCTTATAGACTGTATTATTTACAATAGTATTCATTGGTAATCGGATTTAAACAAAGTATAGAAATATTATCAACTATACCAAGAGCATAATACTTAGAATAAAGTAATTTCTGTGAAAGTGCACCAAGTCCATCTACTTGCATAAGATAAACCTCTACTGTTGTATCTTTAAGTCTAATTTTATCTTTAAATAAGATATCCATCATCTGATTATGTTCCATAGATGCCTTTGTAGAATCTATTGTAATAACAAGAGGAGAAGAGGATTGTTTAATTCTTCCCTCAGATGAATGAATGACATATCTTGAAGTTGCAGGTACTAAATTTGTTACAGGATCAGTGATTGTATTTCCAATAGAGAAAGTAGCATAATGATTACGAAGTTTATTTTCCTTTGTAGGTGTAATAGAATCTACTATGGTTCTGCTGTCTCTTATGGAATCTGAAATCTTTACAAGTTCTTCAGAAAGAGAAGAAGAATCTACATACTCTCTTATGATACTTTTAAGTTCATTTACTTCTTTCTGCAGGGATTCATTTTTAAGCATAATTTCTGAAGCAATACTCTGTAACTTCTCATTGTAACTGAAGAGTTTGATATTATCTCCAAGTAAAGTATTACAAGTTTTATTAAGTGTAATAATCTCCTTTATGGAATTTTCAAAAAGTTCCATAGAAAATGTGTTGTAATCATTTACAGAAACTTCATAGACAGGAGTAATAGTACGAGTATCATTGGAAAGTTTAATATTTACACGGATACCAATTCCATTACCTTGATCTCCTGTTACATCTGAGGATTTATATTTCTTTGTAGTGGCAATAGTAGAAATACCTATGCCAGTTGGAACAATATCTTCAAGAATAACAAATCCGTAAAGGTTTGTAGCAAGAATATTGTCCTGAGAATCTACAATATCATAGAAGATAGCAACTGCATTATATTCAAAAGAAGTAGCACTTCCAGAAGAGTTTAAATCATTAAAACTCTGAGGAGCATTATTTGTAAGAGAACTCACATAAGATTTAATATCCAAATCAAGTTCTATACCATCAAGATTACTACGCTTGAATGTAGTAGATTTTCCATTTCTTACTCTTGTAATTTCTATAGTAGAAACATCAGAGAACTGCGTATCTGTAAAGTATGCATTTGTTCTTACAGATGCTCTATTTCCTATCCAAAATTTGTTCTCTGGTTTAGTTGTGTACTTAAATACTCCCTCTGGAACATCAGAGTCATAAATTGCCTGAGTAGAAACTCCATTACGAACTCCTGTGGTCTCGGAATCTCTACCACTGATGTACTCGATACCTGCTGACTTCTTTACAATAGTCATTCCTGGGAAGTAATTCTTATCCGAAATAGAACTAAAAAGTACAGTAGGTGTACATCCATTTACACTTGGTACATGTAGGTAAAGTTCAGTAGATGAAGATGAAGAAGCAAAATTTGAACCTACCATATCGATATGTCCAATATATTTTACAACTCTTGAATAAGTATCTGAGTCAAGTTCTTCTATAAACTTATTTCCATTATTTCTGATAGAATCTGGGGCTTTTATAAATCTGATAGCACCAAGTTCTTTAAGCCATTTAAAGAAGACTCTCTGAGATACTGTTCTTGCCTCATCTCTTTTGTACTCATCGGATGACAGAATTAAGGCTTCAAGATTCAAGAGATAATTTTGTACAGTTTCTGAGAAGTCTATAATGTCTGTATCAAGTGGATTTACTCCAACTGCACTTCCCTGTACTGCTTTTCCCTCTATATTATCTGGGGTAATTGCATTTTTAAGATAAGTGCTTGGAGCAATAGCAGGAAGATTAAGAAGTGCAAAATTTGAAAATTTAAATTTTCTATCTGTGGCACTAGTAATATTCAAATTCATATCTTCATATGCACTTTGAAATGTTATCATAGTACCTCCTTTTATTTTTTGTATAAGTGGTGTAGTAGTCATAAGAATTAAACAGTTGTAGTTTTAGTATATTGCATTTCTACTGTGATATCAAAAGAGAATAGATCTGGAACATTCTTCAGGAGAAGATCCACTCCAATAGTTTTTGAATATACAAGGTTAGATTTTGTAGTAGTACCTCCAATTCTTCCTGTACCATCATCTCCTGCTCCATAGTAGTCAGTCATTCTACATTGGAAAATAACTGGGATAAGAATAGGTTCTGTTTCAGAAGTAAGAGTTTTTCCTGAGTTATAAACAATACTTTCCGAAGACAAAGTAGCAGGTGTTGTAGGTGCAAGATAAAGGAATGCACCACAAGTATCTTCTCCAATTAAGTATTTGTCATTAGCAGAGAATCCAAGTTTCTTTGGGAAATTTCTAAGAGTTGCTGAGTTCTCTACTGGGGTAAATGGAGAATATCCAAGTTGAACAGTATCTCTTGCCATATATTTAGAAAGTATAAATGGTGGAGTATATACAGCACTTGGATTAGACAGAGAATTTACTGTTTTCTTAGGAAGTGTAGGTGTACTGTCTGAAAGTCCATAGTACAGTCCAGTAGTATCTTGAATTATAGTTTGGATATCTGGGTGGTTCACATGTATACAGAACGAAGTAAGTTTACCTCCTCCAAGATTTGTAGCATTTCTTGAACCATTCCAAACAAATGATTCTTCTGTACTTCCAGAAGAGAAATCTGGAAGAATATTTCCACCAAGTGGATCTACCACTGTAAGTTCAGTATTCAAGGTAATATCTCTATTTCTTGAATAAAGAATTTGTCCCTTAGTCTGTGGAGTTTGAAAATTGGAATCCACCTGTGTAGGACTTGGGTTCTTATAATCTTTGTAGAAATCTGAATTTCTAAGTGTTCCTGTCATAAGAACAGGTACTGTCCAATATTTTCTATAATAAGTATATTCTTCCTTAGAGTGTAAATATCCAGGATATGGAGTCTGAGATACATCTGGAAGTCTATCTGAATTTACACCAGGTACAAAACTTACAAGTTCAATAGATGTAGTAGTTGGATTCGATAGTCTTATGTAATAAAGTTTAGAGACAATCTCTCCTTTCTTTACAGAAGATGTAGAAATAAGATCTGTGTAATATCCAGCAAATATCTTATTCGTAGTATTATTACCGACAGTAGAAATTAAAACACCATCAGAAGATAAAAGTTCAACTTTAAGTTGTCCTTGTTTCTGATTTATAATTGACATAAGTTTTTCTATATTTGTAGAATGGTCAAGAAGTATATCAGAAACAGATTTTGGTTTGTTCTCTGGTGTTCTAAATGTAGTATAAATAGTATCTGCTGAGTGCGAATAATCTCTTTCTCCTATATTTATAGAGTCAGTTGCATGGTCAAGTAGTTTAAGACTAGCAAGTTGATTTTTGAGTTGTAAGAGAATTTTCTCATTTGAAATGTTTTGCAGAAGTGTATCTGTTTCTGCAATTAGAGACTCTGGGAAATCTACCACAATAGATTTGCTCCATTCACTGGTAGTCTTTGTAGTTGGATATCCAACAGAAGAAATAGATTTACATCTTATTTCTACTTTTTCTCCCTTAGTGATTGGTATTTCTACTTGGTTAGAATTTATATTGTCTACAGAAGAATAATCCTCTGGGATCCAATTCCCATTTGTATCTCTATCTCTGGTTTTTGTAGGAAGAGATATCCACTTACTCATTACAGCAGTAGTAGTTCCTGTTCCTGTGTTTATTATAGTTGGAGAATAAGAATCAGTTACAGTGTCTGTACTTGAAAGATATCTGTACTCAACCTCAAATCCAATGATTTCCTGTTTCTGACTTTCATCTCCATTTTCTGTTTCTTTTGGAGCAGGAATATCAATGAATCCTTTTATGTGGTACTTAGGAGAAAACTTTATATCTTCTATATTAGCAGATAGAATATTTTCTATAATAGAAGAAATTTCTGTTGTGATAGATTTCTTAGTTTCTACAAGAGTAGCAATCTCTGTGGTAATAGTCTTGTATTCAGTATCAGAAGAATATTGTCCAAGAAATAGTTTTGTTCTATTTGTAGTAAGAGCAAGTTCTGTAACTTTAAGATCTTGTTCAAGTTTAAGTTTGTTGCTATACTTCCTTGATAATTGATCAGTTTTATCTTTTGATGCTTTGTGTGAATTTACAACAGAAACTACAAATTTATCCTTATCAAGAACAGGGATAGCAGGTGGAACAAGCCGAGATGTAGGAACAAGTTTCTCATTTGTTAAATATTCAAGAGTATCCAAGACTGATGGAGATGAACCTTTATAAGAAGTCATTGTCTCTTTCTCTAAACTGCTTCCATTTCTAAGTTTATCTACATTGATTACAGTACCTACACTCCACTCATTACTTGCTATATTTCCAGATGGATTTATATTTTTTGAAAAAAGTACAATTACTCCATTTTTTACAGGATATTCAATGTAATTTTTAGAGTAGACAGTACTGAAAAGTTTAAGTTTATGTGTAACACTTACAGTAATAGAACCTGTACCTGAGTATGGAAGTAGGGCAATATAAGAATTGTCATAATCTATAAATGATACTTCAAAGATATCATTTTGAGTATCTGTTGTATAATGTAACTTATCACCAACAGATAGTCTAATTTCTCCTCCTGTTTCTTGATCTATAAAATAAAGAGTGTTTACCTTATAAAGTAATCTGTTTACAGAAGTATCTCCAATAAGTACAGAATCTTTTTTAGTATCCAGGATAGAAAATTCTCCTGTGTATTTAAGTGTTCTATATTCTATATTTTCTACACTTTCAGAGGTAGAAAAAGGAATATTGTTTGCAGAAAGAATATTTAAAAGGTCACTTTCCAAGAGTGTCTTTGTAGAAAGTAAGGATTTAAGGACAGGTGCACTTTCCTGAGAGTCAAGTTCATATTTTTTTATAAGCATAGAATCTTGACCATCTGGTACAGGAATTCTTATATAAGTTGGATTTGCTTCAAGTTTTTGATAAAGAGCATTTTTATCTTTTGTGTAAAAGTACTCAACATCTGGAATTGCTTTGCTTTCTAAACTTATAGGTGGAGAACTTAGGTAAAGTGTCTTTGGAGCAGCACCATTTGTTTTAATTACAGTAGTTCCAAATTCTATACCAAGAAGATCATTATAACTATGTTCAAGTTTTTTAATTTTTTCTATAAGATAAGCAATACTTGGTATCTTGTACTCTGTTGTAGATCCAGAGTTATCTGTAAATTCCACAGTAAGCGCAGAATCAGATTCTGTATAGATACTACGAAGTCCAGAAAGTGTAGATATAATATTCTTATCAGTTCTGAGCATCATTGTAAGTAGCGTATCTATGGAATTTTTCTTAATGTTGTCCATATATCCGAAATGTTTGGTTATATATATCCAAATACATAATCGAAATATTTAAAAATCTATGAGCACCTTAAAGATTCAAAAAATCGAAATGACTGAATCTCCATACTATGCTCCAGGGAAGATTAATGACAATTTTGACTTGGTAAGTAAAGAATTTGGAAAGATTCTAAGTGTGGTAAATTATGAAACTAATGTCATAAGTACAAACACATCTGTAAGTAAGCCAGGTGGAGATAGTGTAATTACTGGGAGAACAGTACTTACAGGAGATAAAGGTACTCTGCTTTCTATACTTCCAGGTGGAGACAGCAATATCTCAGGTAGTGTTCTTTCTATAGAACATGATGGTACAATTAAAGCACCTGTACTTATTATAGAGGGAAATGAAAAATCTACAATCAAAAAACTTAAAGTAGAGACTCTTGAAGTTGAAGATATAAACATATCTGGAGCAATGGATTATGGTGCTATTACTATCGGAAATACACCTGTTGTACTTTCTGTAAATTCAAACAATGTTGGAGAAAGTGCAAGTACTAAACTTGATGTAAGTTCAGCAAGTTATGTGATGCTTGATTGCAGTAACAATAATACACAACTTACTCCAGGGAATACTGCTCTTATCTCGATAGATGTAAATAATATTAAAGTAAATCAAATTATTAAACTCCAACTTTATAAAAAGAATGGAACAAATACAAATTTAGGAATTCTTAACCCTGTAGCAAATAGAATCTTCCTTAATGTTTCTACAAGTACAGGATATGAACTTGTTCAAGGTAATCCAATGTTTGATGTTACAAAAGGAGATGGCTACATTGAAGTACAATGTGTAGAATTTAATGGTAGTAAAAAACTTCTTATTGTAGGAAGTAAACATATTACAGGAATATAAGCATACATTTCATTATAAAAATAAATTAAAATTGATTGGGAGATGAGAGTAATTTTCATCTCCCAATTTTTATATAGGTAAATACTGATATGAAAGCACTGATACGCACAAACATTAAACTTAGTGGTAATATAAAAATAACTGTTGGAGATAAAGGTAGTACTCTTCTTGTAGGTACTTTGGATTCTCTTGAAAGATCAGAAAGTATACAGGCAGGTACTTCATTTACACAGGATGTCTCTACCCTTTCAAGTATTCTTGGACATACAGGTATGCACTCGTTTGGAAAAAATGAACAAGAACTTCCTGTAACAGAATCAGATACAAGATATCTTTCAAGCAGTTATGGATGTCTAAGAAATGAAGATTTCAGGATTAAAGATGATTTTCGGATTTTTGCTCCACTCTGGGTAGAAAAAGAACTTCCAAAATATTTTCTTATTTACAAATGCAGAGTAATGTATAAAGACCTTTATGAGACAATTAAAAGCAGTACTCTCATTGAACAGTATAATCTCACTTCTGGATCTCTTGGTAAGTATCTTTCTTCTATAACAAAAAATAAAGATAGGAAAGAACTTCCTGTTTATTTCAATGTTAAATCAAAGGAGATGACTTACTTTGGTATAGATACAAAGACAGGTGTTTTTACTTCAAAAACTGAGCCACTTAAGGACAGTGTTGGTGTTGTAACTCTTGATGATGAACAAATTATATCTGGATTTGAAAGACTTGGACTAATCTCTACTTCTATACTAAATCTTGAATTTGGATTCTCTGATGAAAGTGATGATACAGGGAAATGGATATACTTTGGTATCTACTCTGATATAGAAGAAGTAGAGGAGGTAGTAATTGATACAGAAAAAACTCTTGAAAGTTTAAAAATACCACATACAAAGAATATAGTGCCTTTCGGACTTGAAAAAGTAAACAAACTTATATTTAGAAATGAAATTAAAAAGAAAAAGGGTATACAGATCATTAAAAGTGAAGATGATTTACTCTATGATTTTTATAAAGATGAAGATGGAAGCTGTGTACTTGAAACACCAATGGATATTTCTCCACTTCCTAAGGTAAGTATACCATCTGAGTATGATGAGGCAAAAGGTAGTTTTGGATTCTTGGAGGTTGTAGGAGAACTGGACTATGGAGATTCTGTTTATATTAGAAAAAATGATATCATTATATCCGAAATCATAGCAGATGATCTTCCACTTTTGGAAGATCATACAAGTGGTAAGGCTACCGATATGATATTCAATCATAGAGGTACAAAATCAGAAATTACAAAAGCAATAGCACAGGCTATAAGAAATACACTTGATGAAGATTCTACTTTGGAAGTTGTAGAACTCAAGGAAAGTATTCTGATAAGAGAACTTTACTTCTCTATACATAAGTGGGAGATTATTTCTACAACTGAAAATATAAAAACTGTAAATTTATCTGGTGGTGGAAAAGATGATGGAAGTCGAGCAGTTATTCCAGTAGAACACAGTACAAAAATTTCAAAAGATGACTTCTTGCTTACAAAAGATGGATACTCAGAAGTTATGAATGTTACAAGTAGCATAAATGACATAAAAATTGTAGATTCAGTTGCAGTATCTATAGAAAATGAAAAAGACAGCATATATTACTCAGTTGAGGGACATGAAATACTTCATGAGAAAGGAATGCTAACTCCTTATAGAAGACCAAGAACTGTAATTTGTACACTTAAACCTCTTTCAATTGTAGATTTTGCATTCTTCCAAACAGAAGACATGGAAAATTTAAAGACTGAACATACAGATTTCTATGCTATAAAAGAAATTAAAGAAAATGAGAAGTACTTTGTATTTGGAAATGGGTCGATTGCTTATAACAGAGTAAGATACTCAACAGGTAGTAGTTTCATAGGTGTGAAAGGTTATACTTCATATAGAGTACTTGAGGGTACTCCGACAGTAGTTCCAGAAATTACAAACAATGACCTTGAACTTAAAACATTCCCTGGACTTTCAAAAATAGAGGGAGATAGGCATAAGAGTAGACACATTGAGTATTCTGAGTACTCAATTCTTGAGGAGAGAAAACTTAGAGAACTTCTTTATAAAAATAAAGTTTATCCATACATTTGTAGATGGAATATTAAAACCTCTGAACTTTCTATAAACAAAGTTCCAAGAATTTCTACAAACCTTACACATGGTGTTTCTATGGGTATTCCATCTATTACTACAAAGATACCTACCCCAGAACTTCACACACATGAGTGGTATCATTTAGGAGGTACAAAACAAAAAGGAGCATCATACTATGCAGATAAATTTTCTATTTTAGATTTTACAAAGACTCCTGGATACTTTGAAAATTATTATTTAAAAAACAAAGCAACAAGTGGATATTCGGTGGTAGACTCTGATGGTAATGTCTTTTTTAGAGGTGTCCACTTAAATGTTGGAAAAAATTTTGCAGGATATAAATTCTCTGTACTTCTTCAAGTGAATAATGAACTTCTCAATCCACTTAAACATTCTATTCTTATAAATGAAGATGATAGAGCAATTCAAGTACTCTCAGAAGTTACTCTTGAAGATTATAAAGTAGAGGGAGGACTTTCTTACAGTCTTCTTTATATGATTAAATCTTTAAAGACTCGGCACTCTGATGGAAAAATTAAGTATGGAAAGAAACTTATAATTCCAAATACAGGAGGTGTAGATTTCATAGGTAAAGATAATCTTTATGGAGTAGAACTTTACAACAGAGTTACAGGAGTAAACTACTCAACTGGATTTCTTGAATTTTCTTCTCCTTTGCAGATTAAAGATTGTGTAAAAGAGAATGATAACAAAGACTTCGGTACTCTAATTGGATATACACAGACAGGTACTCTTGTAAGTACCAGTGATAATACAGAAACAGGAGATAAGTACAGAATTCAGTCTGAGTATGGAAAAGAATTTCCTATGATTACTTCTGTAGAAAAGACAGGAATTATTACAAAAGACTACTCAGGGAAGAATCTTTATTTTATATCAGATTTCTCATTCCCTATACTTAGACTTTCTACTTTTGAAGAACTTAAAAGAAGTGTAGATCTCAGAGAACTTCGGTGGATACAGATAAGTGGAGGTAAAGAATATTATTCAAAGATAATGGAACTTATCTCTGCCAGTGCCATTCTTGATGCTTTAACATCTGGAACAAAAACTGATTATTCATACTTTTATAAGATATCAGGTGGAGAAAGTATACCTATCTCTCCTATAAAAATGGAAGTCTATCCTGCTCACTCTATGGAAGTAAAGAAAGAATATTTTACAGAGGAGAAGAGTGAACTTATCCCTGCACTTTCTACCACAGTTTCTTACTTTGAAGTTAAAAGCAAAGATATAAGTGGGATAAAAATAAACAGAGTGTCAGGATGGGGTATTCCAGAATTTAAGGAAATAGTATCTTTTAAAAAGGAAGATAGAAATTTCTCTTGGAATGACCTTAAACACTCAGATGGTACTTTAAAAGTTAAAAATTGGAAAACTTTTTCTATGTCATGGAATGATCTTCTAAGTAAAGTAAAAGGTACAGAAATAACTTCTGGAGAGACCTTTGAACTTACAGAGTACAGAAAATCTATGAGAAAGGATTTTAAAACTGTAGAAAGGATCTATCCAGAACTTGGAGAATACTTGATTGAGAAGACAAGTGTAATTCCAACTATACAGGATAATATAGATGTAGTAGAGAAAAGAGAATATCTTTGTTCTAAATGGTACAAAATTCCAAGAAATATAAAAATAGAAAGTACTGGTATGGTACAAATATTTGACCACTCAGATAGTACCATTACTCTCAAGTACTCTTTCCTAAGCATTTTACAAAGAATGCTAGATATTGAAGACAGAGATATACTTAAAAATATACTTAGACTCTACAAGGTTACCCCTGTCATCTATGGACTTGAAAGTGTAGATACTGAAATCGAAGCAGAACTTGGCTTCGAGGATATTCTGAACGCTGGTTACACCGAGTACAAGATACATACAAGGCAAAGTCCAGAGGTAGGAGAAATAACTGCTTCTATTAAATCTGGAACTAATCTAAGAATTTATACTATAATAAAATTACACAGAATATGAGTAAAAGAAATTTAATATTTCCATACTACCCAAATCTGGTTCTCAAACGACTTACGCAAGATACTACTGTAGCAGAACTCATTGAAGTATTCAATTACAA